CATCAGGAACACTACCAGCACCACTACCAGCACCACCATTACCACCGACAGCATCAGAAACACTACCAGCACCACTACCAGCACCACCATTACCACCGACAGCTGCAGAAACACTACCAGCAATATCAGAAGAAGAATATAATTTATCAAAATTTATTAAACCATTAGAAACAGCAATTACAAATACATTAGATAATGATGATAATATTGAAACATTAAAAAAAGAACTTTCTAATTTTTTAGGAAAAAATAATATACCATCACCATTACAATCAGAACAAGAACAAGAACCATCATCAAATGAAGAAATAAATGGTTTATCAATGGAAGAACTAGAAAATATAAATTTAGTAAATGATAATATAGGAACAACTATATCTGAAATATTAAAAAGAAATAATATTACTACAGGTGGAAATAATAATAATATTGATATTAAAAAAATATATGATTTATATTATACAACTAATTCAGATAATTTAATAATAGAATTATTGGAAATTTTAAAAACAAGTGAAAATGTTATTTATTTTATGTTAATAATAAATAAATCTATTTCAGAATTATTAAAAGATTTAAATAAATTATTAATATTTTTTTATAAAAATGATATATTATTATCACATTATTATAATGAAAATGAAATTATATATTATATTTTTATAAATTATATATATAATAATTTCAAATCATTATTATTATTATCTGGAAAAGATATAATAATAACTATAGGTAAAATTAAAACAAAAGAAAATTATAGACAAATATATAAAAAATTAGATGAATTATTAAAAAATCCTGATATTATATCAAAATTAATATTATTTTTCAAAAAATATTTAAAATTACCAAAAGAAATAATACATCCTGAAAAAACAAAAGATGTTGAATATTTATTATTATTTATATATAAATATTCAAAACAAGAAGATAAAATAATTAAAGGTTATGACTCATTTTTAACATTTATTTATTTGAATATATTAAATAAATTAAATAAAACAATAAGAATTAATAATACTACATATAAATTAGATAATTTACCTACATTTAATTTATATGATTTCACAAAATTGAAAATAAATTTTAAAATAGAAATGTCATCAAATCAAGAACAATTATCTTCAAAATTAATGAAAGAACCTAAATTATTAATTGAACAAATTTCTGAAAGATATAAATATATAGAAAATAGTAAAGAAATAACAAAAAATTGTAATTTTAAATTAAATGATGAAATATTTGATTATTTAAATATTTTTGGAAATGATGAAATATTTAAAAATTATAAATTAATGCCTATAATGGATTTATATACTTTAAATAAAAATAATAATATTGATATTAAAAATCTTAAAGAAACAAAAGAAACTAAAGATATAATTTATAATATTTTATTATTATCATCATATATTTATAAAGATAATAAAGAAATACCAAAGGAAATATATGCTAAATTAGTGAAACATTATTTTTTAACAATAAATAATAAAAAATTAAATGATTTTGTATATGAAATGATATTTATAATGAATAAACGAATAAATAAATCAGATATTCAGAAGATATTAATAAAAGAATTATCAGAATTTAATATAGAATTATCAGATATAACAAAATTTATAAATCCAGAAGATAAAAAATTAAATATATTTGAATTATTAAAAATAATAAATTTCTTAACTTATGATTATATATCATTAATCATACCATATTTATATCATTTTTATATTAATGATAATAAATTACAATATACTATTCAAGATTTATTATGTAAAAAGATATTAGCAACTAAAAAATTAAAAATAATGTATGGTGGTGAAGGAGAAACAAAAGAATTAATTGTTTATAATAAAACATATGAATTAATTAATAATATATTATCAGATGCAATTATTAATGAATTAAAAAATGTTGGGTATAATATTGAAAAAACATCAAAAGGATTACCTGATTTAACAAAAATAGATAAAGAATTTGAATATAGTATTACTTTTAAACATAATAGTGATGGAATAAATATTGAATTAAATGAATATGAAAAATATACAGGTCAATATTTAAATGATATTATTAATGCATTAATTACAAAACCATCTGAATTAAATAAATATGTAGGATTATTTAATAATAAACTTAAAGAATTAGAGAAATTTAATAATAAACTTAATGAATATAAAACATTTATTTCAAATAAACAACAAATAATAACAGATTTATATACATTATCATTTATTGAATTATTTAAAAGAATAAGTAAAGAAAAAGACATACAAGATTATCCAAATATTAAAGAAGTATATGATAAATATATTATAAATAGTGATAATGGAGCTAGTATATTAATGCATGATACAAATGAAATATTTAATTTATATAATGAAACATTGAAAAAATATGATGGAATGTTAAATGAAATAAAAGTTAAAGTTGAAGAATTAATAGTAAAATTAAATTCAAATAAAACAGGAGGAAAAATAAAGAATAATAATAAAATAATTAATAGAATAAATAAAATTAATAATAATATAAAAGGAGGTAGTTCAATAAAAAATATAGATGAAATTAAGAAAAAAATAAATGCTTTAAATGATGATAATACAAAGAAAATGAATGATATATTAAGAAATTTTAGTAAATTAAAGGGAAATAGAGATATTGATAATAATATTGAAAAAAGATTAGCAACTCCTGGATTTATTGATAAACATGGTAATAATATTTTTGAAAAATTGATGTCATCATATGAAAAGGATATTAATGATGATAAAATACCGGAAGAAATAACAAAAAATTTATTTTATAATAAAGTTTATAATCATAGTTTAGACCCTGAAGAAGAATTACAAATAACATTAAATGATAAATTAATATTTATTGTATTAATTTATTGTATTCGTTTAGGTGCTTTATTTATTTGCTATAAATTGATAAATAATAATATGATAACAGATATTAATAAAACATTATTTTATTATATATTAGTATATTATGCTATTTTTGCATTAATATTAATATTAATAAATATTGATACTTTTAAAATGCGAATATTAGTAAATTATATGAATTTACATGTAAGCACTACAAATATATGGATGCATTTGATATTAATGGGTTGTTTTATATATTTGATATATTTATTGGTGATAAATATATTAGGAGATGAAAAACCACCAACGGAATTAGGAGACCATGAAAAAATAAAACTTAAATATAAATTAGATTTATTAACAATAATAATATTTATATTTATTTGTATATTAATATTTATAATTTAAATAGGAAATATTTTAAAAATAATAGATAATTGATATTTCAAATTAAATATTTTACTATTAATAAATTGTTCAATATTTATATTATTCATATTAATATAAATATTATTTTCATTATCTTTATTTATAATAGTATTATCAATTAAAATATTATTATTAAAAATAATTTTAATATTATCATGAATATTAAAAAGATTAGGATTAGAAACTTTAATTTTATATAAATTATTAATTTCTAAAATTTCAAGAACATTAACATAATATTGTTTTAAATCAATATAATTATTTGTATAATCATATAATGATATATTCCATTGAGATGAATTAACATTTATATTAATATAATTATCATTTACTGGTTTCCATATATCCCATGTATCGCCAATTTTATCAAGAATAAATGTATAAGTTATATTTGCATGTTCATCCATTATACCAATAATGATATAAGGAGTATATTTTTTAATAATGGATGGTATGCATAAATAAGATGGAAATATTTTATTATTATTATATTTATTATTAATATTAAAATTATTTTTAATAGTATTAATAATAAATGAACGTCCATTATTATTAGCTAAATTATCAATTTTAATATATTTAATATTTGCCGATGATGATATTTTTAAATCATTATCATCATTAATTATTTCATTATTAATTATTTCATTACCATTAATATTAGCATTAATATTAGCATTAATATTAACATTACCATTACCATTCATATTAGCATTAGCATTAGCATTAGCATTAGCATTAATATTCATATTAGCTCTAATATTTTGTAATTCGATTATTTTATTTTGGATGGTATCATTTTGTTTAGAATTAAAAATAATATCTTCATTAATTTTTTTGAGAACAAGTTTATTTAAATCATTAATATTATCATTTTCATTAGAATTATTAAAAACTTGAAAATAGAATGTATTAAATTTATCAATAGAATATTCATTTAATTTGTGTTTATCTTTAATCATTTTTAGACAAATATCATATAATTTTTTTTCATTATTCATTTTAATGAATATAAATATGAAATTATTTTTTAAGTATTGTATTACTATTAGGTCTAAAAAATCTAAATCTTAATAATTTCATAATATCATCTTTCATTTTATGAAAATCAATTACATTTTCAAATGATGCTGTTTTTGCATTAGTATTTAATAAAGATAGCCATCTTGTTTGAAATGCAATTGAAAAAACACCACATTCAGTATTACTATGTTGATGTTCTTTATTATTAACATGAATATTAAATTTTTTATTAGGATAAATTAAATTCATTTGTTTTTGTATATCAATAAATACAGGTTTAAGTAATTTAGGTATAGGTCTTTTAACACTATCATAATAATAAGCACCATAAGATTTTAGAGATGGATCTAATACAAAAAAACTAGAAGTCCAATGTGTTCCAGGTTCATCAAATTTACATAAATTAGTAACAAATCCAAAATATTTTTTATTAGAATTAATAATATTTTTCATATTAATATCACAATTATCATAATATTTACAAGCACCGGAAGAAGTTTTAATTCTAAAATCAATAGTAAAAACACCATGAAATTTATAATATAAATCTTTATTATTTTGATATTGAGTTAAAACATTATCAATATCATAATTAGATAACCATTCAGTTTTATTAGTAATCCATTCAATAGGTTGAGCAGGTCTTAATTCTTTTTTTTCAATTTGTTTCATAACTTGAGTAATTTTAGGATTTTTATTATTATTTAACATTTTGATAATATCAATCCAAACCCAATAATTTTCATCTTTAGTTTTAGTAAATTTACATAATTTTTCTTTAATTTTATCATATAATTTTAAACTATCTTTATTATCAATATTAGTTTTATCAATATTAATTTTATCATTTGGTTTTAAATAATTCCATGCTAAGGCAACTTTAAATAATGAATCAAAACTATAACAAAATGATTTATTTGCAGCTGTTGGACTACAAAATGACATGAAGTTCTAAATAATAAGTATAATAAAAAAATGATGATTGAATATTTATAATTTAAAAATATAAATTAATAATAATATATATGGCACAAGAGAAATTTAAAAGTTTTATTTTAAAACATAAAATTGAAAAAGGCAAACCATACACAAATACAAGTATTGGTAATCCTAAAATAGCCCTCTATATTAATAATGATGAGTATGATGAATTTTTAGACATATATTCATTAGCAATTGCTAGTGGTTCTATATTACATTATACTGAAAAACCAATTGAACCAAGTCCATTAAGAATTGATTTAGATTTTAGATTTTCAATGTTAATGAATGAGAATGGTGTAACATATTTACAACGTATATATACTGATACTCATATAGCTAAAATTATGGATTATTATTTTAAAATAATTAATACTTATTTAAATGTCAGTGAAAGTGATAATATTGGTTATGTTATGGAAAAACCATATCCTACAGAATTTAGAAATAAAATTAAAGATGGTTTGCATATAATTTTTCCTTATATTATAATTGATAATAATACGCAACATTTTATTAGAAAGAAGATTTTAGATATTGCAAGTGAAATATTTGCTGATTTATATTTATGTAATGAATATGAAGATGTAATTGATAAGGCAATTATTAATGCTAATTGTTGGCAAATGTATGGAAGTAAGAAACCTGATTCGGAAGCTTATAGAGTTACAAAGATTTATAATTATAAAGATAATGCAATTATTGATACTGATTATAAACCAACAGCAACAGATGAAATTTCATATATTAGATTATTTTCAATGAGATATATTACAAAAGAACCAACAAAAATTAATGAAAATTTCGTTGGAGAGGTTGAAGAATATATTAGACATATTTTACCAGCTATTGATAAGAAATTAAAAGAAAAATTAGAAAGTAATATTCTATTAAAAAAAGAAATTAATGTAATTAAAAATCATACAAATGATGACGATTATATTTTAGCAAGAGAATTGATAACTGAATGTTTATCATCAACTCGTGCTGAAAGATATAATGATTGGATTAATTTAGGATGGGTATTACGAAATATTGATTATAGATTATTAGCACAATGGATTGAATTTTCAAAAATTGGAAGTAATTATGTTGAAGGTCAATGTCAGAGTTTATGGGATAGAATGAGAAAAGACCATTTAGGAATGGGAACATTAAGATGGTGGGCTAAAACTGATAATCCACAAAGATATAAAGAAATTATTGATAATTCAGTAATTCCTTTAATTGATATTGCGATAGGTTCAGAAGGAGCACATTATGATGTTGCTAAATTAATTCAAGTTATATATAAAGGTGAATATAAGGCTGTGAATAAAGATACATGGTATAAATATGATAAAGATTGTCATTGTTGGATAAAAACGAGAGAGGGTTTAAATTTGCGAAAATCATTAAGTGAAGATATTTGCCGTAAATTTTTAGATAGGGCGATGTATTATAACAGTATTTGCAATAATGGGTCATATGACCAATCACAACAATCTATATTAGGAAAACGTGGAACAGATGCAACAAAAATTGCATTAAAATTAAAACAATCATCTTATAAAGATAGTATTATGAAAGAATGTAAATGTTTATTTATAGATGAAAAATTTGAAGAATTATTAGATTGTAGAGCACATTTAATTGGTTTTAAGAATGGTGTATATGATATGAAGATGCATATATTCAGAGATGGTATGCCTGATGATTATATATCATTATCAACAAATAAAAATTATATTCCATTTTCTGAGGATTATCCAGAAATAGCAGATATCAATGATTTCTTTGAAAAAGTATTTACAAATGTAAATCTTCGTAATTATGTTCTTGATATTCTTGCATGTATTATTGATGGTTCGATTGCACAGGAAAGATTTTATATATTTACCGGTCAAGGTAGTAATGGTAAAAGTCGATTATTAGATTTAATTCAAAAAACTGTGGGAGATTATTATGCTACATTACCAATTGCATTATTAACGCAAAAACGCGCAGCTTCAAATTCAGCACAAGGAGAAATTGAGAGAACTAAGGGACGACGTTTTGCAGTATTACAAGAACCTAACGAGAATGATAAAATTAATGTTGGATATATGAAAGAATTATCAGGTAATGATAGAATTTTAACGAGAGGATTATATAAAGAACCTTATGAATTTAAGCCACAATTTAAGATGATTTTAGCATGTAATGAATTGCCAGAAATTCCATCAAATGATGGTGGTGTTTGGAGACGTCTTAGAGTAATTGAATTTTCATCTCGTTTCTGTGAAAATCCAGATCCAGCAAAACCAACTGAATTTGCGATGGATTTAGAATTATCAGAGAAATTTGAAAGATATTCTGAATATTTTCTTTCAATGTTAATTGAAAGACACAAAAATATTAATCCTAATAAGATTATTGAACCTAGAGAAGTTATTAATGCAACTCAGAAATATAAAGATAATAATGATATCATTGGTCAATATGTTAATGATAGAATTGTTGCTGATCCAACATCTAAAGAAAAGGTTGGAATTATGGAAGTATTCAATGATTTCAGAATTTGGAGTGTTGATAATGTTTCTAAAGGTAAGAAACAACCTGATAGAACACAATTACGTTCATATATTGAAAAGATTTATGGAATTTATACACAAAAAGATGGCTGGAAAGGATTTAAATTCAAACCAGCAGCTTAAATTAAAAAAATTGTCCAATGAACTTCGTTTGATTTTATAATAAAATTTATTTTATATTTTTTTATATTATCATCATTATTATCATCATTATCATAATTATAAATAATTATTGAATTATTAGTAATGTCAGAATGGTAGGGGAATGCTTCACTTAATAATTTAATATAACTATTACCGCATCGAAGATAATCACCATAATTACCAAAAAAATAATTATTATTAATAAGATTATTATTTTTAATAATATTAATTATTTCATGAATTGACATTATAGATATTATTAATATTTTTATTTTTAAATAATATTAAATACAAATATTCCAATAAATCTCATTTTCATTATTATTTATAATTTGAATATTAAATCTAATATTATTATAAATAATCATGAAATTGCAGTTATTTATAATAATAAAATCTTTAAATTTATCTTTAAAAATATTTAAATAATCATTTCCAATATTATTAAATTCAGTAATATTACCTTTAAAATTATAATCAACTTCAATAATTTCATTATTTTCATCAAGATATAAACCATCTTTAATAAAATCAATAATATTATTAATAGTCATAGCATTGATATTACGATTAATACAAGTAATAACCATTATTTATAAATTATAAATATAAATAATAATAATCATATTTTTTTATAATAAATAAAAAATGATATATAAACAGATAGAAATAAATATTAAACAATGGAGATTGATAGAGCAATTGAAAATTTAAAAGCAATGTTGCATGAATTACGAAATGAAGATATTGATGAATTTAATGAACATGAAGCAGATATAGATAGACAAGAATTTTATAATGAAACAACCCCAATATATTTTAATACAGATACAACTACAGTAATATTTGCATTAACAAAAAAATTAAGACAAGATATTATTGAAGAATTGAAGAAAAATAAGACAAATATTGATACAATTATTACAGACCCAAAGACGGATAATAAATATAATGGTAAATATAATATTATATTAATATTTGGAAATGATATTTTAACAACACCAACAATAACTCAATTAAATTTAATTGATAAGATTTTACAAAAAAAGAAAGGAATGTTGCAATTTTTCCAATTAAATGAATTACAATTTAATCCAACTAAACATCAATTAGTTCCTCCACATAGAAAATTAAATTCAGAAGAAGCAACAGCTATAATGAATAGATATTTAATTAAAAGTAAATTACAAATGCCAATTATATTAAAGACTGATGTTATAGCAAAATGGCATGGATTAAAACAAGGAGATATTGTTGAAATAATTAGATATAATGAAAATAGTGGTAAATCATATTATTATCGATGTTGCATTTAAGAAAAGAATTATTATATAATATAAATTAATGAGAAGAAATAAAAAAAAAGAAAATTATGATAAAATCTTAGATAATTATAATAGAGATGAAATAACTTATTTCAATAAATTATTACCAGATACACAAGATAATATAATAAAAATAGAAAAGAATATTAATGATATTTCAAATGAAATTGTTCCAATGAGATTTAAATTTTTGTTATCAAATACAACAATAGAGAATAAAAGAGTAATTATAAATAAATTAAATGAAATAAATAAATTATCATCTCATTCAAGTGAATATTCAAAATTATATAAATATATTAATACTTTATCAAAATTGCCATTAGGATTATATCAAAATATTAATATAAAAAAGAATGAAATCTCTGATTATTTAACAAATATAAAAAAAGAATTAAATAATAAAATTTATGGTCATGATGAAACTAAAGACCAAATAATAAGAATATTAGCACAATTTATAGCAAATCCAAATGCAAAAGGATATGCAATAGGTATTCAAGGTTCAATGGGTGTAGGTAAAACAAAATTAATTAAAGATGGAATAGCAAAAGTATTAAAATATCCATTTGCATTTATACCATTAGGAGGTATATCTGATTCGAGTTATTTGAAAGGTCATTTATATACATATGAAGGTTCAACTTATGGTAAAATAGTTGATGAGATAATAAAAGCAAAAGTAATGAACCCTATATTTTTTTTTGATGAATTGGATAAAATTTCATCAAGTAGATATGGAGAAGAGATAACAAATACTTTAATACATATAACAGATAATACACAGAATGATAGTTTTTCGGATAAATATTTAGAAGAAATTAGTTTAGATTTATCAAAATCATTAATGTTTTTTACATTTAATAATATAGATAATATAAATCCAATATTGAGAGATAGAATGATAATAATAAAAGTTAATAAATATACATTAAATGATAAAATTAAATTATGTAAGAATTTTTTAATAAAAGAAATATGTTCTTCGTATAATATTAAAATAGATGATATAATAATAAAAGATGAAGATATTGAATATCTTATAAATCGGACAACAGAGGAAGAAGGAGTTAGAAATTTACAAAGAAATATCAATAATATTTATTCATATATAAATATGAATAGATTTATAAAAATAGATGATAAATTAATAACATTTCCATTTATAATAACAAGAGAATTTATAAATAAATATATTATAATGAAACGTGAAGATAATCTAATTAATTTATCTTTATATTTATAGTAAAATAATGAAAGTTAAATATATATATATAGTTGGATTTATAATATTTATATTAACTTTCATAATTATTATAATTGTATCAAAATCAACTGAAAAATATACAAATTATATATCAAATGTATATTTAACAAGAGAAGAATCATCAAATATAATTAAAAATGATAGTGATAATTATATAAAATCATTAAGTCAAGCAGATTTATATGCTAGAGATGTATCAAATTCAAATGAATATATATATAAAATCATAGATGGATGTTTAAATTTTACTGAAAATGAGATAACAAAATTAAATAATTGTTCAATAATAGCACGTAATTTTTTTGATAATAAATATGCATGGAAATTTGCATTAATTGATGATGTATATGAGGAAGGTTTTCCACATACAAGAATGGATATTATTTTTATATCACCTAAAATAATAAATTATACAGATGATAATTTAATAAAGATATTAATACATGAAAGTATTCATATATATCAGAGATATAATAAAACAGAAATAAATAATTATTTAAAAGAAAATGGTTATGTTGTATCACGTAGAAGAGATAGCGAACCATTAATTCGTGCTAATCCAGATTTGGATGAATATATTTATAAAGATAAGAATGGGGATGAGATGATATATATTTATAAATCATCAATGCCTAAAGGAATAAATGATATTATAGCAAATAATAATGAACATCCATTTGAAAAGATGGCATATGAAATATCAGAAGAATATGGTAAATTTAAAATATCTAAATATAAAAATATCTAAATAATAGATAATTAGGATAATATGGATACATTAATACAACAAGCACCTGCAAATTTAACAAAAGAAGAAATAGAAATTATATTTAATAAAAATAATAATGATATAATAAAAACATTAGAAGAATTATGGGATATTGTGGATGATAAAGTTATTCCAGAAAAAACAAAATGGGATGATATAAGAGAAACATGTGATGCATATGATTTTGAAATGCAAAAAGTAATGAAACAAATGAAACAAAAATAAAAATAAATAAATAATTATAATAAATAAATAAATAAATAAATAAATAAATAAATAAATAAATAAATAAATAATAATTATAATAAATATAATAAATAAATTAATAAATAATTATAATAAATATAATAAATATAATAAATAATTATAATAATAGAAAAATGAGTTATAATTATTCACAAATGAATGATATAATAGAAAAACAATATGCAAAACGAGAAAGTTCTGGTGGTAATAATTGGTTTTTGGAGGAATCAATAAAATTTGGTAAGGGCTATTCAAAACCAGGTGAATATTTGCAAGTTATAGCAAATAAAATTATGGATAATTCAAGAGATAAAAATTTAGTAGAAGATGATGCATTATATCTTGATAATAAAAAATAGATTTCTTTTATTTTTTTAATATATAAGGAATTTAATTTAATTACTATGTAAATATGTCAGAAAATAATTATATATTAGAAATAAAAACCATTCAGGCATCTACTATAAAATCAGTAATAGATGCAATGAAAGAGATTTTAATGGATGTTAATTTAGAATTTGATGAGAATGGTATGAAAATAGTAGCATTAGATAATACACATATAGTTTTAATTCATTTAAAATTACATGCAGATAAATTTGAGAGTTATTATTGTATGAAGAAGTTATATGTTGGTATAAATATGCTTAAATTTCATATGTTAATAAAAACAATACAAAATGGTGATATATTATCATTATTTATTCATAAAGATGACCCTAATATTTTAGGGATAACAATAGAAAATAATGAAAAGAATGTTAAAACAACATATAAATTATCAATGTTAGATATAGATGTTGTAAATGTTGATATACCACCTGCAGATTTTAATACAATAATTACAATGCCATCTGCCTATTTACAGAAGATAATAAGAGATATGCATAATTTAGCAGAATATATAGAAATTAAAAATATAGGTGGAAAGTTAATATTAAGTTGTCAGGGTGAATTTTGTTGTCAGGAAACAATATTAGCAACTGAAACACAAAATATCCAGATAAAAAATAATGAAAATACACAAGAAATAATTCAAGGTATATTTAGTCTTAAATATTTAAGTATTTTTACAAAATGCACAAATTTATGTTCAACAGTAGAAATTTATTTAAAAAATTCATATCCAATAATATTACAATATAGTATAGCATCAATGGGAAGTGTTAAGTTATGTTTAGCACAAAAGAGTGAAGATTAATTTTATTTAATTTTTTTTTAAATATTTCATTTTTAACATATGAGGTATAATTATTTTCAATAAAAAATAATAATAAATTCAAAATAAATTTATCAATTTCATTAATATTATTTTCATTATATTTTTTATCAATGGATGTTTCAATAGTAATAATATTATTATTATCACATTTTAAATTAACATTATAATAAATATCTTCAATAAATTTATAATGTTCTAATTCACTTTTAAGATTACAATAATAATTAACATTATTATGTGTATAAGTTTCATTAACAGTTAATTCTAAATTTATTTTATCTAATAAATCTTCAACTAATTTTAATAATGCAAATGGAAAATCAATATTACGAAGTTTATTTAATTTATAATTAGTTCTTTTAAAAGTTCTTTTGTTATTATTGTCATCGTTTGATATTTGAACGAATTCATATTCATCAAATATAACTTTATGATAATCATTACTTTGAATAAAATCTTTAAAATTATTAATAGACATATTTAATTTATATAATAATTATATTTATATAAGTATTAAAAAAATCTAAATTGATTCATTATGAGGTTTATACATAACAACTGAATAAGGATGAACATGAAGATTGAAAAGATTTTTATTAACTCTATCATTATTTTTAAGCCAAATACGAATAATATGATAATTTTTTTTAGGACTAATTGATAAACCATTAATACTCATAGAAGTAATATCAGTTTTTCCCATAGTTTCACCTAAAATAAGAGAAGCAACTTCAAATAATTTATCATTAAAATCTTGTTTATTAACTTTAAAAGATAAACAACCACCATTTCTATTATTTTCATCTTCCCATCTTGGCATAATATGTTCTCTCATAATAAAAAACATACCTCTTAACCATAAATCTTCAAAAGCTTTATAAATATTTACAAAATCTTCAACACTGCTAATAGTAGTAATAAATTTATAACTATTTGTATCCCAATTCATATCATACGGGTCATGAAAATAAAGAGACCAAACATCATTAATATAAGTTGATGAAGACATATTAATAATATAAAATAAAAGTTTTATATCTACTATTAAATAAAAATTGATTTTTAAAAAAATAAAATTAATTTAAATGTCAGATAAATTTGAATTAAATAATTATTTTGAATTATTAGAAAAAAATATTAAAATAATATTATTAAGACCAGAAAAAGATATATTAACATTTGATATATTAGATACAAAAAAAACAAAAATAAATAAATTAATAGTTTTGAAAGAAAAACAAAGACAAATGAAAATTGGTGAAATTTGGCAAGAAGTATTAGGAAATTATAAAGATTTTATAAATTTAAGGGTAGATCATGAAACAGGTTTAGATATAATATCTTATAATAAAAAAATAGTTATTGAATTAAAAAATAGAACAAATACTGATAATCATTCATCTAAAAAATCAAATTTACAAAAATTAGCAAATTTTAAGAAAAATAATCCTGAATATAAATGTATTTATGCAAATATAAATGATGATACAGAAAAGAAAACATTAAAAGGTTCTATTAAAAAAATAATATATAATGATTATGAAATTGAACATCATATTGGATATGAATTTCTTAAATTTATATTAAATGATGATATTGATATAATTATTGATTTTGTAAAAAATATTATTGATAAATATTCATAATAATATTTGAATTAATGAATAACCTATTTTTTTTGCTAATTCAACAGGAACTGCGTTTCCAATTTGTTTATATTGTGAATTTAAACTTCCTATAAATTCATAATCATCGTCAAATGTTTGAATTCTTGCATATTCTCTAATAGTTAATGGTCTTTCTTCTAATGGATGACATCTTTCTGTTTGTTTTTGTGATGGTGTGCATAATAAAGTTAAAGAAGGTTTATCCATAGATAAACGATATAATATACCTCTTTTTCCACCACCTGAATTATAACTATTACCTAAATATTCTTTTTGTAAATCTTCAGGTAAATTAATCCAACAACCACCTTGAGGTATCATTTTAAATAATTTAATTTTTTCATCATTATATTTTGCACCATTTGAAATAGGAACATCAATTAAAACATCTTTTAATAATTTTTTTGTTAAATTTTCTTTAGGAAAATTAAAAGTATTTGTAATAGTTTTTAATATACCAATAATGAAAACTCTTTCTCTTTTTTGAGGTACATCATATTTAGATGCATCTAAACATTTATAAATAACATTATATAAATTATTTTTATTTAATTCATCAATTATTTTTTTAATAGTTTTACCATTATCATGTGTTAATAATCCTTTAACATTTTCTATCATAAATATTTTTGGTTGTATTAAATTTAATATTTCAATAAATTTCATCATTAAATCTCCTCTTGGGTCTTCAAGACCTTTTCTTAAACCTGCTTGTGAAAATGATTGACATGGAACACCACCAGTTAATAAATCAATTTTATTAATATATTCAGAATAATCAATTGTATCCATTGATTTACAAATAACATTAACATTAGGATGATTATATTTTAATGTTTTACAACAATCTGAATTATTATCATTTAATAATATTGGTGTAAAACCTGATTTAATTAAACCAGCACTTAAACCACCACCACCAGCACATACTTCAATAAAAGTAAATTGTTTTTCTGATGAAGGAGTAGTTATTATTATATCATCTATAATTAATTCTTTTTGTTTTAAATTTATAAGTTCAATTAATTCAGATTTATTTTTTGAACTATATTTTGTTATATTAAGTTCTTTACATTTATTTATTAAGTCTGATTTATTCATTTTTATAATATCCATAATTTTTATAATATTATATTATAAATATAATTTCAAATCAATTTTTATTTAAGGATTTTGTTTAAATATCTTTAAATATCTTTTTATTTATTAAAATGAATTATAATAAAATTATTTCATATATATATGCATTATTAGCAGTAGGTTATGGAACTTATTTTTATATTATGTATATTTATTATTATAAATTAACATTAGATGGTTATTATAGTAAAAATAAAGAAGAAACAATAGCTATAATTAAAACTATAAATTGTTATGATAATAGTTGTTATTCAAATCTTGAATATATAGTTAATAATATTAAATATATGAATGTAAAAAATATTAAAAATAATTTAAAAATAGGTGATAAAATAAAAATTAAATATACTATTGATAATCCTAATGAAATATTTGTTTATGGAAATCAGCATATTTATGCATTTATATATATAATATTATTTATTATTTTCATATTATTATTATGGATATTTTTATTTATTGTTATTTTATATAAAAATAATTATAATAAATTTATATTTTTAATTTATGCTATTTTTATAACTATAATTATATCAGATACAATTTATTTTAATATCAATCGTTTATATGAATATCAAGATTATATTATTAATGCAAATCATAATAATGAAAATGATTTAGATAATTATTATTATGATAATTTTGAAAATTATACAATAGGAATAATTAAAAATCAAGATGAATATTATAGTAATGTTGAATATTTAGTAGATGGTTTTAAATATAATATTAAAATTTTAACAATTGATTATAAAATTGGTGAAGAAGTTAAAGTATATTATAATAAAGATTATCCAGAAGCTATTAAAATATATGATGAAACAAAATCTTTAAATAAAAAAGAAATTAAACAAATTAAAATAATTTTATATATAATTTTATTATTATTATGGATATTTTTATTTTTTAATATTCCAATAATAATTATTTAAAGATTTTGTTTAAGTCTTTATATCTTTTTATTTATTATAATGAATTATAGTAAAATTATTTCATATATATATACATTATTAGCAGTAGGTTTAGGAACTTATTTTTGTATTACGTATATTTATTATTATAAAGCAACATTAGATGGTTATTATAGTAAAAATAAAGAAGAAACAACAGCTATAATTAAAACTATAAATTGTTATGATAATAGTTGTTATTCAAAACTTGAATATAATATTAATGGTATTAAATATATGAATGAAATTGATACACCAAATTTAAAAATAGGAGATAAAATTAAAATAAAATATAATCCTAATGCACCAAATGATGCAAATGAATTAAGAGTGTATAATAATATATATATTTATTCATTTATATTTATTATTTTATTAATTATTTGTATAATATTATTATGGATTTTTTTATTTATAATTATTTTATTTTCAAGTAATTATGATAAATTTATATTTTTATTTTATTCTATTTTTATAACTATATTTATATCTTATTATTGTTATATTATTATTCATAATAATTCTTATGATTTATTAAATAGATATAATGATTATGAAAATTATACAATAGGAATAATTAAAAGTCAAGATGAATGTTATGATAATATAATGTGTTTTAGCAATATTGAATATTTAATAGATGATATTAAACATAATGTTAAACTATTAACATTTTATTATAAAGTTGGTGAAGAAGTAAAAGTATATTATAATAAAGATTATCCACAAGATATTAAAATTTATGATAAAACAGAAAATAAAAGAATAATAAAAACAATTATATTTATTATAATTTTATTATTATTATGGATATTTTTATTTTTTAATATTCCAATAATAATAAAATAATTATATTTATTATAATGGTTTATAAACGTAAAGGAGGTAATTTTCAATATCAACAACCGCAACAACCAAATCAATTTCAACAATTTCAACAATTTCAACAACAACCAAATCAATTTCAACAACCACAAACAAATTATAATGGAATGATTGGTGATACAATGAAAACTATGCAACCTGTTTATGATGCTAGTGCGTCAATTGGTATTGCATATTCAATATTTTCTGCTGTAATGGCTACTATTATATGTAGTATTGGAATATTTATTGGTTTTTGGGTTAAAAATTTAAATTCTGATAAATCATCAAAAACATCTGGAACAGTTAAAGATGCTGAATGTAGTATTACAAAAACTAAAAAATCAACATCAAAATCATGTGTTGCAACAATTGATTATAAAGTTAATAATGTTGATTATTCTGGAACAACAACTACATCTGATATTATTAATAAAGGTCAAACAATTGATATATATTATGACCCTAAAAATCCAAATAATTTTATTACTAATAGTTATACAAATATTATTGGATGGATTATAATTGTTATTTGTATTATTATTTTATTATCATCATGGAGTTGGTTAATTATGACACTTCTTTTTAAACCTGTTGCAGCTGCTTCTGGTGTTGGTGCTGTTGCTGGTGCAATTATGCCAGGTAATAATAATACAAATTTTGATTTTGAATATTAAAAAAATAATTTTTATATTTAAAGTTATTTTTAATATTAAAAATAATGTTAGATAAATTTTTAGAATTAATAACTAAAAATAAAATTGGTGTTGAGATTGGTGGACCATCATTTGATAATGCATCAATTATATATAAAAATGCTGGAATTATTGATAATGTTATTTATTCTAAAAATACTATTTGGTCTAATCATGAAACAAATGAATATAATTATTATGAAAATAAAATTGGTAAAGTTATTATAAATGATGCTGTTGATATTTCAAATATTAATGATAATCAATATGATTTTGTATTTTCATCTCATACATTAGAACATATTGCAAATCCATTAAAAGCCATTAAAGAATGGTTAAGAATTGTTAAAAATGATGGTTATATTATTATTATTGTTCCAGAAAAATCATGGTGTTTTGACCATAGAAGAAATTATTCTAATTTTTCTAAATTATTAGAACAATTTGAAAGAAATGTAGGTGAAGATGATTTATCTACATTACCTGAAATATTATTAAATCATGATTTAAGTGCCGATCCTCCAGCAGGAACATTTGAAGAATTTACAAAAAGAAGTTTAGATAATTTTAATAATAGATGTCTTCATCATTATGTTTATAGTGATGAATTATTATTAGAAATTAGTAATTATTTTAAGTGTATTCATATATATAATGAAACACGTGAAATTAATAGATGGTTTATTATGAAAAAAGAATAATTAATTATTTATATATATAAAAAGATTTATTTTTATTATTAATATTAATGAAAACATTAGTATTATATGTATTTCATGAATATAATGATTTAGTTAAAAAATTTATTGATAAAGCTATATTTAGGGATGATAATATTGATTTTATGATTATATGTAATAATTTAACTTTTAAAATAGATAATTTACCTGATTATGTTATTTATAAAAATAGAGAAAATATTGGTTTTGATTTTGGAGGTTGGAGTTATGGATTATTAATAAATGATTTTTATAAAAATTATGATAATTATATTTGTATTAATTCTTCTGTCATTGGTCCATTCTTACCTGATAATTTTAATGGTAAATGGACTGATTTTTATATTAATGGTTTAAAAGATAATGTAAAATTATTTGGAAGTACAGTATGTTATCATTTTCATCCTCATGTTCAAACATTTATTTTTAGTTTAAATACAGAAACATTAGAATATTTAATAATATGGAATATATTCAGTTTAACAAATCATTATAAAACATTATGGGATACTGTAATGTTAAAAGAAATATTTATGTCAGATTTAATAATTAGAAATAAATGGAATATAGGATGTTTAATACCTTATTATAAAAATACAGATTTTGTTAAATTAATTGAAAATAATGATGTTGAAAATAATATGATTAATGGTCATATTGAATTTAAATCAGATATGATGTGTAATGAATTTTATAAGAAATATTGGACAGAAACAGATATAATATTTTTTAAAGGTAATAGAGATATTATTTTGAGATAAAAATCATATATAAAAAAAAGATAATTATTTTTATTATTAATGAAATGAAAACATTAGTATTATATGTATTCCACGAATATAATGATTTAGTTAAAAAATTTATTGATAAAGCTATATTTAAAGATGATAATATTGATTTTATGATTATATGTAATAATTTAACTTTTAAAATAGATAATTTACCTGATTATGTTATTTATAAAAATAGAGAAAATGTTGGTTTTGATTTTGGAGGTTGGAGTTATGGATTATTAATAAATGATTTTTATAAAAATTATGATAATTATATTTGTATTAATTCTTCTATTATTGGTCCATTCTTACCTGATAATTTTAGTGGTAAATGGACAGATTTTTATATTAATGGTTTAAAAGATAATGTAAAATTATTTGGAAGTACTATAAATAAAGATTTTCATCCTCATGTTCAAACATTTATTTTTAGTTTAAATACAGAAACATTAGAATATTTGATAAGATGGCAAATATTCAGTTTAACAAATCATTATAAAACATTATGGGATACAGTAATAAATAAAGAAGTATTTATGTCAAATTTAATAATTAGAAATAAATGGAATATAGGATGTTTAATACCTTATTATAAAAATACAGATTTTGTTAAATTAATTGAAAATAATGAAATTAAAGATAATATGATTAATGGACATTTAGATTCTAAATCTGATATAATGTATAATGAATTTTATAAAAAATATTGGACAGAAACAGATATAATATTTTTCAAAGGTAATAGAGATATTATTTTGAGATAATTATTTAAAATCTTCTAATTTAATTTTATATTCTTTAAAACTATTTTTATTTATAATTGATGATGATATTATATATCCAATTGGAACTTTAGAAAATAATATATCATTATCAATAAAATATTTAAACCAATCATATTCTGTTAATTTATTTTCTTCTATTATAAATTTATATCTATATGATTTATCTAATCCTCCTAAATGTTGCCATATTTTTTCTTGAATTTTAAGAATTTCTGATGGTATTACAAAATCATGAGTTAAATATCCTGCTTGAAAATTATCATATATTTTTTTAAAATCAGGATTATTATTTAATACATGATTATATTTCATAAAATGAAAAAATATTTTAATATAATCTAATAAAAATACATATTTAATTTTTGATGATAATTTATCAGTTATTCCATAATCCCATATCATCCATTTATATCCAATATTTTCAATATAATAATCTACATTATTAATTTTATAATGAAAACAACCACCTGGTTTTATTTTTGTATATAAAAAATTTCCTGCATGAGTATCTGCATGAAATAAATCTAATGAATGATATATAAATATGGACATAAATATTTGTTCATAAATATTTTTCCATATTTTAGCATTTAATTTTAATTTATATTTATTTTTAAATGAATAATAATCACCATTAGCTAATTCATATAACATAATAGAATAATTTTTAAATTGTCCTTTTGCTTTTTGTAATAATTCTGGATAATTATTATCTCTAATAATATTATTACATGTTGAACTTGAATATAAAATTGGAAAATGACATATATTATTTTTAATAGCATAATCAGTTAATCCTTGAAATATTGATAATTCTTGTTTTGATTCTTTTCTCATTAATTGAATTTTTGATATAAATCTTGGTATTTCTTGATAGTTAGAATTAATATTTTTAGATTTATAAACAATTCCATATTTACTTGGAGTTCCAATTTTTTTATATAATAAAATATTTTTAGATAATAAATATTGATTTGGTTTATCTATTAATTCTAAACAATTATCTTTTCTAAAATTAATATCTTTAAAATATTCTATTAATTTCATATTTTTTATATTAATATCATTTATTTCCATTGATTTTAATGATGATGTATTTGATAGTATTTTATCTTTTTTACCAAATAATGATGTAAAAAAATTAAAATATCCTTTTTTAGGTGAAACCTTAATTTCTTTTTTTGAAGAAACTTTAATTTCTTTTTTTGGTGAAACCTTAATTTCTTTTTTAGAAGAAACCTTAATTTCTTTTTTTGGTGAAACCTTAATTTCTTTTTTAGAAGAAACCTTAATTTCTTTTTTTGGTGAAGATATTAAACAAAAATCATTAATTTTATTATATATATCAATATCTTTTTGATTTATAGTTGAAGGTTTTTTAATTGATGAACAAAAATCATGAACTAGTTTATAAATATCATCTTTTTTATTTATTTTTTTATCAGAACATATTTTTTCAAATTTTTTATAAATAGGTGATGTTAATAATATTTTTCTTTTTGTTTGAGGATTAATATTTTTATTTATATTCCATAAATTACAATCAGTATTTGTAATTTCTTTTTTAATTACCATTAATTACTATTTTTAATTAAGATATATTTAATTTATTTTAATTATAGTTGTTGATATAATAGCTCCTATTGGATATTTTGAAAATAATAAATTATTATCGATGAAATATTTGAACCAATCATATTCAGTTTTATTTTGATTAAATATAAAATTAATTAAATATTTATCATTTAAATCTCCTAAATGTTCCCATACTTTATCTTGAAGTTTTTTAATATCCGATGGAATAATAGCATTTTCAATTAAATATCCTGCTTTTTTATTTGAATAAAAACTATTATTTTTAAATTCTTTACTGTCATTAATAACTTTATCAAATTTTCTTAAAAATAAATTAATAAATTTATAATCATCAAAAAAACTTATTTTTGTTAATTTTGATAATTTATTTGTATTTCCATAATCCCATATCATCCATTTATAACCTATATTTTCAATATAATAATCAATATTATTAATTTTATAATGAAAACATCCACCTGTTTTTATTTTTGTATATAAGAAATTACCATTATGAGTATCACCATGATATAAATCTAAACTATGAAATAATAATATAGACATAAATAATTGTTCATAAATATTTTTCCATATCTTACTATTTAAATTAGATGCATATTTATTTATAAATGAATTTAAATCACCATTAGCTAATTCATATAAAATAATTGAATAATTTTTATAATTATTTTTAGCTTTTGATAATAATTCAGGATAATTACTATCTCTAATAATATTATTACATGTTGATTTAGCATATAAAATAGGAAAATGACATATATTATTTTTTAATGCATATTCTGATAATTTTTCAAATATTTCAAGTTCTCTTTTAAATTCTTTTGTTGATAATTGTATTTTAGATACAAATTTAGGCATATCATTAACTTTAATAATTTTAGATTTATAAACAATTCCAAAAACACTTTTTGAACCAATTTGTTTATATAATAAAATATCTTTATTTAATTTATATTGATATTGTTTATCTGTTAATTCTAAACAATTATTTTTATTAAAATTAGATAAATATGATAATAATATTTTATTATTTTTATTTATATCATTAATAGCTATTGATTTAGTAGTTTTATAAGATGATGTTAATATTTTAATTTCTTTTTTTTTCTTATCACTGCTAATAACTGATTTTGATGATAATACAGGACTTAATTTTTTTATTTTACATAAATCATTAATTTTATCATATATTTCTTTATCTTTTTCATTAATTTTAAAATTTGATTTAGGTTTATTAAATAAACAAAATTTATTTACTATTTTATAAATATCATTACTTTTATCATTATCATTACCACAATTTTTTAATAATTTTTTAAAAATAGGTGAAGTTTCTTTTATTGGTCTTTTTGTTTTTGGATTAATATTTTTATTTTCATTCCATAATTTACATTCAGTTTCTGTAAATTCTTTTTTTATTACCATTATCTATTTATAATATTTATAATTAATATTCAAAATGAATATTAAAAATAAGAAAAATAAAAAATCAATTTAATTTAATTTAAGCAGGAACAGCAGCAACTGGAGCAACTGGAGCAACTGGAGGAGGTACAACTTTAGAACCAGCAGTTGGGAAATGATGAGAAATTAGACGTTGTAGAATGAAGAATGTAACTTCTTCTTCATTGTTGATTTTGAGAATTTTCTTTAGTTTCTCGTCAGGTAGAATAATGCGACGGTTAGTTGGTTTATTTAGATTATGTTCTTTAACATAAGCATTAATATATCGGGTAATATCAGTTCGTGATTTCTCAGTTCCATGAGGAACACCAATAAAATCACATAGTTCATCAGAAATTTTATTAGGTTTGGCAAATCCTGATGGAGATTTACGAGCATTATCGCGTTTCTTTTGAATACGTTCTACGATTTTACGTAGTTTATCATGTTCTTTTAGAACTGGTTTTAGAGAACTTTGAATATCTTTAACTAGAACAGCAAGACTTACAATTTTATCCGCTAATACTTGAACAACATTTTCAGCATCAACAGTTTTATCATCAGATGAAACAGCTTCTTCTGAAGGAGTAGCTCCATTTTCATCAACTTTAGCAACTACAACTGGAGTTGCAACAGCTTTAGCACGAGGTTTTTTAGCCGCTACTTCTGATTTTGGAACTTCAACTGAAGCTACTACTTCAACTTTTGATTTTGCATCTACTTTAGCCGCTGGTTCAGCAACTTTAGATGGTGTTGATTTGACGTCAGCTTTAACTGTGTCAGATTTAGGAGGCTCACTACTTTTAATAGTTTCTGATGTATTATTTTGTTTTTTTGCAACAGGAGGCATTATATTTTAATATTTCTATATAATAATAAATCTTTATATCATTTTTTTATTAATTTTTAATTAAGTTAAATATTCTTATTATAGAATTTTTATCATCATCATTTAATTTATTCCAATCTTTTTTAGTAATAGGAATATAAATAAAATTGCATATAAATTTACCTTTATTAATTCCCAAATCATTAATAATATATTTATTTGAAAAAGGTTCAATTTTAATTAATAATATTTCTTTATTTAAAAATACATGTTCTCTAATATTTCCAGTTATATATTCAACAGTTGTTATTAACATATCATGAATTATATCAATACTTTCATCATCATTTTTAATATGATAATAATTATTATTATAATTAATGATATTTAAATTAAATATAATTTCATGTTCATTATCATTATCATCAAAATGAGTAATAACAATTTTAGGATATTTTTTACAATCTAAATCAATAAAAATCGGTTCAATAATATCTCTTAAAAATATTCTTATTTTTTTCTTATTTTTACTATAATAATCATTATAAGTAATATCTAAATTAAATGTATGATAAATAATCTTATCATTTTTCATCATTATATTAATAAATTCTTTAAATATTTTACTATTTATAATATAATCAAATGTTTCTTCCCAATTATTATAATTATAATTAATATTCAAATCTTCATTATTTAATATTTGATTATATGCATTAGTTGCATCTGTAAATTCTTTTATTTTTAATTTTTTTTCTTCAATATCAATAATATTATTTAATTTATCTGGATGAGATTTTAATGCTATTTTTCTATACGCTTTCTTAACTTCATCAATTGACACATCATTATTAATATTAAGAATTTTATAAGGATTTTCAAACATATTATTATGTATTTAAAACTATAAATATTTATATTTTTAAATATAAAAATGAATATTAATAATAATTCATTAAATGAATATATAGATATATGTATTTGTTCTAATGGTTCTCATTATGATGTTTCTAAAGTTATTTATGAATTAATAAAAGATAAATTTTCATATTGTGGAAAAAATATATGGAAATATAATAATAATGATAAAATTATTATTGATGAAAAACAAATTAATTTAAAAAATGAATTACGTTCAAATGTTATTAATGTATTTATTTTAAGAGGTAATTATTGGGATGATAAAGCACTTATTGAAAGTAATATAAATATATCTAATGATTATAGGATTAAATCATCGATATTATTACAAATTGCAAATAAATTAAAAGATAGTAAATATATTATACATATTATTAAAGAACTAAAACAATTTTTTCATAATATAATAGATGACTAATAAAATTATTAAGGCTAAAGAAATAGTTAATGATTATTTTAAATATGATAAATTACAAATATATTTAAATAAATTAAATAAAATTTTTACAATTCAATTTCATAATATTAATGTATATGTTTTATATGAAAATACAACTGATGAATTTGACATTAATTATATTAAAAAAGTTCTTATCAGAGCATATAAAATAACTAAACATATTAATAAAACTTTTAATATTTATTTAATGTTATCACCTCTTAAAAAAGAATTTAATTCTACTATTTTGGAAACTTATAATTGTAATGGTGGATTAACAATTATCTATAAATCTCCAACTATTCCAAATGTTGATATATATATAATAAGAAAAGAAGAATTTGGAAAAGTTATTATTCATGAAATTATTCATCATATAACATTAATCCATTCAACTTTTAAACAATCAAATATAAATAAATTAAAAAAGTTTTTTAAAATTTCACCATTAGCAGATATTGACCCTAATGAAACTATTGTTGAATTTTGTGCAACATTATTTCATTTATATCAAATAAGTCTTGAAACTAATATTGATTTCTATAAATTATATAAGGATGAACTTAAATATTCCTTATATAAAACAAAACAATTATTAGAATTACAAAAAGAAATGAAAGATGGTATTTGGTATGAAGAAAGTCATATATATTGTTATATAATTTTTAAAACTATTATTATGTATAATTTATGTGAATTTCAGAAAATATATACATTTCCTTATAATGATGATATAATTACTGATTTTATTATTAATCATTCTAATTTTTTATCATCATTAAAATTAATTAAAAATCCTACTAAAATGAGATTACCAAAATCATTATGTTTTATGGTTCATAGTGATTTATAATTATTATTAAATTTATTGCAAATTTAATAAATATTTACATTGATTAATATTACCTAACATTTCATCAATTATATTTTGTAATTCAGTTATTTTATTTAAAGAACTTCTTATTTTCTTTATTTTTTCTATTTCTAATTCTAAATAATTAATAATATTATTTGTATCACTTGTAGCATTCATTTCAATATTAAATATTTCTAATGGTTGTCTATTACATTTTCCAATATATATTTCAACAAATTTATCTATATTTTCAGATAATGATGAATGTAATTTATCTAATGCTATATGTTCAGAATATTTCATTACACTCCAATGAAATAATTTAATTTGTCCTAATAAACCTAAAAAATATTCAATATATATTTTTTCATTCATTATATAAGTTTAATAATATAAAACAAATTTATTATAATTAAATAAACATAAAAATAAATGTCTATTGAAGATATTTATCATTTAAAAAATAATAGCATTAAACAAACTTGTGTTATTTTAATTGATAGTAAAAATAGAGATTTTGATGTATATCCAGACCCTAGTGATTATGTAGTTACTTTTAATGTTCCATTTAAAAATGTTATAGGATTTGATATTATTGATTCAAGTATTCCTAGAACAATGTATTCAGTTGATAAATATAATAATTCATTTTTCATATATATTCATATTGATGAATCAATATCATTTGATGATTTTCTAAATAATTTATATATTGATAATATAAATAATACATCTGACCCTACATTTAATGGTGTATTTATAGAATTTAAAATGACATTAGGTGATTATACATTACCTGTTTTTATTGATGAATTTAATGCTTTAATTGAAAAAAATATTAAAGATAATTATGATAATACTGTAACATTTGAGGCAAAAGGTCTTACTGACCCTACTGATATTACTGATATTATGGAATTTGTATCTACACATCCATTTATATTAAATATGGGTGATAGTACTATAAAAGAAACTTTAGGATTTAATTTATTACCTAAACAAGAATTACATAATATTAATTACACTTATATAAGTAAATTTAATTCAAATAAATTAAAAAGATTATTTATTTCATTTAATAATAAAGATTATGTTAATCAAACTAAACCTCATAATCTTGTAAGTCCAGGTATGGTTTGTTTTACTGGTGAAAAATATATATTAATGAGGTCTAAAGAAATAGAAGAACATTCATTTGGTTCTTTAGCTTATACTAATAATAATTTAGGTATTGCTAAATTTCGAACGAATAGTTTAGGTTTCAATGATGAAAAATTGTATATTACTAAAATTCCTATTCGTGAATTTCATCCAATTGGAAAATTATCACAATTAAGTATTCGTTTTGAAACATCTGATGGAAAATTATATGATTTTAAAGGTGTTAATCATAATATTACTTTAGCCATTTATTATTATGAACCATCATTTAAACAAGCTGAAAATTTTAATTCAATATTAAATCCTAATTATACAACTAATTTTAATAATTATAAATATACAAATGATGAACAAGAAATTATTAATGAAGAAGATGATGATGAAGATGATTTAGATGATTTAGATGATAATACTAATGAAAATTTTTCACGTGATAATATTAATATTTATAAAAAAATGGAACAAAAATATAATTATAATTAATATAATTATAATTGTAAATGTTGTTTAAAATTATCTATATATTCTATTATATTTTCTAAATTTTTTTTTGTAAAAGTTCCATTTTCAATTAATTTTTCCATTTCTTTATTAGTTATTGAACCATCATTTAAACCATTTAATATTTTTCCCTCAAATCCCTCTAATGTTTTAAAACCTTCAGATGATGTTTCTTTTTTTTCAGTTTCTTCTTCTTTTTCTTCTGACGTAAAACCTTCAATATGTCTATATTTTTTAAATTGACATCCATATATTACTATAAATAATATAGCAAATGTTAATGCTAATGATAATAATTTTAATATATTATCATAGTATCCCATTATTATTTCTTCTTTCTGTTTTTATTATAAGATATTAAAAATTAAATATTTTTAATGAATAGAAATGACAGAATTAAATATAGCTTATTCCTATAATGGAAATGAAATGATGATGGATGATAAACAATCTGATGATATGTTAGAATATCAACAATCTCCACCACAACAACAACCTCAACAACAAATACAACAACCTCAAATACAACAACAACCTCAAATACAACAACAACCTCAAATACAACAATTACCACCAATGAATAATAATTATTATTTAAATCAACAACCTCAAGCTCAAATAATTAAAAAAAAAGAATTGTATCAACAACGAAATCCAGAATATTCATTTTGGGATAGAATGGCATTATCTCGGAATGATGTATTTAAATTAGTATTACTATCATTTGTTATAGTATTAGGTATATCAATTGAAAGAATTGGAAATCATTATATTACTCAATATTTATCTGATAATATCTTATCATCTCTTCAAGAATTTATTGTTCGTATTAGTTATCCAATAGTAATATTTATTATATTATGGATAATAAAATCATTATAAATTAGATATATATTAATGAAAATTAAAGAATTATATAATATAATTAAACCATTAGTTGATATAATTATTAATAATTATTTTAAAGAAAAATATTATTTCATTATTAATATCATAGAAACTATTAATACTAAAGCATCCGAACATGCTACTGGAGCTGCGGGTGATGGTTCAGGATTAACAGTATTTAAATGTACATGGATTTATAAAATTTATTATTATTTAATATTATTAATATTTTTATTCTGTTTTCTTTGGATTATTCGTGATATTTATGTTAAAAATTATTATTCAACTAATGCATATTTAAGCACTTTATTTAAAAGCCAATTAAGATTAAATGATATTCCTGAATTTAATCAAATAAAAAATATTATTTATATTACTGATTTTTTTTCAGTTGATATAAATTTTATATTTTTTATTATTATTTCTATAATTATTATTGCTATTGCATATTATTTTCATTTTATACTTAATTTAAAAGAATTATATATTGAATTTAATTTATTTATACCATTTATTGTAATTATCATTATTTTAGGTGTAATTTATTATATATATAATTTTAATCATCTAAATATATTATCTCGCAGAATTAATTCTTTAATCGAATTAATTTATTCTAATATTAATATGCAATTTATAAATGACCAGAAAATATGTAATTATTTACAAAAGAAAGATAAATTTGATGATTATTTTGTTTATGGTAATTGTAATGATATGAAATATCTTTTTAATCAAAGTAAATTATATTCTTATATTACTTTCCAAATTAATGAAGTTTATAGTAATGATAATAATGTTTCTATTGAAACTTTTAAAACTATGAAAGATAGTAAAGGTGTTTTATATAAAGATAAACTAAAAGATGCATTCTTTACTTTTTCATTAATGAGATATTATATTGATAATAATTTATTAAATGATGCCAAAGATTTCTTTTCAACATATAATCTAATGAAATTAAGATTTAAACCACGTATTAATCCAATTTTAAATTTAAATTATGATTCTATTTTGTTTAATGCAACTGATTTATCTTATAATATTCCTGAAATGCAAAAGGCATTTAATAATAATAAAGATATATATAATTTTGTTTATAATGATTTCTATAATATTAATTCGACTATTCAAAAATTAATTGTTGATATATATAATATCTGTAAATATAAAATGATATGTGTTTATTATTATTATTTATTAGTTGGTATTATTATGACTTGTATTATAATATATTATTTTATTAAAAAATATTATAATAGATAAATGGATAATACAAGTAAAATAACATGTATTGATAATTTTAATGATTTTTTAAATAATCCTGATTTTTTGAAAAATAATATTTATAATTTATCTAAATTTAAAAATAATATTGTTAATTTAAAATCAAGTTTTCAAGACTGTGATTATAGAAAAATTAAAGATAATTATTTTGCAATATATAAATTATATGAACAATTAGAACAAAAACTTAATAAATTTATTGTTGATTATATAAAATTTAATAAAGATACAAATATATATGAATTAATACCTATTAATAATGAAGATAAATCTACAGCTTTAATTCAAAAAAGAAAAAATGATGCAAATGAAATTATTGAATATGAAATTTTATTTGAAATTATAGATTTTTATTTATGGTTATCTGATTTTATTTATAATTTTGATACTTTAAAAATTGATTATAAACAATATACTGATATTAAAAAAAATTATATTGATAAATATCCAGGAATATTTATCAATACTATTTCTAATAATATTGATACTTTTAAAATTGCAACTAAATATGCAAATATTATTAATTTTATATATTATTTTAATATATTTATAAAAGATGATATATTATATAAAAAAAATAAATTAATTCGCTTATCATTAATAAATGAATATTTGGATTTTATAAAAGATTTTACTAATACATATACATTCAATAAAGATAAAATTACTACAAACTCACCTAGTCAAATTATTACACTAAATAATGGTTCAAATGATAAAGAATTTTATGAAGGTGAAAATGGTTTTAAACATTATAAATTATTGATGGATTTATCTAATAAAACTAAATTTAATTCTAATATTAAAAAATATTTTGATGAAATTAAAAAAAATTTTCATGAAAATATAACAAAACAATATGAAGAAATTAAACAACAAGAAGAACAAGAAGAACAAGAAAGAACATTACAACAAAATAACGAATCTAATATTAGTACACAACGAGATTATGTAGCTGCAGCTGCAGCTGCAGACGAAGCTATTTATAGAAAAGAATATTTAAAACAACAAGGTAATATGCAATTGCCACCTGAAATAGAAGAAGTAGCTAAAATGGGTTTAGAAATTTTACAAAATAATAACACAAATCCAGAAGAATTCTTTAACCAAACATTTGTATTAGCAACAAAATCAGTTGAAAAGTTAACAACACTAATAACTGAAGATGAAAAAAATAAAATGCTTGGTTTTATAGAAGATATTAAAAAGGTTGGAGATAATTTATTAATACATAAAAAAAAAGATGATGCAATAAAAACAACTAAAAATGTATTTAAAGAAATAAAAGAAATTGTTAGAACTACTACATCTTTTAATACTATTACTGGATGGACTTGGTTTATTAGACCTTATATTGTTAATAAAAATATAGATAACATTCAAAAAGAAATAATATCATATATAAACCAAATTAATTTTGAAAAAATAAAAGATACAGCAGCAACAACAATATCAAATAATCCTCTTTTAATTTTACCTATACCTAATCCAACATCTGTAAATGAACAAGTAATAGTAATACCATCACAAGAACTAGCAGAACCAGCAGCACAAGCAGCACCAGCACAAGAACCAGCAGCAGCAGCACAAGCACCAGCAGCAGAACCAGCAGCAGCACAAGCACAAGCAGCACAAGCACCAGCACCAGCAGCAGAACCAGCAGCAGCACAAGAACCAGCAGAACCAGCACCTGCAAATCCTGTATTAAGTGGAAAAGCAGGTGGTGCATTATTTTCAAATAATTTAATAGATGAAGAAAAATTTAAATCTATAAAAGAATTATTACAAAAAATAATTAAACTTAAAAAACAAGTTTATGATAATATTATTTTAAAAAAAATTCTTCCTCAAAAACAACAACAGCAACAACAACAACAGCAAGAACAATCTAATTTAATAATAAATAATTCATTAAATAATAAACCAATTGCTGAACCCGAAACATTTGATTTTAAAATTAGGTCTAAAACAAAATTTTTTAAAGGAGTAGTTGATAAACTTAATAATGATAGACCAATATCAAGAAAAGATTTACATAAATATGAAAATATTGAAGAAAAAATAAAAAGCTTAGATAGTAATGAAGAAGATAAAGAAAAAGCATTATTATATATAGCTCAAGTTAAAGACCGTTTAAAAAAACAAAAGAAAGTATTTAAGGAAGAAAATATTATTGATACGGACAAAATAATATTAGATTTTAAAAGAGTTGCAGATGTATTTAAAATGGTTTTAATTGGATTAACCGTTATATCTATAATATTTTATGTAGTTGTATTATTAATATCAATTTATAATTTTTTTAATTTATTTATAAAAATAATTGTAAGTATTATTTATTTATTTTATAATACTGCAATAACTAATAATGATACTTTAAGTTATACAACAAAAAGAATAATAAAATGCACAAAAGATAATTATTCAGATGATATATTTAATGTATTAAATGAACAATTAACAGCATTATCAGTATTTAATACAAATATTTATATTATTTATATATTATTAGGATATATAATTTTATATTTATTATTTTTTATTTATTCATCAATTTTTAGCAAATATTATATATTACTAGGAAATATTAAAGATATTGACCCAAAATTCACATTATTAACAATAATAGCAATAATATTCACTTGTAGTTTTATTCATTTATTAATATATAAATTTCTTTTCAAATCAATATGTATAAGTAAATTTAAAGAAATTAATTTATATGAACAAAGTATTGATACATTAATTAAAAATGAAATATCAAAAAATAAACAAGACTTAGATTTTTCTGATAATTTTTATAAATTATTAACAGATACAACAAAAAGAAATGAAATAGATACAATATTTGCTAATATGGTATCCGATTTACAAGAAGGACAACCCAATAATTTAGGAGAATTTTTATTAATATATGATATTTATATATATTTTGAAGATTATATATATATAAATGATAAAAAGAAATTTCAAATTAAAAAATTTTTTGATGAAATGATTAAAGGTGAAATACCTCGACATAGTTTTATATCATTCTTAGATACAAATGAAAGAAGATTAATAAAACCATATCATGAAGAATTACCATTTTATAATCAAATACCATCTGATAAATTAGAAAATTATAAAGCAATAAATACAAATATAAGTGAAATAATAGTAAATATTAATAAATCAATAATAAAATATTCAGGAACTTTTTATCCATTTTTATTTACATGTATATATATAATAGTGATATGTATATATAATTTTATTTCATTATATATGATATTTAAATATATATCAGAAAATAAACAAGAAGATTTATTTCCACAATTTATATATACAATGGCAGATAAATTTGTAGAGGTTTCTAATATAATTTATAACCTTTTTAATAAATAAAGAATGATATATTATTTATTTATATTAACATTATTATTAATAATTGCATCTTTATTTATATTATTTAATTTTTTATATAAAATTGATTATATATATCAATTAGAAAAAGGATGTTTTATATAAATCCATTTCTATAAAATTATTATTTTTTTATTATTTAGAATGAATGAATATTATAATACACGTTATAATCTATCTAAATATTTTCTAAATATTGATAATGATGATTATTATTTATCTATTTTAATATTAATATTATATTTAATCACATTTTTATTATCACTATTTGCCCTAATATTAATGCTAAATATTAATGGTTATACAATTATATATATAATATTATTAGTATTTTATTATATTATTGTTTATAAATTAATAATATCACTTACATCTATAAGTAATAATGAAACTTTGATTAAATATAAGAAATTCTATGAATTTATTAATATTATATTTAAGGAAAACTTAAAATACGCCTTAAATAGTTATAAACATGATGTAAATATTATAAGTGATGTGGATATAAAATATTTATATTCGATAAAAAAAAGAGTTTTAACAAATATAAATAATATTGAAAATATTTATGGAAAAGATGCAGAAAAAATATTTAATTCATCATATGACCTTTTAAAATATTTTGATTTAGATGAATATATCAATAAAGGATTTAATAATAAATTATATGTTGAAAATATTAATTTTATTCAAAAGAATTTACCTTATATTATTATAAATCCTTATAATAAAAATATAAAATATATTGATTTAGAATTATTAGAAGATTATGAAAATCAAAAATCTCAATTAATAAATTATCTAAATATTAAATATAATAAAAATTTATCATATTCATCTAAAAATATATTAACACCTGATTTTTATAAAAAAATAACAAAATTAATATCAAATTATAAAATGAATATTTATTATTATATTGCAATATCTATATTTTTTATTATAATATTATTACATAGTTTATTTGTTTATTTTAATTATGTATTAACATATATTTATATTATTGCAATTATATTATCATTAATTATATTATATTATTTTAATTAAAGATAATAGATATTAAATATGGGCGGAAGTAGTACAAAAATTGAATATAATAATTTTAAATGTAATGAAAAACAAATACCACCAAAAGAACCTATAAAATTTACTAATTTAAAACATATTAGATGTATTTTTTTTACACAAGAATCATATGATGCAAAACTTCATATTCCTAAATCTTCTTTAACATTAGAATTTGATTCATCAATTGCTAATTTGGAAAATGATATTAATTTTTATATTAAAGATGTTTATGATAAAATGAATGCAATTACAGGAACAAATTATATTAAAGTTTTAAGTCCAATTTATATAATGTTTTCAAGAAAATTAGAATATATTAGTAGTGTTTTTGATGACCCTTCAATGAAAAAAATAGAATTTAAAAAACCAAATAAAACTTATTCATTAGCTATTAGTGAATTAATGAATACATATTTTAATAATTATCCAAATGCTGAATTAGAAAAAAAATATAAATCTTTACCAATGAATATATATAATTTTAATAATGGAAGAATAAAAGTTATTATGTATTTTCCATTTATGACTAATGATTTTAAATATATAACTAATTTTACTGATATTATTAATAGCACTCGGTTTTTAATTAATACTTTATTAGAAACTGATTTTAATGGTTTGCCTAATGTTAATACATTTAATGAAGATAAAATAAGAAAAAATTATGAAAAAACAAATGAAATAAATATTAAAAAAAATAAACCTATATTAAGACCTGACCAAATTGATTATGCAATAAATTCATTAAAAGCTGGTGATAATAATAATTTTAGATTTAAAGATGATTTAATGTATTTGTGCAATGAAGGAGGGTGTTTAAGTGAAAGTGCTGGTGAAGATTTTAATAATTTATTACCTTCATTGGCAACAACTGATTCAGATAATGATAATAGTGCTATTAATATGTCGCCATTTTTACCAACTAAATGTTTAGCACAAACAATTAGATATAAATGTGGTGTTCTTAATGCAGATACTGATAATGCATCAATACCTGATTTAATGAAATCAGAACCTATTGTTGATTATTTAACAAGTAATTTAAGAAAATATAAAATAAATGAAGAGTGTTTATTATTAGATAAAAATACAGCTAGTAAAAGTGATATTAAATATTGTGATAAGACTGCAGATAAAAGTCCTAATATGAACCAAACACCTGTTGATATAATTAATACAGCTTTATCATTTCAATTAAGAACTATGTATAATAGTGATTTTAAAGAAAAAGATAATGAAAAAAAAAAGATTGATAAGTATAATCATTATAGTAGAGATTATAGTATTAATATGATTAAAGAATTAATGTTTTTAAGAAATAAATATCCTGGTATTCAAGAAATTGTTTTTCCATTATATAAATATACTGGAAATAGTGAATATTTAATTGAACCACCATGGGGAACATTATTTTTAACAAATGATTATATTATATTTTATAATGAAAATATACCAATGCATAAAAGAAAATATTCATTTAATAATCAATTTTATTTAATTATGAATAGTAAAGGTTTAATATCTGTTAAAAGAGAAAGCGATGATAGAATAATTTATTTTTTAAATTTAATTCAATTTAAAAGACCTTTAACCATGGCTTTTACAGAAACTATTTCAATTTCATTTAAAGATGATATTTCAGGTTATGAAAAACCAAAAACAGTTCTTGATTCATCAATAAAATTAATTAATAAAAATGATAAATTAAGAGAACCTTTTAATTTTTATTTAAATAATGAAGGAAAATTAAGAGTTTATGCAAATGGATTTTTAGATGCAACTGACCAATCTTTTGTTAAATATATTGATGATAAAATAAATGAATTTAATAATTTTGGAAAAAATCCTGAATATTATAATAGTATTGATAATAAAAATAAAATAGATACAACAAAATTATATAATGATACACCTGTTTATACTGAATCACCAAAAAAAATAAATTAAAAAAATGAATAAGTATTATTATCATTATCATTATTATTATTATCATTATCATTATCATTAAATGTCATTAACAATTCAAAAACCTATTTTAAAATGGGTTGGTGGTAAAACTCAAATTATTGATAATCTTATTAATCAATTTCCAACTGAAATTAATAATTATTATGAAATATTTTTAGGTGGTGGAAGTGTTTTATTAGCTTTATTAACTTATATAAAAAATGGTATTATTAATATTCATGGTAATATATATGCTTATGATTTAAATGAACCTTTGATTTATACATATAAAAATATTCAATCTAATCATAATGAATTATATAATGAATTACAAAAAATAATTATTGAATTTAATTCTTGTAATAATAATGAAATTAATAGAAAACCTGCTAATATTGAAGAAGCAAAAAATAATAAAGAAAATTATTATTATTGGATTAGGTCAGAATATAATAAATTAACTATTGATGATAAAAAAACAATTATTGGTTCTTCAATGTTTATTTTTCTAAATAAAACATGTTTTAGAGGTGTTTTTAGAATTGGACCAAATGGTTTTAATGTTCCATATGGACATTATAATAATCCTGAAATAATTAATAAAAATCATTTAGATAATATTCATGAATTAATTCAAAATGTTATATTTGAATGTATTGATTTTAATGTTTCTTTAATTATTGATAAGTTTGATGGAATAAATGATTTTATATATCTTGACCCGCCTTATGCACCAGAAAAAGAAACATCATTTGTTAAATATACAGAAAATGGATTTGATATTAATAATCATTATAAATTATTTTCATTAATTCATGAATTGACAAATAAAAATATAAAAATAATGTTGAGTAATTCTGATGTAAGTTTAGTCCGTGATAATTTTACAAATGATAAATATAATATAACTTCAATTTTATGTAAAAGAAGTATTAATTCAAAAAAACCAGAATCAAAATCTAAAGAAGTTATTATTAAAAATTATGAATAAATCCATTTATCAATTCTTTCAAAATAATCTGCATCTTCACCAAATAATATTGGAATATTATATTCATCTAAAATTTTATTTAATATTACATATTTTTGTTCTGATGATGTAATTTTATTCTTTAAGAAATTATTTACACAAAATGAATAATGAACTTCAAATAAATCATTTAATATTACACCGACCGAAAAGAAAAATGAGACAAAAATACAAACTTTTGTTATGAAAATGATATAAGGATTAAACAATATAATAAGATGAATAGGGAGGTCATTCTACCAGACCAAGGAACTATATCCTGATTTTATAATGGTGTGTTTGGATTTTTAAGTTTTACTTATTAGTTCTATTATAAAATTATTGGTTTTATTACATTAGTCTTAATAAACTACCTTTAAGATGAAAAGCGTTTGTTAGTAGGATCTAAAATCTAAGAAGTCTAACAAAAGCGTAATAAAACAAACAAATACTACCAACCGTCTTAACAGACCGTCAAATGGTAGTTAGGTTCTTCAATGAACTCATTTACACCAATTGAAAAGTTATTTGTCTCATTTTTCTTTTCGGTCGGTGTAATTCATATTCTCTCTTTAATGCTGGACCACTCCATAATTTAGTTTCTACAGAACCTTCAACATTTTGTTCTTTTTTCTCTAAAATTTTAATTATTTTTTTACCATTCTTATATTCAATTATATAAGCTTCATCAGGACATCTAAATAAATTAATATCATAATTTTGTTTCATATATATCTTTAATCCATTTTGTAATAAATATGTAATTGTTTTATCTTCAAATGTTTTTGATAAACAATAATCATAAATATTTTTTCTTTTTGATGTTATACTATTTTTAACATAACCATTTTCTAATAATCTTATTTCATTATTTGTATCATCCTCAAATTTTTTACCATAATAATTAGTATTTGCACCACCAGCACCAATTCCTTTATTCTTTTTCATTAATTTGATTAGTATATATATTTATTATTTTCATTTTTTATAATAAAAACAAAAAATAATTTATTTAAATAGATTATCAGGATTTTTAATATGTTTAATCCATTTAATAGGATTATAATCAAAACTACCTGTTAATCCTATAAAGAAATTAAGTTCTTTTGCTTTATTATGAGCATTTTCATTTGGTAATGTTAGATGAAATTTAAATATTTCTTGAAATGACATTTTAGATAATTTAGTATTTATTATTTTTAAATTATGAATAATTTCATCAGCACCCATATCTTCAATATATGAACTATGTTTATTTAAAAATGCATTTAATTGTTTTTGATGAAATCTTGGTTGATTTGCTTTTTGATGTTTTGGACTTGTTTCTATTCCTTTTTTAAGAATAGGGTCTTTAACAACAGTTTCAACAATTTTAGTAATTCTAATTACAGGCATATCCCATGGATTTAATAAGATATTATTATTAATTTTTTTAAATAAATCTATAATAAAATCTGAATCATTAATTGTTTCAACAGTATATACATTACAATATACATAATTATCAAATGTAGGTTCATTTAACATTTTTTGTCTAATAGCTTCACATCTATGTTGTCCATCAATAATATATAATTCATTTGAAGCTAATTCTTTTACAGCAACTAAAGTCCATATATAATAATTATCATCAGTAATACTTTCATATAATTCATTAACTTTTGCATTATTAATTCTTCTATTTCCATACCATGAATTTGATATTTTTAATAAATTAATAAAATCAATTTTAATTAAATACGAAACTTTACTACTCTGATGCAAAATAGTATAATTATTATCAACATCATCAAATGGTGAATCCATTTTTATAGATAAAAAAATTATATTTAAGAATTATCATTTTTTATTTTATTATAAATATGGAAGATTTAAATAATAGTATATCAAATGCAGGTAAAAAATGGACAAATAAAGAAGATGAACAATTATTAGAAGAAATTAATGATAATAAATCTTATGATGAAATAGCATTAAATCATAAAAGAAGTAAATATGCTATTATATTAAGAGTTATATCTCAAATTATTTATCCTAAATATTATGATAATGAAAATGATAATGATAATGATAATAATGATGATAATAATGATATAACTAATGAAATTATATCAAAAGAATATAATATTGATATAGAATTATTAAAAAGAAATATAAATAATATAAAAATTAAAAAATCTATTATTTCAAATAGAAAAGAAAAAGAAATAACAAAAGAAAATAAAGAAATAAAAATAAATTATAATGAAAAAATATTAGAACAATTAGATAATTTAATAATGAAATAATACTTCAGGTGTTCTAATATTTCTAATTATATTTTCAATTTTATAAATTGATTTACATTCTTTTAATCCTAAGAAGAATTCAATTCTTTTTGCACTTTGCCATTTATTTCTATTATTAACATTATCATTAATATAAATATCTTCAAATGCTTTTAATCTTAAACGATTATTAATAATTTTTAAATTTGTAATAATCAAATCAATATCCATAGTTTTAATAATATCTTTATTTTTTTGAAATAAATCATTTAATGTTTTTTTATGAATATATGGTTGATGTGCTGAATGTCTTTTTTCATCTGTTTTAATTCCTTTACTCAAAACAGGGTCTTCAACAATCTTTTGAATAATATTAATAATTGTATTATCAGGATAATCATTTTCTCCTAATGGAGTATTTTTATTTATTTTATTAAATAAATTGATAATATATTGACTATCACTCTCTTTATTATCAACTAAATAAATATTAATATAAAGATTATTATTATATTGCAAATTATTGTCTTCTGTCATTCTTTTTTTAATGGCTTCAAATCTATGTTGCCCATCAATCAAATATAAATTATCATTAGAACGTTCTTTAATTGCTGTTAAAGTCCATACAATCTTATTATTATCAACAATACTATCATATAATTCATTAACAAATTCTTCATTAATTTGTCTATTATATGACCAATGTTTAATATATCTAATTAATGATACATAATCTATTTTAATTAACATAGAATTATCATTATCATTATCTAATATCTGAATTGATTCAGCACCTCCAAATAATATTTCATGATATTGAACATCATTATTATCATCATCAGAAGACATTTTAAATATGAAATTATTTAATATAATTAAAAATCAATTTTTTTTATATATATTAAATATAAATGGACGATTGGGCAATAATAGATTTATATTTTAAAAATCATAAATATCCTTTTACTAATCATCATTTAGATAGTTACAGAGAATTAATAAAAACTTATATTCCAAAAACTATAAGTTCATATAATCCTATTACTATGATTAAATATGATGAAAATGATAAAACAAAAAAAATTATGCAAGTTGATGTTTTTATTGGTGGTGAAAATACTGATGAAATATTTATAGACCATCCAATTATATCTGATTATAATAGTGAAGGTAAATTAAATAAAATTTTAACTCCAAATGATGCTAGATTAAAAAATTTAACTTATGAAACTCATATTTATGCAAATGTTCTTGTTAAAGTTACTAATAGCGATGATGAAATTACAACAACTACTTTAAAAAATGTTGCAATTGGAAGTATTCCGATTATGTTGCATTCTGATATTTGTGTTTTAAATGGAAATGGTAATAAAGTTTTACAATTATTAGGAGAATGTATATATGATTGTGGAGGTTATTTTATTATTGATGGAAAAGAAAAAGTTATAGTAGCTCAAGAAAGTTTAACAACTAATTGTTTATTTACAAATAAATTAAAAGATGATGATAATTTTACTTATAAAGGTTTTATTCGTTGTAGTGCAGATAGTGGTGAATCATTATTAAAACCTCGAAGTGTTGAATTTTATCTAGTTAAAAATAATGATGATGTTACTGAAAAACATTTTCATCAAAAAGGATGTATTTTAGTTAGCTTACCAACAGTTGAAGGTAAAATACCATTATTTATAGTATTTAGAGCATTAGGATTAGAAACTGATAAAGAAATTTATGAAGCTATTTTTGGAATTAATAATAGTCCAATTGAAGAAACTTATTTTTCAAATTTTATAAGACCTTCTTTATGTGATAATTATTATATTAATGATGGAGTTAAAAAATATATTTATACACAAGAAGATGCATTGAATTATATTAAATTTAGAGTTAAATATAAAACAACTGACCATGTTAGATATATATTATCTGCAGATGTTTTACCAAATATAGAATTATTTAAAAATAAAAGTAAATATTTAGGTTATTTAACAAAAGAATTTATTAATGTATGTTTAAAAATTAAATTAGAAACTGACAGAGATAATTATTTCTATAAAAGAATTAATATTAGTGGTTTCTTATTAGCTGAGTTATTTCAAGAAGCATATGCAAAATTACGTAAAGATATTCGAGATACTATGGATCAATTTTATTATTATGGTGCATGGAAAAATACCAATAATTTCAGTAATTTTATAAATAAAGATAATATTTATCGTCTAATTCGTAATGTTCTTATTGCTGAAACTTTTGCAAAATCTCTTAAAGGTCGATGGGGTTTAGCAAGTGATGATGACCCTGAATTAGGACGTGTTCAAGATTTATCAAGAATTAGTTATATTGGCTATTTATCACATTTAAGAAGAGTTAATATGCCTATTGATAGAAGTTTAAAAATAACAAGTCCTCATAAATTACATTCACAACAATGGGGAATTATGTGTCCATTTGAAACTCCTGATGGTGCATCTGTTGGTTATTTAAAGAACTTAGCATTTTTATCAAAAGTAGCAGCAGGAACAAATCCAGAATTTATTAAATCATGTTTATTAGATATTGGAATTATACCAATAGAATTTTATAATTTACCAATGGATAAAAATATAACTAAAGTTTTTATTAATAATACTTGGTTTGGTATTACTAATGACCCTATTAATGTTTATCGTATTTTAAAAGCTTATCGTAGAAATGCTTTAATTAATATTTTAACATCTATATCATGGCATACTGCTTATAATGAAATAAGAATATTCACTGAAACAGGAAGAGCAGTTAGACCATTAATTATAGTAAAGAATGGTAATACAAAAATATTTAAAAATAAATATTCAAATTGGTTTGATATGATTATTGGTAAATATTATCCTAATGACGATAGAAATGAACAAATTTATTATAAAAATTATTATATTAATCCTTTAACATTACCTATTTTTAATAATAAAGATATTCTTGAAATAACTGAAATTTTAGAAAAAGATGAAGCTGTTATTGAATATATTGATGCTCAAGAATCAGATGTATCATTAATAGCTATGTATCAAAATGATATTAATAATTTTCATACACATCTTGAAATACATCCATCAACTATTGTAAGTGTTGTTACTGGAAATATTCCAATGTGTAATCATAATGCAGCTGCTCGTAATGTTTTCCATGCGGCACAAACTAAACAAGCAATTGGAATATATGCAACTAATTTTAAAAAACGATTTGATACTTTTGGATTTATTCAACATTATCCACAAAGACCTATTATAAATACAAGACATTCACAATATACTGGAAGTGATTATATGGCTAATGGTGTAAATCTTATAGTAGCTATTATGACTTATACAGGATATAATCAGGAAGATAGTTTAATTATAAATAGAAATTCTATTAATCGTGGATTATTTCATTTATCTTATTATAAATCTATTACTGCAACTGCAAAAAAAGTATCAGATTATGAAAGAATTATATTTGGTAATCCAAATAATTTTTATAAAATTGATGATATAAATAAAAAAAATAAAATAAATGTTCAAGGTATTAAACGTGCTAATTATGATTTATTAGATGAACGAGGTTTTGCCATTAAAGGTTCATATATTCCAAGAGGTCAAAAAGCTGTTGTTATTGGTATGATATTAGAAAAAGAAACATTAAAAGAAGTTAAAAATGGTGTTTTTATTGAACAAATTAAAGAAACAACTTATACTGATATTTCTATAACTAGTGATGATAGTCATTATGGATATATTGATGATGTTTATTATGATAATAAAACAGGTATTGATTCAGATACAATGATTTGTAAAATTAAATTTTTAAAAATAAAAATACCTGAATTTGGAGATAAACATTCTTCACGTCATGGACAAAAAGGAGTTATTGGTATGATATTATCAGAAGAAAATATGCCTTTTACCAAAGATGGCATTAAACCTGATTTAATTGTTAATCCTCATGCTATTCCTTCACGTATGACAATTGGACATCTAGTTGAATGTGTTTATGCAAAATTATGTTGTTTAGAAGGTTATTTAGGTGATGGAACTATTTATATAGATATTGACCATAAATCTATTTATGATAATTTAGAAAAAAATAATTATCATAAACATGGAAATGAAATATTATATAATGGTCAAACAGGTCGTCAAATACATACAGAAATATTTATTGGTCCAACTTATTATTTTAGATTAAAACATATGGTTGCTGAAAAGATTAATGCACGTGGTAAAGGTCCAATGACACAATTAACACGCCAGCCAACTGGAGGACGTAGAAAAGAAGGAGGATTACGTATTGGAGAAATGGAAAGAGATAGTTTAATAAGTCATGGTATTTCTAGTTTTATTCAAGAAAGTATGATGGAACGTTCTGATAAATATAGATGGCAAGTTTGCAAAAAATGTGGCATAATTCCTAATTATTCTAAAAAGATTAATTCATGTATTTGTCCTTTATGTGAAGGTAATGAAAGTAGTATTATTGAAACTCCTTATTGTATGAAATTATTAAATCAAGAATTAGAGGCTATGAATTTACAAATGAGATTTAATTGTGATTATACAGAATTACCTAATAATTCTCTTGAAATATTAGATGATGATAATTATTATAATGAAGATATTATAACTGAAGATATAAATAATAAAAATATTAAAGAAGATAATAAACCTAAAAAAAATATTATTGTAAAACCAACTAAAGGAAGAAAACCAAATCTTCCTAGAAAAATATTAAAAGGTGGAGAAAGTAGCAGTGAAGAAAGTAGTATTGAAGAAAGTAGTAGTGAAGAAGAAAGTGATGATGATAAAGTAAGTAGTAATGGTGAAGAAGAGGAAGAAGAAGATGAAGTAAGTAATAATGGAGAAGAAGAAGAGGAAGAAGATGATGAAATTAGTATTGGAGAAGAAGAGGAAGAAGAGGAAGAAGATGATGAAGAAATTAGTAGTAATGGAGAAGAAGAGGAAGAAGATGATGATAATAATATTAGTATTGAAAAAGAAGATAAAGAAGAGAAAGAAGAAGATGAAGTAATTAAAGATGAAGATGATAATAATAAATTAATAATAACTAAAAAAGACGAAGATAATGGAAGTAGCAGTGAAGGAAGTAGTAGTAGCGAAGGAAGTAGTAGTAGTGAAGAAGAACAAGACGAACAAGAAGAAGAAACAAAACAAGAAAATCATACTAGTGGTGGTAATAATAAAAATATAAAAAAAGAAGATAAAAATGTTGAAAGTGAAATTAAAATAATTAATTTATAATTAAATGATAGAATAAAATGAATGATTTTTTATTAATATTTATTGGTATATTTATTTTATTATTAATATTTCTAGTATTTTTATTATTAGCTTATGTATATAATTCATATACCACATATACAGTTGATATAAATAAGAATTTATCAACATCAGAAACAAATATTAATAATACATCAAATGCTTTTAATAAATTACAAGATAATGTTATTAATGAACTTGCTAAAGTTAATAAAAATCAAGAAATTATTGTTAAAACAGTTCCAAATCAATTAGTTTCTTTAAATTCAAATTTATTATCAATGTTTCAAATATCAAGCAATAATATTAATAATTATAATGATATTACAACAAACAGTATAGATATTCACAGTATAAATGTTATTAAACCTTTTACTACTTATAAAACTTTCACATCTATAACTGATGATAATAATTTATTAAATATTTGTAATAATAATACAGATGCATCTAAAAGAGCATGTATTCAAATGAATATTAAAGATGATAATTTTAATATTTATACAAAAAATTCAAATACAAGTAATATAAAAAATATTAATATTTATGATATTAATAATGGAATATTAGCAAGTTTTGATACATATAATAAAAATATATCATTAGGTTCAAATATAGATCCTGCAATATCTATAAAAAATAATGTATATACACCTGATACTATTGTATGTAAATATACAATATCTAAAGCTAATAAACAAATAACAATATTATTAATATCAAATTTTAAAATTAAACAAGATAAATATATTAATATAGCAATTTTAAGTAAGTTTCAAATGGCAAATACCAATATTAGAGATAGAGATGTAACTTTTAGATATTATGAATGTAATTTTAAATTTAAAGCAGCAGCAGTAATTAATCCAGGTATAACTTATGAAGAAACATTTAATATTTTAGAAATGGATGAAGAAACTCCATTAATTGATGAAGTGACGACAACAAATGGATATATAACTTTATCTTAAAATTAATAATATTAATTTATAATTAAATGATAGAATAAAATGAATGATTTATTATTAATATTTATTGGTGTATTTATTTTATTATTAATATTATTAATTTTTTTATTATTAGCTTATGTATATAATTCATATACATCATATACAGTTGATATAAATAATAATTTATCAACATCTGAAGAAAATATTAATAATACAACAAATGCTTTTAATAGATTACAAGATAATGTAGTTGATAAAATTGATAAAGTTAATAAAAATCAAGAAATTATTATTAATAAAGTTCCAAATCAATTATTTTCTTTAAATTCAAATTTATTAAATATATTTGAAATAACAAGTAATTCTAAAAAATATAATGATATTACAACAAATAATATTGATATTAATGGTATAAATATGATTAAACCTTTTACTACTTATAAAACTTTTACTTCAATTACTGATGATAATAATTATTTAAATATTTGTAATAATAATACTGATGCTTCTAAAAGAGCATGTATTCAAATGAATATTAAAGATGATAAATTTAATATTTATACAAAAAATAATAATTCAAGTAATGTAAAAATAATTGATATTTATGATAATAATAATGGAATATTAGCAAGTTTTAACACATTTAATAAAGAAATTTCTTTAGGTTCAAATATAGACCCTGCAATATCTATTAAAAATAATTTATATACATCTCATATTATTCTATGTAAATGCAATTATATTGATACTGATGGCACAAAAGGACTTAATGGTATTATAGGTCCTAAAGGTGATAAAGGAGATAAAGGAGATAAAGGAGATAAAGGTGATAAAGGAGATAAAGGAGATAAAGGTGATAAAGGTGATAAAGGTGATAAAGGAGATAAAGGAGATAAAGGAGATAAAGGTGATAAAGGCGATAATGGAAAAAATGGAGATAAAGGCGATAAAGGAGATAATGGAAAAAATGGAGATAAAGGCGATAAAGGAGATAAAGGAGATAATGGAGATAAAGGCGATAAAGGAGATAAAGGAGATAATGGAGATAAAGGAGATAAAGGCGATAAAGGAGATAAAGGAGATAAAGGAGATAATGGTAATACTTCCCCAACTGTAGAAACAACTCCTCAAATATCACCTTTTACAAATAGAATTGAAAAATTTACTACAGGTGTTGCATCAATAACATTAACTTTAATATCAAATTATAATATATCAAATGATAAATATATAAATATATTAATTTTTAATAATTTTAAAATAATAAATACAACAGAAACACAAATAAAAGAAATAACATATGATAATAAAATTTTAAAATTTAAATCAATTAATAATATTGTAAAAGATACTATTTATACTATAACAATTGATATTGAAAAAAATCAATCAGACCCAACATTAACATTATTAGAAACAATAACAACAAATGGATATATAACTTTATCTTAATAGAAGAATAGAATAATAAATGAATATAATATTGATATTAGTAATATTATTAATATTTATATTAGTAATATTTACAATTATAGATAAATTTTCTTTATTATCTAATTATAATGATAATGCTAATGCTAATAATAATGCTAATGCTAATGCTAATAATGATGTTAATAAAAAAAATAATATAAATAATGATATTATTAGTCATAATAATAAATATCATAAATATAATAATGATGATAATAATGACGATGATGATGATAATGATATTATAAAAGATGATAAATTATTTATAAAATATTCATCAATAAAAAATAAATTAATAACAGATGATGATTATATTAATTTACATTATTTTATAAATGAAATTAAAACATCAATATATATATCAGAAATAAATGCAAATAATAAAAATAATATCATTGAATTAATAAGCAATGATATTCAAAAAACAAAATTAAAATATAATTTTAATAAATTAAAAAATATATTTGTAATAATAAAAAAAATAGATGAAAATATAAAAATAGTTATATTTTATGATGGATTATTATATAATTCACAAAAATTTAAATTTATTGAAAATGATTATTCTGGATATACAATTGTTTATAAACTTAATTTAAATAATAAATTATTTAATCATTATCTTCAATAAATAAATTTACAGGTTTTTTATCAAGTTCTTTTTCATATAATTTCCAATAATCAGCAATCTTTTTTACTGTTTTATTATTCCATTTATCTTTATCAAAATGAACTCGTTGAACATTAATAATTTCTAAATACCAATATACATATTTAGCATCATTTATTTTTTTCATTTCATCAATATTATCTTTATAATTTTGATTAGGTGTTGAATAAATATAAGAATGGTCTTCTAATTCTGCAATAATTCCATGTTTATAATTTTCATTTTCATCATTATTTTTAATATTATTAATATAATCATCAATATCATTAAATGCTTTAAATTTACATTCAATATAATCACAAATATCTAATTCACATACTGCCATTTGTCCCTGCATTTGATAATAATATTTATCAGGAATGACTTTATCTTTAATTTCTCTAGAATATGGACATTTAATTTCAATCATTATTCCTTCATCTGTAATACCATCAGGTGATGCACCGAAATTATTAATATTATCATTAATTAATAAACCAAATTCATTAACTTTTGTAGAATTTAAATGAGAATAAATATTAACAGCTGCTTGTTCAAACATACAACCCCATTTTAAAGCAGGAATTGAATGAGAATTAAATGATACATTTTTTATTTTTTTTTTAATTAATGTAGCAGGATGATAAACTGCATCATATAAATCACTTGCTGTTAATCTATTTTCACGTAATTTAAACCATTCTTCTGTTCTTTGTTTAATTAATGGTCTTTCTTTTAAATTATTTAATATAGATACTCTGTCATTGGTATTCATTCGCCTTCTTTTTATATTGCGCCGAATCCTTATATTTTTTTTCCATGGCGGCATTTATTCTATATATAGTAGTGGATGTATCCATGTCAAGTTTATCCGCGTTAGTCATTTTTTTATTATCTTTTTTTTTTGCAGCAGCTATTGCAATAATCTCTTCCTTCTTTTCATCTAAAATTTTATTAAAATTATGCATTAATTCGTCCATTATGTCTCTAAAATTGTATATATATTCTAACTTATTATATTCTTAAAGTCAATTTTTTATCATTAAAATAAAAAATGAATTATTATTATTATTCTAAAAATAATAAATAAGAATATGAGTGATAATAATGATAATGATAATAAATATATAAAAAGTAATTTATTTACAATTGGAGTTGATGAAGTAGGTAGAGGAACATTATTTGGTAATGTTGTAGCAGCTGCGGTTATTATGCCTGATGATTTGGATGATGAATTATATTATCAAATTAAAGATTCAAAAAAATTATCATTTAAAAAAAGAACAATTTTAGCCAATTATATCAAAGAAAAAGCATTAACATATGGAATTGGAATTGCAACTCCAAAAGAAATTGATGAAATAAATATACTTCAAGCAGCTATTAAAGCAATGCATAGAGCATTATTTATTGCATATAAAAAATATAAATTTACATCTATTATTGTAGATGGTAATTATTTTAAACCAATAATTTCACCAGATGATGATGAAATTATTGATTATTCATGTATTACTAAAGGAGATACTAAATATATAAATATTGCAGCAGCATCTATAATAGCTAAAGATTATCATGATAATGAAATTATTAAAATAGTAAATGATAATCCAGATTTAAATAAATATGATTTACTTAAAAATATGGGATATGCAACATTAAAACATAGAAATGCTATTATAGAACACGGAATTCATGATTTACATAGAAAAACATTCTCATCATGTAGTATTATTAAGAAGTCTTAGGGGTTTTATTAGCAATATTATGAGTATTAATATATTCATCTAATTTTAATTTATTTCTTTGTAAATTCTCATGTTGAAGATTGGCTAAATTATAATCTTGTTCTGCACTATAATATTTTTTATGTTCATCACTTTCAAATCTTCCAGGTATAATAGTAGGTCCATACTTTTTATTTATAGCTATAGATAATTCTGCTAATTTCATATAAATATAATTATAAATACTTAATATTATTTCTCCAAATATATCATAAAATATATATAATATGTATAAAAATATTATAAATAATATTATTTGTAAAAATATAGATAATATTTTTGTTAATTCGGGAATATTAAATGTATTATCAATATCATCTTCAACTGGTGCTTCTTCAACTTTATTAGATGGTTTAACTTCTGGTTGGCATTCGTGTAATTGAGTATTATAAATAAATCCATTTTCACATGTTTTTATTTCTAATCTTTCAACTGAAAAAAAGTATTTAAATTTATTATTTTCTTCAAATAATAAAATAGCATTTTTATTTTTTGTTTCTAAATCATAAAGCTCATAATCATAATAAAATTTATGTTCTACGAAAAAAACTTTATTATCTGTCAAATATAATTTTTTAATATCTTCATCTGAATAATAAAAAATATTATTTAATAAAGTATTATATTTATTATTATATAATGAAAATGATTTTTTTGTTTTATCTATAATATTTGTACTAAAATTAGTTTTATTATTATAACAAATATTAACAGCTTTATAAAATATATTCTTTAATCTATTTGCTATATCATCATCTTCAAATATTAATCTTAAATTTTCATATAATGATATACTACAATAAAATTCTTTTTTTGTTTTTAATATATCAATTGTATCAATAACATTAATAGTTTTTATGTCATCTTCTAATACTGGTTTAAATATATTTGCTAATATCCATGTATGATGTAATATAGGAGGTATAAGAACTCCAGAAGCATCTAAACCATTTAATGTATACATTTCAGGCTCATTTTCATTAAATTTTCTACTTTTATATGTAAATTCTTTAATATAAGTATAATCTTGTTCTTCTGCTGTTGAAAAATTATGTATAATATTTTCTTTAATACAATCTATAAATTCTTTATTAATATCTATTGTAAAATCATTTTTAATATTATTATTTAAAATATTAGTTTGAGAATTATAAATATTATTATAGATTTCATCATTTTTATCATATATTTTAGTATCAATATTATTCTCTAAATTATAATCAAGAATAGATTTATATAATAAAAATAATAAATTATTATTAGCATTTATTATATTTTTTGAATATGCAATATTTCCTATTAAATTTATTAATCCTATTGGTGAAAACATATATTTATTAGCAAAAATACCATTACCAAATAATTTTTTTGGAATACATTTAAATTCTCCTTTTTCTGTTGTATAAGGTAAATAATCACGTCTTTTATCATCACCACTACATGGTTTATAGCATTTATAAACATCCAATTCAGTATATTTTGATATATCTTTATAATATGTATTACCTAAATAATAATTAGGTGTAATTATCCAATCATACCATTTATTTTCACAAAAAGCTTTATTAACATTACTAAAATAAGGACAAAATGCAGGTTTTGATTTATTTTTACTTTTTAAATTAAGATTAATAGTTGTTTTATCTGTATTTAATTTTAATTTATCATCTAAAACAATATTTTTTACAATTTCACATTTACTATAATCACTATTTGCTGTAAACCATGGATTATTAGCTTGAATAGCACAATTTTGATATATATTACTTGTTCTATTATCAATTATAAATAAATCATTTTTATTATCATCTAATTCATCTAATTTTGTATTTATAAATTCTCCATATTTATCAATAAAAGATGTTGAAAATGGATTATTAAGATTATTAGGTTTTAAATCAATATTAACAGTATATCCATATAAATTATTTAAACTTTCATAAGTTGCCTTTTTAATATCAGTATTTTTAGTACTATCGGAACAACTCATTTATTATTCTAATTTTATTATTATTTAATAAATTCTTCATAAGTTATAATAGGTATATTTAAACTTCTAGCTGTTTTAACTTTAACTGTATTATCATTATAATCTTTAACAATTAAAGTTGTTGTATTTTTATTTACTATATTTGATATTTTACCACCATTTGAAATAATAATAGTTTCTAAATTCTTATCTCTAATTCCAGTGAATACATATACATTATTTTTATATTTATTATTTATTATTTTTTCTTTTTTATTATCATTTTCATTATCTTCTTTTTTATTATCATTATCATCATTATCATTATCATTAATATCAATATTTAAAGAATTATAAAATTCAAGAAATGTTTTTAAATTAGATATAATTAATGATGCGGATACTTCACCTAATCCATTAATTTTTTTTAAATCATCAACTGTTAATTTTAATGTTTTTTCTTGGTCTGTGCAAATAAAAGGATATACTTCAAAAACTAAATTTAATTTTTTCTCACCTAATCCACGTCCTAAAAGATTAGATGCATGCATTATATCTAAACATTTTTTAGTTTTTATAGATTTTAATGATTCAATTAAATTATTAGCACTTTTATCTTTAAAACCTTCAATATTTAAAAGTTCATTTTTAGAAATATTAATAATTTTTTGTAATGTATCAAATGAATTATCATATAATTTTGTAATAATACCTTCTCCAATTCCTTTAATATTTAAAGTTTTCATAAAATATGTAAAAATTTTAATATCTTGTTCTCTATTTTTAACCGAACCTTCCAATATAATATCTTTACCCTTCCATATATAAGGAACTGATGGTAATAATGGTATTCCATTTGTTGATGGTTTTATAACATTTTTAATATAAGGGATTACATCACCCGAGCGAATAATGGTAATTTTAGAACCAACACCAATAACATTTTTTACAATATAATCAGCATTAAATCCAGTAGCTTGTTTAATTTTAACACCATTTAATTTAATTTCATTGAATTTAACAATAGGTTTAATATATTTATCTTTGCTAATATTCCATTCAATATCAGAAACAATAACATCAACTTCTTCTTGCATTTTTAAAGATTTAAATGCAAATGAATATTTAGGATTTTCACCTGATTTAATTTTATAAATATCATTATGTGTAACAACTAAACCATCAATTTCATAATTACTTGTTTCTTTCCAATTTTTAAATAATTCATATAAATTTGAAATAGATAATTCAGATGTTGTAATATATCTAACAATATTAAATTTTAATTTTGATGCATATTCTAATGCTTTTTGAATATTAGTTCTAGGATTTAATACATCATATGCTATAAATTCAATATATTTTGCAATATCTTTATCAATTACTTTTGAATTAATACTACCAGCAACAACATTACGAGCATTTGCACCTTTATATGAAATTTTAGTCCAATTACTTTTACTAATAATTAATTCACCTCTAATAGCTATTTTTTGTTTATCATTAAAAATAGGAATACCTTTAATAATATCTTTAAATTGTGTTATATCTTGTCCATATATTCCATTACCTCTTGTATATATTCTAATTTTATTATTATTAATAATGATTAAACAAGAAATACCATCTAATTTTTCACTAATTACATATGAAGAAGGATTATTATATTTAATTAACCATTTTTGCAAAGTTTTATCATCATCTTTAATTTTATCTTGAGAACCAAGAAAGAATGGTAATTTAATTTTATTATCAATAGCTACATCAGCACCAATTCTTTTAAAATAATCATTCTTTTTATCAATAGTTTTTAAATAATCTTTAATTTCATCATATTCATCATCGGTAAAAATAGGTTCTCCTAAATTATAATATTGAATATCTGATTTAATTAATAAATCAATTATTTCTTTTTTTGTTAAAGATTTATAGTCAATCATATTAAATAAACTTTCTATATATAATAATTCAATTTTTATTTATGTATAAAAATAAAAAATGAATATTTATTTATATACAAAAAAATATGATTAATATTAAACAATTGATTACAGAAAATACAAATATTATTGAATTTTATTTAATGCAAAATTCAATAAAACCAGAAGAAAATAAAATAAATATTTTTATTAATGATGATTTAATTAAAAAAATTAAAAATAATTTTAAAAAAACAAAACAATGTGATATTGCATATTATTGTCGCAATAATTGCAATTATGTTTATGATTTATCAAATGATAGTCAATATGTATATACAAGACGTTTAGAAAATACATCAATTATTAATAATAAGATTAATTATTATGTATTAGTTTTTAATGAAATTAAATTACCAACACATACATTTCCATGTACTAATGATATTAATCAAAAATATATTATTAATGTTATTGAATATAAAATTAATAATAGAATAACTTTAATTATTAAAAATAATAATTGTTTCATTAATTATAAACATAGTAAAGATGTTGATATAGATAAAACTCAAGAAATTATAAATAATGTCATTAGTAAAATTAATTCTTTATAAAATTATTGTTGTTATGATATGTCCAATTGGTTTATCTGAAAATAATAATTTTTTTTCTAATAAACATTTAATTAAATCATAATCTTCTTTAAATAATTTAATATTATCATAAATATTAGTTAAATAATTATCAAATGAATAATTATTAAATTTATCTGGAGATATATGTTCATATAATGTTTTTATTAATTCTATATAATCATTCATAAATTTAATATTTTTTCTATCAATAATATCTTCACTTAATCCAAAATCCCAAATAACCCAATTTAAACCTAAATTTTCAATATAAAAAACTAAATCATGATATTTATATTCAAAACATGATTTTTTTTGTTTTTTTATTATATGATATAAAAAATTATATAAATGTGAATCATTATGTTTAATATTATTTTGATGACAAGTTAAAATACCAATAAAACATTGAGATAATGCATTTTTAAATTGTTCATTAGTAATTTTATCAATATTTTTATTAATAAATGTTCCTAAATCACCATTTGCTAATTCGACAAATGTTGAATTATAAGAATTAATATTTTTATATTCTTCATATTTTTCATCATCTTTTGTTAATATTAAATTTTTAGGTAATAATTCATTTTTTTTATCATAATAACTACATTCTAAATTACTATAAATTAATGGCAAATGAATATTTCCAGTTGCAATTGCAATTTTTGTTAAATAATTTAAATATTTTAGTTCTTCATAAGTATCAGTTGTTAATAATTGAATTTTTGTTGCAAATGTATATTTCTTTTTTTTATCTTTTATTTCTGATACAAATACACTTCCATAACTTGAATCAACACCTATTCTTTTATATAATAATATAACATCATTTAATGTATATACTCCATTTTTAATTGGATATAAACATTTATTTGCTGCATTTTTAATTTTATCATTAATAATTGAATTAATTTTATCATATTTAACAAATCTATCTAATATATTAATTGTCATTGCTATCTATAAAAGAATATAAAATAAAAAATGATATTAATAATTAATATAATAATTAATAATCATGATAAATAACTTTACATATTTTCTATATAATAACGATTTGACCGATTATTTAAATTGTTATTCAAGTTTTATTATGACTCGTAAAGATTTAAGAAATAATATTTTAAATCATAGAATGAATTTATTGATTAATTGTTATACTAACCAAGAAAAACAAAAAAAATATAAATTAATTGAATATTATATTCGTTCTTATAATGATAATTATTTATCATCAAAAATTAATAATAATTTACATGAAATTAATGATACAGAAGAAAATCCAGAACAAAGAGATGAAGATGTTGAAAACCATTATAAAAGTATTATTAATCCAAATTTTAATCCTAATCCCAAACCTCAAATTGATTATGATGAATATGATAAAGTTTATGCATTAAAACTTGAATTAGAAGAAGAAGAAAAACAAAGAGAAAAAGAAATTGTATTAGAAAATGATTATAATGACGAATATAATGATGATTATGAATATTATAATTCAGATGATAATGAAGATTATGATAATGATTATGAATTTATGGATGATTATTCATAAATAATTTAAATTTTCTGTTTCTTTAAATTTTCTCTTCTAATAAATCTTTTAGGAGGTTCTGGTTCTCCATTTTCATTAGTATTAACATGTTTATTAAACCATTCTTGACCAATAATAACTGATGCTTTATCAGATGTTAATTCATCATTAATTATTTTTGTTCTCATTGATAAGAAATAATTAAAATATTCCCAATTAAATGGTTCATTAGTTCTAGAAGCAATATCAAATAAAATTGGATAACGTTCTACAAAAAAAGGATATTCAGTTTTTAATTGTTCAGTAATATCTACATTTAAATTTTTTTCTATTTTTTCTCTTATTTCTTTTATAGTTTTAACTATTTCTTCATTTTCCAATCCATCTTTTTCAAAATCTTTTTTTTCTCTATCCATTTTATTTATCCTTTATATTTTATTTCTTTATATAAAATATAGAAAAATGAACGGATTACCTAATAAATTAAATGCTGGTTTATATACTGGCGATGTTAATTTTTCAAAAAAACCATGGGGTAATGATTATAATATTGGTAGAGTTGAACCTGACGCATTAGAATATGCCAAATTCTTTTATGCTAAAAATCATATTCCAGGTATTCAAAATCGTCCTGGTAATAATACTTATTCAACAGTAGAAGTTTATAAAAAATATTTAGATAATTATAACCTTCAATGTTATAATTAACTTAAAAATAAAAAAATAGGAGTGCAGGGAGTTGAACCCTGGTCTCTGCTTCATAAGAGCAGTGCTCTAACCGTTGAACTACACTCCCATGTTTTATTAATAATAAATTATCCTTATATATATTTATGTAATATGAAAAAAGAATAAATATAATAAATATAATAACAAAAATATTATTAATAACATACGCAATAATATTTTATTCTTTTTTTTATTATTTTTATTAAAATTATTAAAATCTTCAATTGTATTTTTTGGAACTGGTGTGCATTTAACAACTTCACATGCATCATCTAAATTTATTTCACCAGCAGGAAATAAAGTACCAATGTCTTTTTGATATTGTATAGTTGATTCAGAACCTCCCATTTATTTTTTATTTCTATTAATCTGAAATAATATTAATATTATCTTTAATTTCTAATATATCCGCATTATCTGATAATTCTTTATGAATTTTCACAATACTAATATCATTTGATAATGGATTATAATCTTTTGCTTTTACAACATAATCATTATATTTATTCAATAATAAATTAAATTTCTTAATATAATCTTTATAATTTATTTTAATATCTAATTTAAATTCTGGATTTTCAACTTTATATTTTTTATAAAGTTTTATTAATAAATCATTTAATATTTTATCTTTTGCAATTGTTTTTATTCCATCCTTATTTTCCTCATTATAAATAATTTTACTTCCTAACATTATTTTTATAGAATATGTTATTGCCTCTTTAACTTTACTATTTACAATTCTTATTTCCCCTGTCATATTATCTTTATTTTCTTCTTTCTTAACCACTTCTTTCTTAACCACTTCTTTCTTAACTACTTCTTTCTTAACCACTTCTTTCTTAACTACTTCTTCTTTCTTAGATGCAGCAGTTGTAGCACGAGATTTTTTAGGTTCTTTTGGTTCTTTAAGTTTATTAATATATTCATCAAATAATAATTCTTGAACTTTAACTAATTTTAAATTATCTAAACGTCTTTTACGTTTAATAGGGTCTTGATATAATGGTTTTAATTTTAATTCTTCATCAATTTTCTCCCAATAATCATGACTTTCTTTATAATCATCTAAATCTGTTAAACATAATGCATATAATTGTAATACAGGTTTCATAATTTGATTTGTAATATAATGAAGATAATCAGGTTCTAAACCATTATCTTTAATATATTCAGGCGTTTCTATTTTATCACCTTGTAATTTTGCACCTGGATTTTTAATATAAATATAAGCTATTCTATCATTACACGCTGGTTTATTTCCAGCATCTCTAATTCCTATTCTATCTGCTAAAACTTTATGAGCTATTTTAGTAGGGTCTTTATAAGATGATTTTAATGTTTTTGATAATATCAAATCTTTAATATCAGCTTTACCATTAACTAAATCTGTTAATTCTTCTCGTAAAAATTTAATTGATTTGTCTAAATCTTGACTATTTAAAATAATATCAATAATACCTCCATATATCTTTTTAACTATATTAGCATTATCTCTTCTTTTCAATACAATACCCATTGATTTTTGTTTAAATTTATTAATATCTGTTTCATATAAATTACCAACATAACGTTTCTTACTGAATAAGATAAATGGATACAAACATTTCTCATAATTTAATTTTTGCGGTGATGGCATAATACTCGCAATATTCTTTTCTACATCTTTGCCAATTTTAATTGCTACAGGTAATGAATTTTTACCAAATATTAATTCTCCTTCTGTATCTTTCAATGGAAATTTACAGAAAATTGAATCAGTATTCTTTAAAATTAAATTACCAATACCACCATGAAATACTCCATGTTCTGTTTCAATATCATAAACATAACCATAATAATCATTATCATATAATATTTCTATTTTTTGAATTTGAGTATGATTAATATAATTATAATCATTAATTTTTGTATAATTAATTTTATAAATATTATTATAATAATCAATTGAAATATAATAATTTAATGATTGAAGAAGAATAATATATTTTTGTGCTTCTAATTGGTCATTAGTTTCAATATAATTATTATCATTATCATCAAAATCATAATTTATATTAATTTCATCTAAATTTAAATTTTTAATATCTGGCATAGAATGTAATAATTCTTTACCAATTTTACATTCAGATGGTTTAATGATTTTTCTATTATTATCCAACAATGAATGGTCTTCAGTAACATCAACAATACCAGATTTTGTAATAATTCTATAAATCTTTTTAACTGTTTTATGTCTAATTAGACGTTTAATTTTAGCCCATCCCAAATCAGTCCATACATACATTTCATTCGGTAAATATTGTTCTTTATAAAATCTATCTTTATCATTTGGTTTAAATTCTCTATAATTAATCCAATTACCCTCAATATTTTCAAAGGTATTAATATAAATATTATTATTAATTTTATAAGTTAAAGGTGTATATGGCATTACACTATCACCATAAATAACATCTGCATTATAATTAGTTTCAACATATTCTTTTGCTAACATTATCATTTCTCGCCCAGTTGCTGTTGTGCATGCTGCAATTTCTTTTAAATAAATTGGAGAAGTTCTTGCACCAATTTGACCATATAAAGAATTTGCAGTTACTTTATAAGCAGCTTGTAATGCATCAAATACATCTTTTTCAAATTTATTATAAGTATCTTTAATATTTGCAATATCTATTTTCTTAATTTTATATTTAATTTTATCAGGTGTTGTAATATTAATTTCATTTTCATTATTTTCATGAATAATTCCAATAATTTCACTTCCATCTTTCTTAATAACAGTTGAATGTTCAATTTTATTTTTTGTATTTTTTCTTTCTTCCAATAATAATGATAGAATATCTGGAATAATTCCTTTTCTTCCATCTTTATATTTTGCAAATGTACATTCTTTAACTCCTACTTTATGTTTTTTATCTCCTAATCCTTCATACAAATCATAATTAACTTTAATAAATTCTACATTAGGGTCATCAATTGATAAATATTTATCATTTAAAACATAAGTATCATGAGATAAATTTCTTGATATCATTGATGATGGATATAAAGACCCATAATCAAATACAACAATAGGTTCATCTAAATAAATACCTTCTTTAGGTTCTAGAACAATCGCTCCTTCATATCCACTATCAATATCAATATCATTAATGACATATTTCTTAACAGGAATTACGAAATTACGTTTCATACATTCATTTGTAATTAAAGAATAAATCTTAATACCTTGACCGCGTTTAAATAGATAATTTAAAGGAACTAAACAAACATTACCCATACCACTATTATTTTCAATAATTTTCAATTTATGTAAAAGTTTATTAACTAATAAACAATCTTGAATACAATATTTAGCAATTATACATCTATCATTAGAATTTCCCTTAAATTTTTCAAATATTTCTTTTGGCTTTAAATCATCTTTTTTAGAACCAATGAAAATTGATGCTACATTATCTAATTTATAACTATCTAATTTATGGTCTCTTTGCATAACTTTAAATAAATCAATTGTAACAATTCCATCCATATCAAATAATTTTAAACTATTATCACCTAAAGCAGATGATGATAATTTTTGTTCAATTAATGTAATTTCTCTTGTTATTGTTTTACCAAATCCGATTGCAAATTGTTTAATAATATTTTCTTCTTTTGCTCTATTCCATATATATTCCATATCAAAACCCCAAATATTATATCCAATGATAATATCAGGATTAATTTTCATTAATTCTCTTTTCCATTTTAATATCAAATCTTTCTCAGTTTTACATGAAATTACAGTCGCATCTTCAATATCATCACAACTATCAAGAGTGACAATATTTTTATAAATAATATCATCACAACCATAAATATGAACTGTTGTCCCAATTTGAATAATCTTATCACCCTCTAATTCCGGTAAAATATCTGATAATTTTTTATTTAAAGCTTCTTCAATTTCATTAGCTTCTTTAACAGAAATATTATTTTTCTTTTCAGGTTCTTCATCTTTAATTTCATCATCTTCATCATCATCAACAATAGTTAATGATTTGATTTTATTTAATATAAATCTAATATCTTCTTCATGTTCTTGTAATTTTAATTTATGTTTATCAGTTAATGGTGTTTTTGAATATAGACGATTAATCATATAACTATTATTAATAATTACATCATCATTAAAAGCTTTTATTATATTTGAAATTAAATTTTTATCATCTAAATTAGCTTTAGAAATCATACATAAATCCTGTGCTAATTTTTTATAATTTTTAATTGCAAGTGGAAAATCACCATGAGAACTTGAACATTCAATATCAAATGATGCTATAACAAATGGAGCAATAGTATTATTATCAATAGGAATAATATCATCCCAATTAGCAGTAATATTATAATCACATCTAGTATCAGGCACATCTTCTAATGTATAATTTCTAACATTAATCCATCCACAAGGTTTAATTTTTTGAATATGAATAAATTTTAAGAATGGTTCAATATTACTTTCACATAATGTAAAACCTTCTTTTAAATCTTGAAAATAATATTTGAGAGCATTAAATAAACCTAATGATTTAACAACTATCTTAATATATCTAAATTCTTTATTATTTGTAAATCCCCAGAAATCTTTTTTGCGTTCAATTTCAAGTTTACATAAATGGTCTTCATACATTTTAGAAATAATCTTTTTTTTAGTAATTTTAGTTTTAAATTTACATTCATAATAATTATCTAATAAATTTAATTGTAATTGTTGAACTTTTAATTTAAATTCTTCATTACTTAAATCTTCCCATGTTTCTGGTGGTTTCAAATAAAAGAATGGTTTAAATCCAACAACATTTGTACATATACTAACACCTTCTTTATTTTTACCATAAATATTAATTGTATATTCACGAGCTTTTTCAGATGATGAAAAATCATATTGAATTTTATCAGTTTCTGGAATAAACCAATCAGTAATTTGATAAGTAATATCAATATCAGTTGATTTTAAATCCTCAATCAATAAACTATTCATTGATTATTATTAATGATTTTATTTTTATATTAATAATTTCATTTTTTATTAGGTTATTTATAGAATGGAATTAAATAATATAACCTTTACTATAATAATTTTAGTTATTATATTTATTTATTTACTTTATCAATATCATTATTATAGTAATATTGAAACTATTGTATCTAAAATTGATAATCGTAATTATGATGTGCAAATAAAAGAAGATGCAAATGGTGCTGCGGATTTAATTGCACAAGTGCGTGAAAAATTAGTATTATTAGTTAATCATATGTATAAAACATTTCCATCTAATCCTAAAGTTATGAGATTAATGAAAAATTTTAATCCAGATGTTTTAAAAGAAGGGATTGATAATCCAAGTTATACAAGTTATACAGTAAATAAAGGAGAAGAAATAATATTATGTTTAAGAACTGATGGAAAATTAGTTGATATTAATGTTCTTACTTTTGTATGCATTCATGAATTAAGTCATATTGGAAATGAAACAATAGGACATGATGATGCATTTTGGGAATTTTTTAAAGAATTATTAATAGAAGCAATTAATATTGGGGTTTATATAAAATATGATTATAAAAAATCACCTGTAAAATATTGTGGTATGATGATAACAGATAGTCCATTAGATTAATAATAATAATTTATATAAAAATAAATTGAATATAAATAAATAAAAAAACAAATGACTGATACAACTTATTTTGATAATATTGATACAGATGAAAAAGCTTTTATTCTTGGATTAGTAAGTAAAAATAATTCTTTTATTATGGCATTAATAAATGATTATAATAAAAGAATTAGAGAAATTTTAACAAATAATGGTGTTAATATTAATAGTAATAATACAATTATTAATATTAATAATGATGATATTTTAAATTCTATTAAAACTTCAATTAAAAATTTTAATAATTTTAGTGATGAATGTAAAAAAGGATTTATTAGAGGATTATATGAATTAAATAATGAACTTATAATTTCAGATACTGTTAAAGAAATTTTTAATTATATTGAAGAATTTATTTTAAAAGATATTAAATATGAAATTATTAAAAATGATGATGATGATGTTATTTATTTTATAAATAAATATAATAAATTTAAATTTCAAAAAAAGATTTATTATTCTAAAGATAATATTTCTTTATCAGATAATTGTTTTATTACAAAATTATTAAATAATTTAAATTATAAACCATCCATTAAAGTTTATAAATCTGATAAAGATGCTGTAATTCCTGCAAAAGCATTTGAAGAAGATGCTGGTTATGATTTAACTATTATTAAAAAAATTAAAGATTTCAATTCAAAAACAAGTTTATATGATACAGGAATTAAAATTGAAGTTGATGAAGGTTATTATACTGAAATTATCCCTAGAAGTTCAATTAGTAAATTTGGTTATATTTTAGCAAATAATGTTGGTATTATTGATAATCATTATAGAGGTAATTTAATGATTGCATTGACAAAAATTGCAGATGATGCACCAGAAATTGTATTTCCGTTTAAATGTTGTCAATTGATTGTTCGCAAACAAATTTTTGCAAATTTATATGAAATTACTGATGATAATCTTTCATCAACTGTAAGAAATGAAGGTGGTTTTGGTTCAACATCATAAAATTATTTATAATAAATTCTTTTAGCATTACTAATATTTTTTTTAAATTCAATAATTTTTTCTTTATAATAATGTTTAAATAATATATCTGCATGTTCTGGATTTGTTTTATTTTTTTTTAATTCATATGTCTTAATATGAATATCATACATTAATATATCAATATATTGATTTAAAACATTTTCATATTCTTTATTATTCATTAATAATTATTTTTAAAATTTATTATATAAATATAAATATCATTTTTTTAATATAGAATTATTATAAATGAATAATAACTTCATTACATTAACAAATGATGATATAATTATTTATAATAATATTCAATCAAAAATTTATAAATATTTTATTAATTTTCATAAATGTTCAGGTATTAAATTTGATGAACTTATTAAAAATACTTCCTTAAATCAAAATGAAATATATAAGATATCACAAGATTATTGCAAAGATTTTAAATATAATATTTGTTTATGTAATAGATATTCTTATAAAAATTGTTTAATAAATGATAATTATAATGAAATATATAAATGTAATAATAAAAAAAGAATTTTATATAATATAAATAATTTTAATTTTACAAATCCTATAAATTTAATTAATAATAATGAAAAGATATTTCCAATTGATATTTTTTTTCATTATAGACAAGAATATATACCATTTATTATAAATGAAGAATTTATAAAATATAAAAATAAAAAATCAAATATTAAACTTTTTAATAATATTAAATTATCTTCTTTATTTTATAAATTTAAAGATTATAAAAATAAAAAAATAAATAAACAAACAAATATAAAACTTGCTAATGACTTTAGATTATCAACATTATTTTATAAATTTATTAATCATTATAATAATCATAAAAATAAAAAAATAAATAAACAAACAAATATAAAACTTGCTAAAGACTTTAGATTATCAACATTATTTTATAAATTTATTAATCATTATTATAATTATAAAAATAAAAAAATAAATAAACAAACAAATATAAAACTTGCTAATGACTTTAGATTATCTTCATTATTTTATAAATTTATTAATCATTATTATAATTATAAAAACAAAAAAATAAATAAACAAACAAATATAAAACTTGCTAATGACTTTAGATTATCTTCATTATTTAAAACATTTAAGGAATTTAGATTTAAAGATGATATAATAACCCTTAAATACTTTTTTAAGTTATTTTATAGTTATTATATTTATAATAAATTTCATAATTTATATAATGATAATACATATTATAATGAATTAATTAATATATTTGATACAAAATCATTTTTATTAAATGATAATGATAATAAAAATAATGATAAAATAGAAAATAATATAATTGAATTAACTGAAATTAATGATAATTTTTTTGATATAATTGAAAATAATAATGATAAATTAAATAATAATAAATTAATTGAAATTAATGATAAATTAAATAATAAATTAAATGATAATTTTTTTGATATAATTAAAAATAATAAATTAAATGATAAATTAACTAAAATTAATAATAATGTAAATGATAAATTAAATGATAAATTAACTGAAATTAATAATAATGTAAATGATAAATTAAATGATAATAATGATATGATTATTAATAATTATTATCCAATTCTTTTATCACTTATCTAAAATATATAATGCATCGCCCGTTACGTTGAACTTGTATAATCTTGATATAAAATTATACTTGCTGCAATATTAATTATTTCTACAGTTAAGGTCTGTTTATGAAGCGACAAATAACTATGATAATTATCCTATTGCATATCTGAAGACCCGTAACTAGCCTATTTCTATTTTATAAAGTCATTTTAAGACATATATTTCTACTTGCATTTACATCTCTGTCTTGTATAAGATTACAATTATTACAATTAAATGTTTTATTTGAACCTAAATCTTTTTTTATAAAAGTACAATTACTACACATTTTTGATGTATAGTATTCATTAACTTTTACATAATTATTATTTTTTATTGAACATTTATATTGTAATTTTTCTCTAAACTTATAAAATGATAATGCATTTGCTACTTGTTTATTAAGTTTTGATAAATTTGAAGTTTTATTATTTATTATACTTTTGGAACTCATATCTCCAACAAGTATTGTTTTATAATTGTTTGTTAAAAAATCTATTGTTTTCCAATGCATATCAGAAACTAAATTTTTAATTTTATTATTTAATCGTTTTTCTATTTTTTCTTTTAATACATTCTTTTTATTTTCTTTTTAAGAATTTTATTTTTTCTTATTATTAATGTTTGTTCCAATTTCTAAAACCTCATTATTTGATATTCCTGTCATAAAAGTTCTTAACCCAGGGTCTAATGAAATAAAATCTTTATCAAAATCTATATTTTTTTTATTTACTGTTTCTGGTATTAATAAATAATAATTATCAGTTAATTTATCATGCATTAATTTAACTGCTTTATCTATATTAGTTAATTCGTATTTTTGTTTATGTTTAACATCTTTATAATAATTTATATTACCTAAAATTTTAGGACATAATATACCATTTTTAAAATATGATGGTTCTATTTCTAATAAAAAATTAGTTTTATTAAATTTCCAATATCTAATTCTAAACTGTTTAATATTTCCTCTTTTTAAATTTGTAAAAGCAGATTTATAATTTGCACATGCTAATTTTATTGCTGTATCTAATATATGAGTTTTAATCTTAGTATCCTTATTATAATAAGGATGTTGTGAATTTAGTATAATTTTATTTCTTACTTCTTTTAAATTATATGTTCTTATATTTTTATAATTAATTATAATATTTTTATTATTTTTAATAAATTTTAAAGTTTCATTATACATTAATACATAAGCATAAAACCATCGTTTAATAATTTATTTTTGTTGTTTATTAAAATCAATATAAATTTTAGTATTTTTAATGTCTTCTTTATTTATTAAATTAGATGAATTAAATTCTAAAATACTATCGTTTGGTAATTCATCATTTTTATAATAGTTAATATCAAACCATGAATTAGTATTTATTTTATTATAAATAATTTCTTCTTTTTCTGGAATCCATAAAAACAAGAATTTTGATTAATTTTATTAGTTAATAATTCTTCTTGATTAATATTAAAACATGTTCTCTTTTTTTTCATAATATAATATATTGTATAATTCTTATATTATTTATGTACGAGTTTCTTCTCATTCACAAAAAAATAATTTACAACGACAAAAAAATTATATGGTTAAAAGATTTCCTAAACATATAGTAATTGAAGATATTGGTTCTGGTATAAATTTAAATAGAAAAGGATTAAGAAAAATTATTAAATATGTAATAAAAGGAAAAATTGAAGAAGTAGTAGTTGCTTATAAAGATAGATTAGCTCGTTTTGGATTTGAATTAATTGAAGATTTAATAAAAGTATATTCTAATGGAAAAATTATAATAGTTAATAAAAATAAAGATTTAGAACCAGAACAAGAATTAATAAAAGATGTATTACAAATAATGAATATATTTATAGCAAAAATGAATGGATTAAGAAAATATAAAGATGAGGAATCTGATATTAAAGATGAAAATAATGATTATAGTAAAAAATATCAAGAAACTACAAGTTTTGATATACTAGTAGACACCCCCCTACATGAAAACAACCAGTAATATTTATATTATTTATATTAAAAATATTTATTATATCTTCTTTGTTAATAATCATTTATAATAATTTTATTTATAAATACATTTTTATATAAATATTTATATTTTTAATATTTAATAGATAATATTTTATGAGGCAAAGTGCTAAAATAAAATTAGGAGGAGGTGGTCTTAATGTATTAACTAAAGATACTATTTTGAGAGGTAAAGGACAAAATATAACAGATATTGATTATGATAATATTGTTAATAATAGATTAGTATTTGAAGGTCCTGAATTATTTGTTCGAAAAACAGAAATTAATACTACTGATATTACATGCAATATTGTTTATTTTAATACATCAATGTATTATTATAATTATCAAGTTGATTCAATATTTCAAGTTAAATTAATTCCAAATTTAGGTATTAAATTAACAGATAATAGTAATATATCTGTTAATTTTTCAGATGGTGGTTGGACTAGTAATTATAATTATAATAAATTATATACTTTAACTGATAAATTAGGTATTGGTACATCAACTCCATTATCAACATTACATATTAAAAATAATGATGCATCATTAATTATTGAAAATAATGATAATAAATTTAAATTTAATTATGATAATAATAATAATACATTTATTTTAGGATATAATGATTATAATCAATTTCATATTCATAAACAAGCAAAAGATAATTCATTATCAATAGATACTAATAGTACAGTTAATATAGGTTATAATATTAATATTAATGGTAATACAAATTTAACTTCAAATATAAAAATTGGAAATACTGATATTATTGAATGGCTAACATTAGATAAAAAAATAGCAACAGAAGATTTTGTTAAAAATAATAAAAATTTAACATCTGAAAGTATTTTATTTGGAGATGGAAATAATATAACTAATTTAGATTATAAAAATATAACTTCAAATAAATTAATATTTTTAAATCCATTAATTTATAATCAACAAAATAATACAATTGATATTGATTTAACTGCAACTGGTTGGACAAATAATAATAGTAATACTATTTATTCATCATTTAATTCAAAAATAGGCATTGGAACATCTGAACCATTAGGAACATTACATATTGGTTCTACATATAATAATGGAGCATATGATAATAATGGAACTTTAATTATATCAAGAACATTCACTTCAATTAATATAAATTATAATAATAATTTTAAATTAGGATATGATGATACTTTTAATTTTGTATTTGGTAATTTAAATAAAAATAATAATATTTGGTCAAAACAATTTTATATTAATGCTAATGCACCAAGTGATTCATTAATAATTAATGAATTTGGAAATATTAATATAAAATCAAATTTATTAATAAATGGTTTATTAATATTAAATAAAAATAATCTTAATTATAATTTAAATATTGATAATAATAATAATTTTAATATTGCTAATAATATTTTTATAAATAATAATGGTTTAATTGGAATTGGAACAAATCCAGATATTCAAAATAATAATAAATTATATATAAATGGAAATGTAAAAATTTTATCTGATTTATATGTTAATGATATTTATGCTAATGATGGTTTATTTAATATTATAAATGTTTCTAATTTAAAAATATTAGAAAATTTAGATGTATTATTAAATATAACTGGAAATAATATTAATACTAACTTATTATCTTCAACTAATATTAAAACAAATAATATTAATGCAACTAATTATGTTTATGCAAAAAATATATTATCATCAAATACTATTTTTACATCATATATAAATACTAATGATATTATTTGCTCTAATAATATTAATATATTTAATAGATTAAATGTTAATAATATTAATGCAACTAATATTAATTCTGATAATATTAATTCTGATAATATTGATATTTTATATAATTTAAATTCAAGTAATATTAATATTACTAATGATTTAACAGTTTTAGCAAATATTTATACTAATTTATTATTATATTCATCAAATGATATTATAGCAGAACATAATATTTATTCAAAAACAATTCAAACAAATGATATAAATTCTACTAATTCTATTTCAACTTATAGTATAAATTCAAAAAATATTATTAATGAATTTAATATTACTACCAATGATATAATTACATTAAATATAGAAACTACAAATATTAAAACTTCTTTTATTGATACATTAAATATAAAAACTAAAAATATTAATGTTAGTGATACTATTATTAGTTCAAATATTATTAATGAAGATAATTTAATAAGTTATAATTTATTAATTAATAATAAGATTGATACATATTTATTAAATTCAACTTTAATAAATACAAGTAAAATTGGAATTAATACATTATTACCAGAATCAGAATTACATATATGTAATAATACAGATACTAGTGATAATACATCATTAATAATATCAGGAATTAATCATAATTTTAAAATAGGTTATACATTTGATGATAATTTTGTATTAGGTAATTATAATGATGGTATATGGAAAAGTCAAATATATATAAATTCAAATGCTCCATCTGATACAATTATTATTAAAGAATCAGGAAATATTTTAATGGGAACTGTTATTTTTGATGAAGATTTATATAAATTAAATGTAATTGGTAGTTTAAATGCAATACAAATTTTTGAAAATGGTAATAAAATATTAGATAATGATAGTATTAATATTATAATTAATAATAAATTAAATAATTATTTATCACTTACTGATGCTGGAATTAAATATCCAACAAAATATGACCTTACAAATATAATTGATGCAAATACTAATAGTTTAGAATATTTAATAACATCATTATTATCTTTTAATTCAAATATATTTACAAATGAAAATAGATATCCTTATAAAAATATTATTAATGTTAATAATAGTCCTCTTTTAAGTAACAACTTTCAATATTATGTTAATGGTAATATTTATGCTATAAAAGAATTTTTTTCAGAAACTATTTATAATATAGATAATTCTGAAATAACACGTAATTATACAATATATTATTCAAGTGCTAAACAAGTAGTTAATATTAATTATATTGATAAAAATAATTTATTTGATAATAATGTTTATGCTGTTTCTTGTTCATGGGGTGATAATAATTATATAGTTACAACATATGATAGTTCATTATTTACTAATATAGAAAATTTAAATAAAAGTAAAATAATATCCAAATCAGCTTTTGTTAATAATACAACATCTGATTTTGTAAATTCAAAATATTATGGAGATTTTATTATTATAGAGTTTGGTTTTGATATTATATTTACAAAATTTAGATTTTATATTTTTAATGATTTTATTATACATGCTCCATCTATATGGAAATGTTATGCATCAAATGATGCTGATACATGGATACTTTTAAAAGATGCTTCGAATGATACTATTTTAAAAACAACCGATTATATTATTATTACTAATAATCCTAATGATGTTAATGGTGGTTATTCATATTATGAAAAAAAATTTATTAATAATACAAAATATAAATATATAGGATTTGTTTTTAATAAAATTATTGGAGATATAAACGCTAATTTTGAAAATAGTAAATTTAGTCTTCAATTATTAAAAATTGAAATTTATGGAAAAAATAAATTAGAACCATTATATATATCTTCAAATATATTAAATAATATTTTAACTAATTATACAAAAAATGATTATATAAATAATAATTTACAAACTAAATTAATTTTTAATTATCCATTTATATTAAATGGAAATGAATTAACTATAGATTCAGATGCATTATTAACTGCTAATTCAGCATCACCTGAAATATATACTAGTTTAAGTAATAGTATAATTACTTATATTAATTCAAAATCTGATATTTGGTATAGAAATAATAATAATATTTATTATACATCTGGAACAATAGGAATTGGAACAACATTACCAAATCCATTATTAGATAATCAATTAAAATTAAATGTTTATGGAAATATTAATGTTTCAAATATTAATATTAGTAATAATATTAATGTTAATAATACTATTTATGCTAATAATATTATAACAACTGATTCAATTACTGCTCTTAAATATAATGGTAATGGTTCATTATTAACTAATATTAATTATAATAATATTGTTGCAAATAAACCAAATTTAACAAATATTAATAATTGGAATTTATTTATTAATAATAATATTTCAAATTGTTATAATAATTTTAATGGTAATATTGGAATTGGATATGGATTAAATAGTCAATTAAATAATAAATTATCTGTTAATGGTAATATTTACTCAACATCTATTATTAATGGTGTTAATTTACAAGAAAATAGCATTAATATTAGTGATAAATATTTAACTATTGCAAATGCAAATACAAATTTCTTAAAATTATCTGGTGGAATTATTTCAGGTTCTATTGGAATTGGAACAGATATTTTACCTGATTTTAAAATTAATATTAATGGTTCTTTAAATGCTACAACTATTAATGCTATAAATTTTATAGAAAATGGTATATTTATTTCAAATAAATATTTAACTATTGCAAATGCAAATTTTGAATATATTTCAAAAATAAATGGAGGAATTATAAATAATAATTTAATAATTTTACAAAATCTTTCAATAGGTTCAACAACTATAACTGATAATAAATTATTTGTTAATGGTAATATATATTCATCTAATAATATTAGCTGTTTTGGTAATTTAAATGAAGGTGGTTCAAATTTAAGTGATAAATATTTAAGTATTTCAAATGCAAATTCAAATTTCTTAAAATTATCAGGTGGAATTATTTCAGGTTCTATTGGAATTGGAACAGATATTTCACCTAATTTTAAAATTAATATTAATGGTTCTTTAAATACAAATTCTTTATATATTAATGGTTCATTAATAAATTTTAGTTCTTTTTCTACAAATACTTCTTTAACTTCAATTTTATTATCATATCCAACTTTAACATTTTTATCAAATAATTATATTTCAACAACTACTTTTAATAATACTTTATCATTATATTCAACAACTGGAACAGACCCTAATTATCTTAAAATAACTGGTGGAATAATTACAAATGATACAACTTTTTCTAAAAATTTAATTACATCTAATTTAATCACATCTAATTTAACTTCCTTAAATCAAATTTTAACATCAAATCTTACTTCCTTAAATCAAATTATTACATCAAATCTAACTTCCTTAAATCAAATTATTACATGTAATTTAACTACTTTTAATATAAATTCTTCTAATATAAATTCTTCAAATATTAATGTAAATACTATTATAACTTCTGATAAAGTTAGTATTGGTTCTTCTACTTTATCTGAATATCTCCTTTTTGTTAATGGTTCTTTAAATACAAATTCTTTATATATTAATAATTCATTCATAGATTTTAGTTCTTATGTTTCAAATACTTCTTTAACTTCAACTTTATTATCATATCCAACTTTAACATTTTTATCAAATAATTATATTTCAACAACTACTTTTACTAATTCTTTATTATTATATTCAACTACAGGAACAGACCCCAATTATCTTAAAATAACAGGAGGAATAATTACAAATGATACAACTTTTTCTAAAAATTTAATTACATCAAATTTAATTTCTTCAAATATTATTAATTATTCTAATATACAAACTAATACTCTTCAAACTTCTAGCAAAGTTAGTATTGGTTCTTCTACTTTATCTCAATATCTCCTTTTTGTTAATGGTTCTTTAAATACAAATTCTTTATATATTAATAATTCATTCATAGATTTTAGTTCTTATGTTTCAAATACTTCTTTAACTTCAACTTTATTATCATATCCAACTTTAACATTTTTATCAGATAATTATATTTCATTAACTAATTTTAATAATTCTTTATTATTATATTCAACAACAGGAACAGACCCCAATTATCTTAAAATAACAGGAGGAATAATTACAAATGATACAACTTTTTCTAAAAATTTATTTACATCAAATTTAATTTCTTCAAATATTATTACAAATAATTTAAATACTTCAAATATTAGTAATATTAATTTAATTTCATCTTATTCTATTTATGCTATTAGTAATATAAGTATTGGAACTAATCCATCATCATTATATAAATTAAATGTTAATGGTTCAATTAATTCTTCTAATAATATTAGTTGTTCTGCTAATTTTATAGAAAATGGTTCAAATCTTATTGATAAATATTTAACTATTACTAATGCATCTAATAATTATTTTTCAATTAATGGTGGTATAATTAATAATAATGTTGGTATTGGAACAAATATTTCTTTATTATATAAATTAAATGTTAATGGTTCAATTAATTCTTCCAATAATATTAGTTGTTCTGGTAATTTTATAGAAAATGGTTCAAATCTTATTGATAAATATTTAACTATTACTAATGCATCTAATAATTATTTTTCAATTAATGGTGGTAGTATTTTAAATAATGTAAATATTTTATCTAATTTAGGAATTGGAATAAATGCTAATAATATATATAAATTAACAGTTAATGGTGCTATATATTCCGCAAGTAGTATTTTTTGTTCAGGTATTATTAGTGAAAATGGAATTACACTTAATAATAAATATTTATCACTCAATGGTGGAACTATTTTAAATAATTTAACTATTAATTCTAATATAGGTATTGGAATTAATGCATCTGATTTATATAAATTAAATGTTAAAGGTTCAATTTATTCATCTAATGATATTATTTGTGATGGAAATATTAAAGAAAATGGAATTTATCTTAATAATAAATATTTATCACTCAATGGTGGTAATATTTTAAATAATTTAACTATTAATTCAAATGTAGGTATTGGAACAATTGCATCAGATTTATATAAATTAAATGTTAAAGGTTTAATTTATTCATCTAATGATATTATTTGTGATGGAAATATTAAAGAAGGAGGAAGTAATTTGAAAGATAAATATTTATCAATTAATGATGCAGCTAATATTATAAATACTGAAGTTCTAAGAAAAGAAATATCAAGTAATCAACCAAATGTGCAAAAAAAATATGGATTTCGTTTTTTATGCAATAAACCAATTATTTTAAATAATGAAACTTATTATAAACATGATGTTAATTTATCATTATACATAAAAACTAAAATTGATTCAATTGATGCTAATCCTTATAGAATATTTGGAATTAAATGTTTTACAACATCTGTTATTTTTAATAATACTGTTCCTAATAAACCTCCTAATATTTTACAATATGATATTTATACTAGTTATAATATTAATACATCAAATATAAATATAACAGCAATTGGATTTCCAAGTAATTATTATTTAAATAGAATAACTTCTGGTGATATATTTTTATTAAAAACAACAAATTATAATTATATTTCAATATTATCTAGAACAAGCAATTTAGGTATAAGTTGTATTATATCAGATTTTTTATTTTAATTAATATAAGGGACTTATGAATTTTTTACAAGATACAACTTGGCAAGATGACCCGTCAGTTGTTGTTTCTGATATAACTACTCAAGGTAGTTATGCTTTAGCTGTAAATGGGGGATTTAATGCAGCTTCTTTAAGTATTAATGGAACTGATATTACTAATATTTTTACTAATACAAATGATGCAAAAAGTAATTTTTCAACTAATTTTTTAAATGTTAATTCTAATATTACAACAAGTAATATTTTAATTAAAAATAGTTTAACTCAAATAGGACTTGAAAATATTAATTTTAGAGGTGATTTATATACAACTGGAAATATTAATATTGGTTTAAATACTGACAAAAATAAAATATTATTTATTGGTGGTTCTGTTATATCTTCATCAAATATTACATCTAATATTAATTCTATTAATATAAATAATTCTGGTATTTTTAGTAATCTTGGAAATGCTATTATTGATGGTTTATTAACAACTTCAAATATTAATGTTAGAGGTTTAATATTTTCATCTTCAAATATTACATCTAATATTAATTCTATTAATATAAATAATTCTGGTATTTTTAATAATGCCGGTAATGTTAATATTGATGGTTTATTAACAACTTCAAATATTAATATCAGAGGTTCATTATTTACATCTTCTAATATTAATGTTGATAGTAATATAATAACATCTAATTTAAATGCTTTAAATATTAATTCTAGTAATGCTAATATTAATGGTTTATTAACAACTTCAAATATTAATGTTAGAGGTTCAATATTTGCATCTTCAAATATTACAGCTAATAGTAATATTATAACATCTAATTTAAATGCTTTAAATATTAATTCAAGTAATATTAATAATTATGGTATTTTTAATAATGAAGGTAATATTAATATTAAAGGTTTAATATTTTCATCTTCAAATATTACAGCTACTAGTAATATTATAACATCTAATTTAAATTCTATAACTATTAATAATTCTGATGTTATAAAAACAAAAACAGCAAATATAACTTCAACAATTTCAATTGGAACACCTGATATTACTAATGTAAGTGATGGTTCTATTATTATTTCTAAAAATAATAATATTATAGGTAGAAATTTTAAATTAGGTTATGATAATAATTTTAATTTTATTTTAGGTGATTTTGGTTCTAGTATTTCAGGTAATACGCAAAAAAATCAAATATCTATTTCAAGTGATGCTTTACCTAATTCATTATTAATTAAATCAGATGGTAATATTGATATATTACCTGATGCAAATAGATATACTAATATTGGTGGATTAAGAATTGGAGGATGGGATAATAGTAATACTATTTATAATAATAATATTTTAGGTATTTCATCTTCCAGTAATATTATTTTTAATACAGGAACTGATAATCAAAATTTAAAAACTAGATTAATTATTGATAATGTTTATGGTAATATTGGTATTGGAACTTCATTTTCACAATCTTATAAATTAAATGTTAATGGAACTTTTAATGCTAAATCAATTTCTTCTAATGGTATTTTATTAAATTTTAATAATTATATTACAAGTAATTTATTATATGATTATAATTATACAAATGAAAATGTATATCCTCCCCCTAAAATTTATGATAATTCAACAGATACTATAATAACTACTTTTTTAGATAAAAATGTTTATTGTGATACAATTACATTTAATAATGATGATATTATTTATGGCAGTGGAACATATATAATTTATTCATCAAGTATTTCTAATAATAATAATTTATATTCAAAAAAAAATTTATTTAATTTTAATATTAATGATTTAAGTTATTGGGAAATTAATAATTATTCTACTACTAATTATTATTATACAAATACTAATTATATAAATAATGACTATTTTGGAGATTGGATTATTATTAAATTACCTAATCCAATTATTTTAACTAAATTTAAATTTATTTCAAATAATATTAATAATGCCCCTTCTTTATGGAAATGTTATGGTTCTATTGATGGTATTAATTTTATTGAAATAATTGATGCTTCAAATGATACACTTGCTTTAATTGCTGCTAGTTATTTTAATGATACTTTTGAAAAATCATTTCCTGATTTTAATATTTTATATAATTATATTGGTTTTACTTTTAATAAAATAATTGGAAATTCAATAACTGCAAATGCATTAAGTTTAAATGAAATTTTATTATATGGAAAAGAAATAATAAATCATAATCCAATTTATATATCATCTAATGTTCTTTTAAATTCAATATTACCTCAATATTCAACTACAGGAAATGACCCTAATTATTTAAAAATTTCTGGTGGTTCAATATTAGCCGAAGCTGCATTTTCTGGAACTTTAAAAGCTGATAATTTTATTGCAAATTCTAATATTTTAACTAATTATTTAAATGTTAGTAATATTTCTACTTTCTCAAATAGTATTATACAAATATCAAATAATTCAAATATATTTATGGGTAATGTTGGGATTGGCGAAACTGATTTTAATTATAAATTATATGTTAATGGTGAAACTTATATTAATTCAAATTTATTTATTAATAATGATTTAATTACTTATGGAAGTATTAAAGAAAATAATGATTATTTATCAAATATATATGTATCATCTAATGTTTTAATTAATTCCTTTATTCCTGATAATAATATTATTACAAGTAATTATTCTTCCAATATTTCAAATGTTATAATCACTGATACAAGCAATTATGCCTCCAATATTTCAAATATAATAATCACTAATACAAGCAATTATGCCTCCAATATTTCAAATGTCATAATCACTAATACAAGTAATTATGCCTCCAATATTTCAAATATAATAATCACTAATACAAGCAATTATGCCTCCAATATTTCAAATGTTATAATTAAAAATACAAGTAATTATTCTTCTAATATTTCAAATGTCATAATCACAAATACAAGCAATTATGCCTCCAATATTTCTAATGTCATAATCACAAATACAAGCAATTATGCCTCCAATATTTCAAATGTTATAATTAAAAATACAAGTAATTATTCTTCTAATATTTCTAATGTCATAATCACTAATACAAGTAATTATGCTTCTAATATTTCTAATGTCATAATTAAAAATACAAGCAATTATGCCTCAAATATTTCAAATGTCATAATTACTAATACAAGTAATTATTCTTCTAATATTTCAAATGTCATAATCACTAATACAAGTAATTATGCTTCTAATATTTCAAATGTCATAATAATTAATACAAGCAATTATGCCTCCAATATTTCAAATGTCATAATCACAAATACAAGTAATTATGTTTCCAATATTTCTAATGTCATAATAAGAAATACAAGTAATTATGCATCTAATATTTCAAATGTTATAATAACTAATACAAGTAATTATTCTTCCAATATTTCAAATGTCATAATCACAAATTCAAGTAATTATACTTCTAATATTTCTAATATCTTATTAACAAATTTTAATATTAGTAATCTAAATACAAGTAATTATGCTTCCAATATTTCTAATGTTATAATTACTAATACAAGTAATTATGCTTCCAATATTTCAAATGTTATAATTAGAAATACAAGTAATTATGCTTCCAATATTTCTAATGTTATTATAACTAATACAAGTAATTATGCTTCAAATATTTCAAATGTTATAATAACTAATACAAGTAATTATGCTTCAAATATTTCAAATGTTATAATAACTAATACAAGTAATTATTCTTCAAATATTTCAAATGTTATAATAACTAATACAAGTAATTATTCTTCAAATATTTCTAATGTCATAATAACTAATACAAGTAATTATGCTTCAAATATTTCGAATGTTATAATTAGAAATACAAGTAATTATGCTTCCAATATTTCTAATGTAGTATTAGCTAATACAAGTAATTATGCTTCCAATGTTTCTAACGTCTTATTAACAAATACAAGTAATTATTCTTCCAATATTTCTAATGTTATAATAACTAATTCAAGTAATTATTCTTCTAATATTTCTAATGTTATTATAACTAATACAAGTAATTATTCCTCAAATATTTCTAACGTCTTATTAACAAATACAAGTAATTATGCTTCAAATATTTCAAACGTTATAATAACAAATACAAGTAATTATGCTTCTAATGTATCAAATGTTATAATCACTAATACAAGTAATTATTCTTCAAATGTATCTAATGTCATTATTACAAATTCAAGTAATTATGCTTCAAATGTATCTAATGTTATAATAAGAAATACAAGTAATTATGCATCCAATATTTCAAATGTTATAATAACTAATACAAGTAATTATTCTTCAAATGTTTCTAATGTTATAATAAGAAATACAAGTAATTATGCTTCTAATATTTCTAATGTATTATTAACAAATACAAGTAATTATTCTTCTAATATTTCTAATGTTGTATTAGCAAATTCAAGTAATTATGCTTCTAATGTATCAAATGTTATAATAACTAATACAAGTAATTATGCTTCAAATATTTCTAATGTTGTATTAGCAAATTCAAGTAATTATTCTTCTAATATTTCAAATGTTATAATCACTAATATAAGTAATTATGCTTCAAATATTTCTAATGTTGTATTAGCAAATTCAAGTAATTATTCTTCTAATATTTCAAATGTAATATTAAGAAATACAAGTAATTATGCTTCCAATATTTCAAATGTTATAATTACTAATACAAGTAATTATGCTTCAAATGTTTCAAATGTAGTATTAGCAAATACAAGTAATTATACTTCAAATATTTCAAATGTCATAATAACTAATTCAAGTAATTATTCTTCTAATATTTCTAATGTTATAATAATAAATACAAGTAATTATGCTTCCAATGTTTCTAATGTAGTATTAGTAAATACAAGTAATTATGCTTCTAATATTTCAAATGTCATAATCACAAATTCAAGTAATTATTCTTCTAATATTTCAAATGTTATAATAAGAAATACAAGTAATTATTCTTCTAATATTTCAAATGTCATAATCACAAATTCAAGTAATTATTCTTCTAATATTTCAAATGTTATAATAAGAAATACAAGTAATTATTCTTCTAATATTTCAAATGTATTATTAACAAATTTTAATATAAGTAATCTAAATACAAGTAATTATGCTTCTAATATTTCTAATGTTATAATAACTAATACAAGTAATTATGCTTCAAATATTTCTAATGTCATAATAACTAATACAAGTAATTATGCTTCCAATGTTTCTAATGTTATTATTACAAATTCAAGTAATTATGCTTCTAATATTTCTAATGTCATAATAACTAATATTAATGCAAATTATTTAAATTTAGCTGGAGGAACATTAACTGGTGCTTTAAATTTTAATACATTAACAGATTACAATACTATTTATAATACTGGAATATTAGGATTATCATCTTTAAGTAATATTGTTTTTAATACTGGTAGTACTTATAATAATTTATCTACAAAATTAATTATCAATAATACTTCAGGAAATATAGGAATAGGAACAAATGATACATCAGAATATAAATTAAATATTAATGGTTCATTAAATGCAACATCAATATCAAGTAATGGAGTATTAATTGATTTTAGTAATTTTGTTACATCAAATCAATTATATGGAAAAATAGAAAAACAATATCCACCAAGAATATATGATGTATCTACAATAACAACAACATCTTCCATATTTCAAAAAACAAATATATCAACAGAAACTATAACATTAAGTAATGTTGATTATGGTGCTGGTAATTATATAATATATTCATCAAGTACTTATACAGGAAGAGATAAAAAAAATCTATTTAATTATGTTATAAATGATAATTATACAGCTGGTTGGAGTGGTACTAATTATATAGATAGTAATGGAACATTTAATCCTTCATTAACAACTTTTAATATTATTAATCAAGATGAAACTAATTATATTGGTGATTGGTTAATTATTAAACTTCCAAGTGAAATAATATTATCAAGAATAATTTTTTATCCATTTTTAGGTACAATATCTAGAAATCCATCTTTATGGCATTGTTATGGTTCAAAAGATGGCACATCATTTAATATAATACCAGATGCTTGTAATGATATAGAATTAACATCTGATAATTATTATTTAAAAGGATATTATGAAAAAATAATTCCAGAAACTTTTATTGAATCATATTTATATATTGGTTTTGTTTTTAATAAATTAATTGGTAATATTTCAAGTATTACATCATCTTCATTAATGTTTGTTGAATTACAAATATTTGGAAGAGACCAAATACCATCAACATTATATTTAACAAATCTATTTAATAAAAATTTATTAAATTATTCAACAACAGGAAATGACCCTAATTATTTAAAATTATCAGGTGGAACATTATCTGGAACATTAACAACGCGTAATTTAGATTGTACAGGTGGAATAGCTATTTCTGGTGCTAATGCTTTTTATTCTCTTGGTTCTGCTATTGATGCAGGAAATTTAACAAATACTTATTTTAATTTAAAAACTGCTGGAACTAATAATGATTGGTGTTATATAAGACAAATTGGAGGAGATAATACTTTTAAATTAGCATTTGATTTTCATGATGATATTGATGCAAGATTTTGCATTAGAAGTATTCAATCAACATCATCACCTGATATTATTAATGAGGTTTTTACTGTTGATAATGGAAATACAAATATGACTGGAACTTGCACAGCTACATCATTTGTTGGAGATGGAAGTTTAATAAGTAATATTGATTATAATAATATTTCAATTAATAAATTAACATTTCAATCTCCATTATCTTCTAATCCTATTACAAATACTATATCAATAGATTTAACTAATAATAATTTAAATACAAGTAATTATTCTTCTAATATTTCAAATGTTATAATTAGAAATTCAAGTAATTATGCTTCCAATATTTCTAATGTCATAATCACAAATTCAAGTAATTATGCTTCTAATATTTCAAATGTCATAATCACTAATACAAGTAATTATGCTTCTAATATTTCAAATGTCATAATCACTAATACAAGTAATTATTCTTCAAATGTTTCTAATGTTATAATAACTAATTCAAGTAATTATTCTTCTAATATTTCTAATGTTATAATCACTAATTCAAGTAATTATGCTTCCAATGTATCTAATGTCATAATAACTAATACAAGTAATTATACTTCAAATGTTTCTAATGTTATAATAAGAAATACAAGTAATTATTCTTCTAATATTTCTAATGTTATAATCACTAATTCAAGTAATTATGCTTCCAATGTATCTAATGTCATAATAACTAATACAAGTAATTATTCTTCCAATATTTCAAATGTTATAATTACTAATACAAGTAATTATGCTTCCAATGTATCTAATGTCATAATAACAAATACAAGTAATTATGCTTCCAATGTATCTAATGTCATAATCACAAATTCAAGTAATTATGCTTCTAATATTTCAAATGTCATAATAAGAAATTCAAGTAATTATACTTCTAATATTTCAAATGTTATAATCACTAATACAAGTAATTATGCTTCTAATGTTTCAAATGTCATAATAACTAATACAAGTAATTATGCTTCCAATATTTCTAATGTTATTATTACTAATACAAGTAATTATGCTTCCAATATTTCAAATGTTATAATTACTAATTCAAGTAATTATGCTTCCAATATTTCTAATGTTATTATTACTAATACAAGTAATTATGCTTCCAATATTTCAAATGTTATAATTACGAATACAAGTAATTATACTTCTAATGTTTCTAATGTCATAATAACTAATACAAGTAATTATGCTTCCAATATTTCAAATGTTATAATAACTAATACAAGTAATTATGCTTCTAATGTTTCTAATGTTTTAAATGATTTTATTTATACTAATATTAGTAATTTATATTCAAGTGATATAATTATTTATACACCAATTAGACAATATCCACCAAAAAAATATGATAGTTTTACAGATGAAATAACATCATCTGGTGAGATTTTTAATATAAATCCTACAAATTATATTAAAGAAACTATAACATTAAATTCAACTGGAATTACATATGGAATAGGTGATTATATCATATATAGTTCAAGCACAGCATATGCAACAAGAAAAGCATTATTATTTGATAGAAATTTAAGTTCTGGAGTTGTATGGGCTTATAGCACTTATTTACAACCAGATGGTTTATTTGCAGGAGGACAAGTATATATTAAAAATGATTATTTAGGTGAGTGGATTATTATAAAACTACCAAGTCCTATAATTTTATCAAAATACATATTTAATATAACTGATTCACTGGGTGCTCCTTCATTATGGCGTTGTTATGGTTCTAATAATGGTTCTATTTGGGAAGAAATAGAAGAAGCATCTAATAATGGAACTGCTTTAACTATTTTAAGTTATAATTTAAATAGTTATGAAGGTTTCTGTAATAATAATAAAAAATCTTATTCATATATTGGTTTTACTTTTAAAAAAATTATAGGAACTCCAGGAGCAACTGGACAATTTACAATATTTTTTGCAGAATTACAATTATTTGGAAAAGAACAAGTGCAACCATTTTATATATCATCAAATATATTTAATACATCAATAACAAATTCAAGTAATTATACTTCCAATGTTTCTAATATTATAATAACAAATTCAAGTAATTATTCTTCCAATGTTTCTAATGTAATAATCACTAATACAAGTAATTATGCTTCTAATGTTTCAAATGTAATATTAAGAAATTCAAGTAATTATTCTTCCAATGTTTCTAATGTTATAATCACAAATTCAAGTAATTATACTTCCAATGTTTCTAATGTTATAATAACTAATACAAGTAATTATACTTCCAATATTTCCAATGTCATAATTAGAAATTCAAGTAATTATGCTTCCAATGTTTCTAATGTAATAATCACTAATACAAGTAATTATGCTTCTAATGTTTCAAATGTAATATTAAGAAATTCAAGTAATTATGCTTCCAATGTATCAAATGTTATAATCACTAATTCAAGTAATTATGCTTCCAATGTTTCTAATGTTATTATTACTAATACAAGTAATTATGCTTCTAATATTTCAAATGTTATAATAACAAATACAAGTAATTATTCTTCTAATATTTCAAATGTTTTATTAAATAATATTGATAGTAATTATTTAAAATTATCAGGTGGAATATTGGATGGATTATTAACAACAAATAATAAGATATTTTTTAATAATACTCAAAAAGCTCAACCACAATTAGGAATAAATGGTGGTATTGGTGATAGAATTATATTATACCCTGGTTCTGCAACTATGCCAGCATACTCAATTGGAGTAAATAATAATATATTATGGTATAGTGTGCCACCAAATGCATCTCATATATTTTATATTAATGGAGGACCAAGTTTAACTGTAAATTCAACTGGAATAAATGTAAATGGTTCTTTAAATTCATCTACATTATATCAAAATAATACACTCATTGATTTTACATCATATGCAACAAAAACAATTGATATAACTAATACAAGTAATTATGCTTCTAATATTTCAAATCTCATAATTATTAATACAAGTAATTATTCTTCTAATATTTCTAATATTTTATTAAATAATATTAATTTAAATAATTTAAATAATTCTAATTATACATTTGAAAATTCATATTATATTAATTATAAAATTGATAATTGTAATTATAATTTATTAACTCAAATTAATAATTATACATATGCTTATTCAAGTGAACAACAATATCCTCCAAAACTATATGATTCAGTTACTAGTGAAACTATTGGATTATTATTAGGAAAAAATGTTTATTATCAAAAATTAACTTTAAATTCTGGAATACCATATGGAAGTGGTGATTATATATTATATTCTTCATCTAGTTATAATTCAACTTTATGTAAAAATTTATTATTTGATTCAATATTAGATGGTAATTCTTCAAGTTCACATTGGGCAACTGGTCAATATCGAGCAGATGGTTTTTATATTAGAAATAATTATATTAAATATGATTATTTAGGTGATTGGATTATAATTAAATTTCCAAATCCTATTATTTTAACTAGATTTATCTTTTATGCAAGAAATACTTATTTAGTTAGAGCACCAGGTGAATGGAAATGTTATGGTTCTATTGATGGACTTATATTTTATGAAATTTCAGATGGTTCTCAATTAACTAGACTAACAGTTTTAAATTATTCACCTGGAGGATATTATGAAAAAACATTAGGAACATTTAATACACCATATTTATATATTGGATGGTCTATTAATAAACTTGCAGGTTCTGATAGTATTATGAATTTTGAAGAAATAAAAATATTTGGCAAAGAACAAACAATTACTTCAATAAATCCAATATATATATCATCAAATGTTTTATTAAATACAATACTACCACAATATTCAACAACAACACAAATTAATTCAAGTATATTAAATACAAGTAATTATTCTACTAATGTTTCAAATGTTTTATTAAATTTAATTAATTTAGGTGATGGAGTTTCAACAAGTAATTATGTTTCAAATGTATCTAATATTTTATTAACAGCAATAAATACAAATAGTGGTACTAGTAATTATACTTCTAATATATCAAATGTTATAATCACTAATACAAGTAATTATGCTTCTAATATATCAAATGTTATAATCACTAATACAAGTAATTATACTTCTAATATTTCTAATGTTATAATAAGAAATTCAAGTAATTATTCTTCTAATGTTTCTAATGTTATAATAACAAATACAAGTAATTATGCTTCAAATATTTCTAATGTCATAATCACTAATACAAGTAATTATGCTTCAAATATTTCAAATATTATAATAACTAATACAAGTAATTATGCTTCCAATGTTTCAAATGTAATATTAGTAAATACAAGTAATTATGCTTCTAATATTTCAAATGTAATATTAAGAAATTCAAGTAATTATATTTCTAATGTTTCTAATATATTACAATCAAATATTAATACTAATTATTTAAATTTAAACTATTTAACATCAAATTTAATTTTTAATATTTTAAATATATCAAATATATATTCTTCTGAAAGACATTATCCATCTAAAATATGGGACACAATTGATTCATTATCGACAATAACTTATAATGGTTTAACTGCATATAATGTAAATTTTAATTTAAATACTATTACATATGGAAGTGGTATATATTCATTAACATTTAGTAATAAATTTACATTAGGCGGTGTTGATTATCCTGGTGGATTTGCGCAATATTTATTCGATTATGTAACTATTCAAAATGCTACAAATGGAGGTGATTTTTTAGATGGTAGTGTTCAATATGATGCATCAGGTATATATATTGGAAGTAAATATTTAGGTGAAAGTACATTTAAAGGATGTTGGTTTTTCTTAAAATTACCAGTTCAAATATCTTTAACAAAAATAGTAATTATTGCTTATAGTAATTATACAGCAAGATCACCTGCTTTATGGAAAATATATGGGTCAAATGATGGAATTAATTGGGATGTAATAAATGATGCATCAAATACTACAACAAAATTAACAGTAACAGATTATAGTAATACTAGTTATAAATATACAAAAATATTAAATACTCCATCAAATTTATATAATTATTATGGTATGTGTGTTAGTGCTCTAGTAAATTCTTATGAATTTTCATTTGCAGAATTTGAAATTTATGGTAAAGAAGTTATAGCACAAATTACATCAGATACAGAACCATTATATTCAACACCTATATATATATCATCAAATATTTTAGTTAATAATATATTACCTCAATATATAACTTCAAATCAATTTAATGTAAGTAATTTAAATACAAGTAATTATGCTTCTAATGTTTCAAATGTTATAATCATTAATTCAAGTAATTATACTTCTAATATTTCAAATGTCATAATCACTAATACTAGTAATTATACTTCTAATATTTCTAATGTTATAATAAGAAATTCAAGTAATTATTCTTCTAATGTTTCTAATATTATAATCACTAATACAAGTAATTATGCTTCTAATGTTTCAAATGTAGTATTAGCAAATTCAAGTAATTATACTTCTAATATTTCAAATGTCATAATCACTAATACTAGTAATTATACATCCAATGTTTCAAATGTAGTATTAGCAAATACAAGTAATTATGCTTCTAATATTTCTAATGTTATAATTACTAATTCAAGTAATTATGCTTCAAATATTTCTAATGTTATAATTACAAATTCAAGTAATTATGCTTCCAATATTTCTAATGTAGTATTAGCAAATTCAAGTAATTATGCTTCTAATATTTCAAATGTCATAATTACTAATACAAGTAATTATGCTTCTAATATTTCAAATGTCATAATTAGAAATTCAAGTAATTATACTTCTAATATTTCAAATGTCATAATTAGAAATTCAAGTAATTATGCTTCCAATATTTCAAATGTTATTATTACAAATTCAAGTAATTATGCTTCTAATATTTCAAATGTCATAATTACTAATACAAGTAATTATGCTTCTAATATTTCAAATGTCATAATAAGAAATTCAAGTAATTATGCTTCCAATATTTCAAATGTTATAATCACTAATACAAGTAATTATGCTTCTAATATTTCAAATATTATAATTACTAATACTAATAATTTATTAAATACAACTTTAACAAATTATTTACCATTATCAGGTGGTATTATAAATGGTAATATAACAACAAGTCAATTATATGTTAGTAATGCAAATTCAACAGCATCTATATTTTTTAGTCCAAGTCCATCAATTTATTCAATATTTTCACAAAAACCACCGTGGGCAATGTATTTTGCCGAAGATTTTAATACAACTACAAATGTATTGCCTAATTATATAAATAATGGAAGAGATGCTACAACAACTGGAACAATTAATAAACAAACAGGTGCTGGAAATGGTGCTACTGGTAGTATAACTTATATAAGTGGTGGAACAAGTGCAACTATGACATTTCCAACTGGTTCAATACCTACTAATTTTACTATATTAGGATTAGCAAGATATAATGGAGCAGCAACGCAAAGAATTTTAAGAGGTCTAGGTAGAAATTGGTTACATGGTCATTATATTAATAATAAAGGAATGGCATATTATGAAGGATGGAAAACAAATAATACAACCGGATTATCTGGACCAATTGATGATTGGTTATGTTGTATTGGTAAAAATGGAGGATCAACTCCAAATAATATTTTAGCGAATGGATTAGGTGTAGGAACAGCAACAGGGGGATTAGGTGATGATAGATTATCTATTAATTTAGGTCAATTTAATGAACCAAGTGATTGGGCATTAAGTTGTGTTATGATATGGGATACTAATTTAACAGATGAAGAAATGTTCAATTTAAATACTATAATTAATACTTATAAAAATACTGGAACATCTATAAAAACAATATTAAATACTGTAATTGATGATGATTGTTGTATTGAAAGTCGTATTTATAATGGCATAGAAAAATCAGAATTATTATTATTTAAAGGAAATGATAATACTGGAACTAATGGACCAGATAGAATAAGATTAAAATCAGCAAATATAACATTTGATACTTATTCAACAACTACTACAAATACTAATAGAACTTCTGAAAATATTGTTATGATTATAAATGAAATTGGTAATGTTGGCATTGGTACAACAAATCCTCAATATAAATTAGATATTAATGGCTCTTTAAATTTATCTTCATTATATCAAAATAATACACTTATTGATTTTACATCATATGCAACAAAAACAATTGATATAACTAATACAAGTAATTATGCTTCTAATATATCTAATGTCGTAATAACTAATACAAGTAATTATGCTTCTAATATTTCAAATGTCATAATTACTAATACAAGTAATTATGCATCCAATGTTTCTAATGTCTTATTAACTAATACAAGTAATTATACTTCTAATGTTTCAAATGTAGTATTAACAAATTCAAGTAATTATACTTCCAATGTTTCAAATGTAGTATTAGCAAATTCAAGTAATTATGCTTCCAACATTTCTAATGTCATAATAACTAATACAAGTAATTATGCTTCTAATGTTTCTAATGTCATAATAACTAATACAAGTAATTATACTTCTAATATATCAAATATCATAATCACTAATACAAGTAATTATGCATCCAATGTATCTAATGTCATAATTACTAATACAAGTAATTATGCTTCTAATATATCAAACATCATAATTAGAAATTCAAGTAATTATTCTTCCAATATTTCAAATGTACTATTAGCAAATACAAGTAATTATACTTCTAATGTTTCAAATGTTATAATCATTAATACAAGTAATTATTCTTCTAATATTTCAAATGTCATAATTAGAAATTCAAGTAATTATACTTCTAATATATCAAATATCATAATCACTAATACAAGTAATTATGCATCCAATATTTCTAATGTCATAATTAGAAATTCAAGTAATTATACTTCTAATATATCAAATATCATAATCACTAATACAAGTAATTATTCTTCAAATATTTCTAATGTCATAATAACAAATTCAAGTAATTATACTTCGAATGTATCAAATGTAATAATAAGAAATACAAGTAATTATGCATCTAATATTTCTAATGTTATAATCACTAATACAAGTAATTATTCTTCTAATATTTCAAATGTCATAATAACAAATTCAAGTAATTATACTTCAAATGTATCAAATGTAATAATAAGAAATACAAGTAATTATGCTTCCAATATTTCTAATGTTATAATCATTAATACTAGTAATTATGCTTCTAATATTTCTAATGTAGTATTAGCAAATTCAAGTAATTATACTTCCAATGTTTCAAATATAGTATTAGCAAATTCAAGTAATTATGCTTCTAATATTTCAAATATTTTGATAAGTAATATTAATAATAATATTAGTAATTTATATGCAAGTGATATAATATTACATCAAATTTATGATTTAACAGAAAAACAATTTCCACCTAAAAAATATAATACTTCAACAACAGAAGAATTCACTACTGAAATATTAAATAAAACTTCTTATAAACAAATAATTACGTTAAATACAACTGGAATTACTTATGGAAGTGGTGATTATATTATATATTCATCATCTGTTTATACTTCAGGAGACCAAAGTTTATATAGAAAAAGAGATTTATTTAATTTTGATATTAATTCACCAGAGATAGGAGGTCATTGGAGTGGTGGACAATATAATACAACAACATTTTTTTATACTGGAACAAATTTTATTAATAATGACTATTTAGGTGATTGGATAATTATTAAACTTCCAGTAAGAATTATATTAAGTAAATTTAATTTTTATAATAGATATAATTTTATAGGACAATCTCCATCTTTATGGAAATGTTATGGTTCTAATGATGGTATAACATTTACTGAAATTATTGAAGCATCTAATTCAACAATTGCATTAACAACAGCTAATTATCCTTCATTTAAATATGAAAAACTACTTTTTGCATTTAATACTCCATATTTATATATAGGTTTTACTTTTAATAAAATACTAGGTAATGGTGGTGCTGTATGTTTTGCAGAATTAGAATTATTTGGAAAAGAACTTGCTAAACCTAATTATGATCCAAATAATGTTGTAAATTTAAGTTTATTAAATAATTTCAAGAATAATTTAGATAATCAAACTATTATTCGATATCCACCAGCAGCAATGAATGCATCAAATGCTACATTTTCACCATCATTATATACTAATAATGGTGTTTATTTAACTTCAACATCTACTAATACAATAAATTCTTTTACTTGTTTTAATTATAATGAAATTACTGAATGGTCTCCATCATCTTCTTTATATCGTTCAACTGCACCATTTGATTATACATCAACTGCAACTAATACTATTATAAATGGTAATTCTAATTTTTATGGTGAATGGGTTCAATTATATTATGATAAAGGATTTGTTGCAACATCAATATCTATTGTTGGTGTAAATGCTAATAATATTAAATGTCCTTCATCATTTATTTTAGCAGGTTCTATTGATACAACATATTGGACATTATTATCATATCAAACAGGAATAACAACTTATAATACTAGTAATACATTTAATATTAATAATTTTACAAATTATAATTATTATAGAACTATTATAACTAATACAATTGGAAGTTCAAGTTTAGCTATTACAGAAATAAAATTATATGGAGTTCAAAATACAACTTATGTTAATAATGATAATTTTAATACAATAATTTATAATACAAATGAAAAACAATTTCCACCAAGATTATATGATTATGCATCTGATGAACTAACATTAACAACACCTGAAATTAATTGTTTTCCATTACTATCATCAAAACAAACATTATATTTAAATAATCATGGAAATTATATTATTTATGCTTCTTCTACATTTTCAACAAGATTAAAAGATAAATTATTTAATTATGTTTTAAATAGTACAACAGGTGGTTCATGGGCTGGTATTAGTATTAATGCTTATTTACAAACTACAGGTATTTATTCAGGTAATTCATATATTAAAAATGACTATTTGGGTGAATGGATAGTTATTAAATTTCCATTTAAAATTGTATTAACTCGATTTAGATTTTATAATCAATTAATTGATAGAGCACCTGTTTTATGGAAATGTTATGGTTCTAATGATGGTATAAATTTTATTGAAATAACTGAAGCATCAAATAATTTAACTTCATTAAATGCTAATAATTATGCTCTAGGATATTATGAAGATATATTAGCATCAACATTTGATATCCCTTATTTATTTATTGGTTTTACTATTAATAAAATATTAGGCGGTGGTTCTTCACAGGTATTATGTTTAGAAGAAATACAAATTTTTGGAAAAGATGATATTACTAATTCTTATTCTAAATCATGGTCTACATTATCAGATAATACTATTATATATAATACACCATCAACAATAACAACTTATAATTCAACTACATCTGGATTAAATTTAACAAATAAATATTTAAGATTTAATTATTCAGATGAAGTTTATATTAATTCAGGAACTTATAATTTAACATTTGCTGGTGGTTCAAATAATATTAATACAGCAGTTGGAATAAATCAATATACATATCCAATATTAAAAGATAGTTCATCAAATATAATAAATCCATTAATATGGTATAAATTTGATAGTATTCCTGGAATTTTAATAGATAGTGGAAGTTTAAATAATGGAAGTTTGACAAATAATACTTCTGTTACTATAAATACAACTGCTGGAAATTATATTCATGGAAATGGAAGTGCATCATTTACATCAGGTCATTTTTTAACTGTTCCAACTACAATAGATTTAAATGCAATTAATATATCAACGGGAATATCATTCACATGTTGGGTTTATATATCATCTCAATCAGGTAATTATGGTAGAATATTTGATTTTGGACAAATTAATGGTTCTGGAACAACTACTGGCTCAAATTATATTATGTTAAGTGGTTATGGAACTAATCTTTTATTTGAAATAAATGATGGAACAAGATATAATATTACAACAAGTTCAACATATTTTTTAGGATGGTATAATATAACATGGACTATTTCAACAACTGGTGTTTGGATTATATATATTAATGGTTCTAATCTTAATATTACTCAAACAAGATTAATACCATCAATACCTATAATAGCAAATAGAACTTATTATATTGGTAAATCATTATGGAGTAATGATGGTTATTTAAATATGTTATTAGATGATTTTAGAATTTATGGAAAAGTATTATCAACTTCAGAAGTAAGTGAATTATATACAGGAAAAGTTGAAATATATAATAAAAATAATATAGGTATTGGAATAACAAACCCAAGTTCAAATTTTATATTAGATGTGAATGGAAATGCTAATGTTTCTGGTGGATTAGGAATTGGTAATACATTTGGTACAACTCCATTATCAAGATTTACTATATTTAATAAATATAGTGATGGTATAAATGGTGGTTTTTGTTTAGATGCTAAAAAAACTTCAAATGAAGTATATAATTTAAGATTATATTCATTTAATAATATTTCAGCACAAGTTGGATATTCATTTGATATTAATAATGGTGTAACTATAAATTCAAATGCATTAGTATTAGGTTATAATGGAAATATTGGTATTGGAACAACAAATACACCATCTAAATTAACAATTAATCCTATTTCTACTGCAAATGGAAGTACATATGACCATTCAATATCACCATTAACTGTTACTCAAAGAAGTGAAACATCATCTACTATTTTGAATGATTTAAAACCAGTATTGCATTTATGTAGAGAAGGAATATCTGGACCATATGGAGCAAGAGCAACATTTAATATATGTAGATATGAAAATGTTTCTTATTATTCAAGAACAAGATTAGATTTAACATTAGCACATGGTGCATATGATGATATTAATGTTATGAGTTTTAGAAGTGATGGAAATATAGGAATTGGTATTACAAATCCACCATCTAAATTAACTGTTAATCCTATTGTTATGCATCGAAGTACATTTGATCATTCAACTTCACCATTAACAGTTACTCAAACAGCAGTAACTTCTACTAATGCAATAAATGATTTAAAACCAGTATTGCATTTATGTAGAGAAGGTACATCAGGAGAAGCTTTTGGAGCAAGAGCAACTTTTAATTTATGTAGATATGAAAATAGTTCTGCTAATTCAAGAACAAGATTAGATTTATCATTGGCACATGATGGATATGATAATATTAATGTTATGAGTTTTAGAAGTGATGGAAATATAAGTATTGGTACAACTACACCTAAAACAAAATTACATATTGAACATACTTCAAATATTTTTTCACCATCAACAGGTGGTTTATATGTTTATAATCCAAATAATACAGCTGGAAATTGTTCTGTTTTAGGTGTTGCTATTGGTGGTACAACTGCTGGTAAGGTTGGTATATCACTTGGAATAGGTTCAACTGGAACATTAGGATGGTCAATATATACAACAGGAACAGATGCAAATAATACTTTAATATTATCTTCTTCATCAGATAGTTCAGGTGCATCAAGATTAACAATAAGAGGAAATGATGGATTAACAACAATTACTGGTGCTTTAACTATATCAGGAATTACAACTGTAAATAATAATTTAACAGTTGCTTCTAGTAAAGCAAATATAAATGATGGATCACCAGCATCGGGAATTGATAAAATGATATCAGGTTCTTTAACAATAGGAGGAACAAATACTAATTATGGTGGTTCATCTTATGCAAATGGAACATTATGGACTAATGGAGCAAATACTGCTGGATTATTATTAGAATGTTCAGCTAATACAGAGATTGCAGTTCATGATGGTGGGACTAGAGTAGCATCATTAATGTATTATGAAGGTAATGCAACTAATAAAATAACAATTGGACGTAATATGGGATGGGGTGCAATATCAGTAGTTAATATAAATGGAACATTACAAGTTGCTGGAACTGATATTTCAACAACATATGCAACAAAAGCAATTGATATAATTAATACAAGTAATTATGCTTCCAATGTTTCAAATGTTTTATTAGCAGCAATAAATACTAATAGTGGCACTAGTAATTATGCTTCCAATATTTCTAATGTTTTATTAGCAGCAATAAATACTAACAGCGGTACAAGCAATTATGCTTCTAATGTTTCAAATGTTTTAAATGATTTTATTTATACAAATACTAGTAATTTATATTTAAGTGATATAATATTACATCAAATTTATGATTTAACAGAAAAACCATATCCATCAAAAGAATTTAATAATTTTACATCTGAAATGCAATCAACAAATGAAATATATAATATTAATCCTACAACTTATATTAAAGAAACTATAACATTAAATTCAACAGGAATTACACATGGAATTGGAACATATATAATATATAGTTCAAGCACAATAAATAATGTTGACTCTAGAAAAGCATTATTATTTAATAAAAATATTAATCGTTCTACAGGAGATAATGGGAGTGTATGGGCTTATAATTCTTATTTACTATCTGATGGTTCATATACAGGAGAATCATATATTAAAAATGGTTATTTAGGAGAATGGATTATAATAAAACTAACAAATTCTATAATTCTATCAAGGTTTATATTTAATATAGCATCAACTTTTGTCTTTAATGCACCTTCATTATGGCGCTGCTATGGTTCAAATGATGGTTTTACATGGGAAGAAATAGAAGAAGCATCAAATAATGGAATTGCTTTAACATCTGCAAATTATACTTTAAATAATTATGAAAATATCTGTAATAATAATAAAAAACCATATTTATATATTGGTTTTACATTTAAAAAAGTGGTTGGAACTCCTGGTGGAACTGGTGGTAATACTCTATATTTTACAGAATTACAATTATTTGGTAAAGAATTAGCTAAACCTTTTTATAATCCATCTAATGTTATTAGTTTAACTTTATTAAATACAAGTAATTATGCAACAAATATTTCTAATATTTTATTAGCAGCAATAAATACTAATAGTGGTACTAGTAATTATGCTTCAAATATTTCAAATATTTTAAATATTAATTCAAGTAATTATGCTTCAAATATTTCTAATGTTATATTAACTAATATAAGTAATAATTATTTAAATTTATCTGGTGGAACACTTCCTGTTGGCAATATTATATTAAGTAGTGGAAATATAGGTATTGGAACTACAAATGTAACATCTAAATTATATATTTCAGCAGCTACTAATGGTGATGATGGAGCTAATAATGGTTTAAATAGTTGCGTTTATATTAAACAAAATACAGTATGGACTGCTGCTCAACCATGGGCTTTATTTGTAGAAGGTTATTCATCATTAGGAGGTTTTAGAATTAATGCAGCTGATGGTCAGAGAGGTTTATTAGCAAATTCACAATTAGGGTTTGCCACAACAGGTTCATCAATAATTACATTTACTCAAAATACTTCAACAGAAGTTATGAGAATTGGAAATTTTAATGTTGGAATCGGAACAACTGCTACATCTACATATAAATTAAATATTAATGGTTCTTTAAATTCATCTTCTTTATATTTAAATAATTCATTAATAGATTTTACAACATATGCAACAAAATCAATAGATATAAGAAATACAAGCAATTATGCTTCTAATGTTTCAAATGTTTTATTAAAAAATATTAATACTAATTATTTAGCAAAATCAGGTGGTACATTAACTGGATTATTAACAACTACTAATATAGATTGTACTGGTGGTATAGCTGTTTCTGGTGCTAATGCTTTTTATACAATTACTAATGTTGAAGCTACTAATTTAACAAATACATATTTTAATTTAAAAGATGCAGGTGCAAATTCAGACTGGTGTTATATAAGACAGATAGGAGTAAGTGATAATTATAAATTAGCATTTGATTTTCACGATGATCTTAATGCTGTATTTTGTATAAGAGGTATCAATTCACATGCTGCTGGCACTGGTCCTGATACTGTTAATGAGGTTTTTACTGTTAATAATGGAAATACAAATATGACTGGAACTTGCACAGCTACATCATTTATAGGAAGTGGTGCTTCATTAACATCATTAGATGCTACAAAAATTACAACTGGAACATTACCAATTGCTAGAGGTGGAACACAATGGAATTATAATGGAACATCAAATATTAATTATACATCAGGAAATATAAATACTGGTTCAATTATACTTGGACATGGTGTTGGTAATTTATTACCAAATTCAAATATTAGTTCATGTATATTATTATCACATAATACTTATAATGATAATTTAGGTTATTGTTTTCCTAATCCTGAATGTGCAATAATAATGGCTAATAATGGTGGAAATTCATTACCATGGGGATTTTATAATGGAGTTGTAAAATATTTAAAATCAAATAATCCATATAATTCATTAAGATATGATATTGGTAATTGTTCATTAAATACAAAAGAAAATCCATTAGCAGGAATGTCAGATACATATAATCCAATATTATCAATTATGTATTCTGGTAATGTAGGAATTGGAAATACATTTCCATTTGCAAGTCTTAATATAGGAACTCCATTAATTCCTTCGGGAGTAAGTGATGGAACATTAGTTATTTCTAAAAATAATGGAACTTCAGGACGTAATTTTAAATTAGGTTATGATTCATCATTTAATTTTATTATGGGTGATTTTGGAAATTCAAATCTTTTAAATACACAAATTAATCAATTTATTATTCAAAATGGTGCATATGCAAATTCATTAATATTAAAATCATCTGGTGATGTTGATATTGTTTCTGATGTTTCATCTTCTTCTACTAAAAGATATCTTAATGTAGGAGGTTTAAGATTAGCAGGATGGGATAGTAATAATACTATTTATAATAGTGGAATTTTAGGATTATCATCTTTAAGTAATTTAACATTAAATACTGGAACAACAACTGCTAATTTAACAACAAGATTAATTATAGATAATACGACTGGAAATATAGGAATTGGAACAACAACAAATTCATCATTTACATTAAATGTTTTAGGTTCATTAAATGCAACAACTATAAATGAAAATGGAAATAATATTTCAAGTATATATGATACAATTACAGATAGACAATTATCTATTAGTGATTTAACTAATATTTATGTATCATCAAATCAATTATATAATTATACATATGCATATTCATCACCACAACCTTATCCTCCAAAATTATATAATAATATAACAACTGAAACACCAATAATATTTTTAACTCAATCAGCATATTATCAAGTTATGACATTAAATACTTTAGGAATAACATATGGAAGTGGAACATATGAAATATATTCATCAAGTGTGTTTAATACAGCTAATACATATAATAAAGGCTTATTATTTGATTATAAACAAAACGAAGCAGGAATAACAGCAGCTTGGGCTCTTGGAAATTATGATTCAACAGGTGTTTATATTAATACAAATAATAAATATATTAATTCAGGATATTTAGGTGATTGGATAGTTGTTAAATTACCTACAAGTATTATTTTAACGAGTTTCAAATTTTATCCATATACTGCAACAGATGTATTAAGAAGTCCAGGAGAATGGAAATGTTATGGTTCTACAGATAATACAAATTTTACAGAAATAACAGAAGGTAGTCAAACATCAAGATTAGTAGCTAGTAATTATACAACAAATGGATTTTATGAAAAAACATTACCTGGTTCGTTTAGTACACCATATCAATATATTGGATGGTGTATTAATAAATTAGCAGGTTCTGCTACATTTTTACATTTTAGCGAACTTAAAATATATGGAAAAGAAGTTATTCCAACAATAACAAATGTTAAATATTTATCATCAAATTTATTACCAAATATACAAAAAAAGAATGGATTTAAAATAATATGTTCAAAACCTATAACATTAAATGGAAATGCTTATTTTAAATATGATATTGATTTAACTAAATATACTCAAAATTTATTATTATCTGATAATAGTCCATATCGTAGTTTTAATATAAATTGTTTTATAGCAAGTGGTTATTTTAATTTATTATCAAATAATTTACCAAGAGTTTTTAATTATAATGTTTATATGTCGAATGAGGCATCTACAGGAGGAAATGGAGAAATAGCAGGAATAGAAGGAATTAATATATGTGCAACAGGAACACCTGAAAATTATAATTTGGATAAAATACCACCTAATTATTTATTCTTATTAAGAACTAATGATTATAATTTTTTATCTGTTGTAACAACTCAAAGTGATTTGGTTGTTAATTGTATAATAATGGATAATTTAAATTAAAGATTTGATATATAATAATAAATGAAAATGATGGATAATAATTTAATATTAATGATATTAATAAAAAAATTTAATAATATGGATATAATTAATAATATTTATAATTTTTATTTAATTGATAAATATTTTGGACAAACAACAATAAATAATAAAAGTATTCAATTATTTAAAAATAAATTTATTAATGATAAAGAAAATATTGAAAGAATTATTAAAATTATTAATCCAAATTATTTAAATATTTATTATATTAAAAAATTATTATTATCAGATGAAATAACTTTAAAATTTTTAAATAAAATACCAATATTAATTAAATTTTTAAATTATAATTATAAAAATAATAAAGAAATAATATTATCAATATGTAAAATTGATAAAACATTAATTAAATATGCATCCAATGAATTAAAATCTGATTTTGATTTTATTCATAAAATGATAGATATATATCCTGCATCTATCTATTATGCAAAAAAAGAATTGAAAGATAATTATGAATTAGCATTAAAAGCCATTCAAAAAGATGGAGATGTTATTGAATATTTATCAGAACGTTTAAGAAATAATAATGAAATAATTATTATTGCTAAAAAAAATAACTTCAATTATTTTTAATCTAAATCATTAATATCTGATTTATCACCATCAGCAGTTGGAGGAGGTGAAGTATTAAAAGGAGGTGGTCCCATTCCAGAACTCATACCTTCAGGCATAACACCACCAGGACCCATTGGAGGAACTGCTCCATAAAGTTTAGTTACAAGAGGTTTAATTTTATCTTCATATTCTTGAAGTTTATTTTTATAATCTTCAGTTGTTAGTTTTTGATTTTCTTCAAACCATTTAAGACCTTCTTCAACAATTGGATCAACTTGAGCTTTAATTTCATCAAAACTTTCAGGTGCTCCTTCAGCTTTAGTTGCTAGACTATTTTTAGTATTATAGAGATAATTTTCAAGTTCATTCTTAGCTTCAATAAGTTGTTTGTTCTTTTCATCTTCATCTTTATATTTTTCAGCTGTTTTAACCATTTCTTCAATTTGTTCTTTTGATAATCTACCTTTATCATTAGTAATTTTAATATTATTAGTTTTTCCAGTGCTTTCTTCTTTTGCACTAACTTCTAGAATACCATTAACATCAATTGATAAATCAATAACAATTTTAGGTTGTCCTCGAGGCATTGGAGGAATTCCACTTAGATTAAATGAACCAAGTAAATTATTATCTTTTACAAAACCTCTTTCACCTTCATAAATCTTAATATCAACTCCTGGTTGATTATCAGAATAAGTTGAAAATGTTTGAGATTTCTTTGTAGGGATTGTTGTATTTCTTTCAATAATCTTAGTCATAACACCTCCAGAAGTTTCAATTCCAAGTGAAAGAGGAGCAACATCAAGAAGAAGTAGTTCATTAGTTCTTGAACTTCCTTGACCAGTTAGAATAGCACATTGAATAGCTGCACCAATTGCAACAGCTTCATCAGGATTTAGAGATTTATTAAGTTGTTTTCCATTAAAATAATTACTTAGAAGTTCTTGAATTTTAGGAATTCGAGTTGTTCCACCAACAAGAACAATTTCATCAACATCATTTTTAGAAATTTTAGCATCTTGAAGAACTCTTCCAAGTGGTTCAATTGATTTATTGAAAAATCCTTCAGCTAGTTGTTCAAATTTAGCACGACTAATAGAAGTAGTATAATCAATACCATCAATTAATGAATCAATTTCAATTGGAACAGTTGTTGTTGTTGAAAGATTTTTCTTAGCTTTTTCAGCTGCAATATTAAGTCTTTTAAGTGCTTTAGGATTTTCTTTAACATCTTTATTATATCTCTTTTTAATATCAGCACATAGATAATCAACAATAATATTATCAATATCAGAACCTCCTAAATGTGTATCACCAGCTGTTGCTTTAACTTCGAAAATTCCACCATCAATACTTAAAATTGAAAGGTCATGAGTGCCACCACCTTCATCAAAAATAAGAATGGTTTTTTCTTTATTATTTTCTGCAATTTTATCAAGACCATAAGCAATAGCTGCAGCAGTTGGTTCATTAATAATTCTTAGACATTCCATACCACTGATAGTACAGGCGTCTTTTGTTGCTTGTCTTTGACTATCATTAAAATAAGCAGGAACAGTTACAACAGCTTTTTTAACTGGATGACCAAGATAAGCTTCAGCTGTTTCTTTAAGTCTTGTAAGAACCATTGCTGAGATTTCTTCAGGATAAAGTTTCTTTTTTTCATTTTTATAATCAACAACAATAACTGGTTTATTATTAGGGTCTGATTCAATATCAAATGCCCAAAGTTTTTTATCAGATTGAACATAAGTATCATCATATTTACGTCCAATTAGACGTTTGATATCATGAAGTGTAGTTTTTGGATACATTGTTGAAACATTTTTAGATGCATCACCCACCAATTTCTCTTCATCAGTGAATGTAACATATGAAGGAATAATTCTTGAGCCAGTTTGATGGTCGGGTAGAACTTCAACACGGTCTCCAATCCAAACAGCAACGCAACTTGTAGTTGTTCCAAGGTCAATGCCAATACCTACATTATCTTCTTTTGACATCTTTGAGTTTGTTATTTTATAATAATAATATTGAATTAAATCTTTAAATCTTTTTCATAAAATAAAGAGATTGATTTTTATATTCTTTAATTTCATTCTCTAAATGTGAAATAGTATTATGAATATTATCTAAATATTTAATTATTTCTTCTTGAATTTCTAAAGATGGAATAGAAATTTCAAATGATTGTAATGTTTTTATATTAATATCTTTATAATTATAAAATAAATAATAACCTAAATATTTATGTAATATTAAATCTGATTTAGGTTTTAATGATATCCCATAATTATTTAAAAATATTTTTTCAGTTGTTAATGCTACTTCATATCTAGTTATTATAATATTAAATCCATCTCTATTATAATTATTACTTTCTTCATTCTTATTTTTATTTCCATATATTTTATATTTTTCATTTCCATTTTTATTTTCATTTTTATTATCATATTTATTTCCATATTGAATTAAAGCAATTTCATTAATAGTTTTATAAATTAATGTATCATTTGAAAATATTGGTTTTTCTTGAATATAATCAATATAATTAAATGAATAATTATTATTACTTATTTTATTTATTGGAACACTAATTAATAATTGTTTAGTATTATTAAAAGAATTATAATCATAAAAATTAATTTTTTGTGTTTGATGAATTTTAGTTATTTTTTTATTTGTAAAAATAAAATTTTCATCTCTTTTTTTTATAAAATATAAAATACATAATTTTATATTAATATTACAAATTCCAATTGGTAAATAAATAATATCTTTAACATCACATGTTTTTAATAAAAATTCTCTAATATAAATATAATCTTTATTTTCTTTATTATATAATTCAATATCATATGGCAATAATAACATACATTTATCATCAATTTTAATTATTTTTGTAATAACATTAATAATATCAGAAGTTATTTCATTTTTATCTTCATTAAAAATAATATCAGATAATATATCATTTATATTTGGTTCTTCAATGTCTTTATCTTGAGGTATAAATAACATTTATTTTTTTATAAGAAATCATATATATAGATATATCTTTAAATATGATTGAAATATTTTCTTATTGGATATTTATATGGTTTATATTATATTATATAGGATTAATAAAATATAATCCATTATTTTTATTGATAATAGGATATGTATTAACATTATTTGAAATAATATATTTAATAAATAATAAAATATCAAAATATAATTTAATAAAATTTTTTATAATAAATGTTTTTATAAAATTTATTCCAATATTATTAATAATTAAATTTCCATTAAGATTTAATATTGATGATATTTATATTGGTATTTATTTAATCTTATTTTATTTTATAATTATGAGTTTTCTAAATAAAAATCCATATGAATATTATAAATTAATGATACATACATATTTATATAATGATGAAAAATATAAAACACTATCAAGTAAATTATATGATTATTTATATATAACAATAATAGATAATGAGCGATATTATTATTAGTAAAGATAGTAAAAAAATTGATATTAGTGTATTTGAAAATATGTCAGATTCTGATTTTTTTACTAATAAATTAACACACATATATTTTAATACTAATGTTAATGAAAAATCTGTTGATAAATTAATAAATGATATTAAAGATGCACATAAAGATAAAATAACACCAGATGGTGCAATAATTAAACCTAAACCAATTTTAATTCATATATCATCATATGGTGGAGATGTTACAGCAGGAATGAGATTATTAAGTATATATTCAATAAGTTCATTACCTATTGCTACAATTATAGATAATTATAGTTCTTCAGCAGCAACATTTTTATCAATAAATAGTCATTATAGATTAACGACGGATTATGGTTTTTGTTTAATACATGCATATTCAATATCAGGATTATTTAAAAATGAAAAACAACATGAATTAAAAAGAATGATGGAAATATTTGATTCTTATTTTGCAAAAATAATTGATATGTATTTAGAAAGAACAAAATTTGAAAAAAAAGAATTATTAGATATTCTTCAACATGATTTAATATTAGATTCAAAATATTGTTTAAAAAAAGGTATTGTTGATAGAATAATTAAAATTGAAAAAAAAGAAAAGAAGATGGAAATAAAAACTGAATTGAATATAAATGAATTAATTAATTATAGTAATACTGTAATAATATCATGTTCAAGTGCTATTTCTAAATTAGATAAAATATTATTTGAAGAAAATTTAGCTCCTGTTGTTATATATGCAAGAAAAGATGCATGTTATAATGATGATGCTTCAAATTTACAAAATAATATTTATGAAACTTTAAATATGATACCAAGAATAGTAAATTTAAAAGTTCCAACATATGCAATTATAGATAATCCAATTAGTATTGATGATTTATTACCAATGTTATATTGCGACCATATTTTTATATTTGATTATTCATATATTGTATGTAATATATTAAATTATTATAATAAATCAAGTTTATTATTAGATGATAATATTAAAAATACTAAATTAATATTTGGTATTATTTTTAAAATATTAAAAGAAAAAACAAAAATGACTGATGTTCAAATAAATAATATTAATAATAAATTTACACTTATTAATTCATCTGATTGTATTAAATTTGGTTTAGCTAATAGTATAATTGACCATTATAATAAACAAAAAATAATTAATCACTTAAATCACTAATATCACTTATATCACTAATATCACTTATATCACTCATAACACTAATATTATCATTATTATCATTATTATTATTATCATTTTTATTATTAATACATTTCATTATATTTTTATGAATATCAATTAAATCAATTTGATATTTATTATAAATGTCATCAGTAAATGATAATAACATCATTTTATTATAATAATTATCACTATTTTTTTTAAGAGATATAATTGTATTCTTAAAATAATTAGGGAAAAGCATATACCAAACTAAATAATAATTTAGAACAATATTATTACCAAATGATAATAAAGTAAAATATATAGATCTATTCATAATATTTAAAAATAGATATTAAATTTTTATATAAAAAAATTGACATTATTTAATTTAAAATAAAATAAACTTAAAAATAATGGAACTTAAAGATATTCAATTATTTATAAAAAATAATTCTAAGATTGTATCATTAAATATTGATTATACAGATGATGGAGATATTTATAAATATGTTATTAATATTCAAGGTATAAATCATACTTTAAAATTAATAGAAGACGGAGATATGATTACATTAAATTATAATGATAATAATTTTACAGATGAAAATGATATACAATTAGAATTATTTGAATTATTTAATTATAAAAATATAGAATATATTGATTGTTATATTCTAAAAAAAAGAAATACAAATAATTTTGAAATATTAGATATTTATGATGATTATTATGATAATAATGAAGATATATTAATATGTAATAGGTCATTTAATAAAAATGACAAAATAATAAAAATAAAAATTATATATCAGCATGAAGAATATACAATGTATTATAATATGGAAGTAATTCATGGATTTGATAATATAATGGAAAAAATAGATTTAATTTTATAAATATTTATTCTAATAATAATAAATTTAAATCTGATTTTTGTATTTCATGTTTATGAACATTTAAAATATTTGTGATATATTTATATGCTTCATCAATTTGGTCAAATGATATTCCACCAGTAATTAATACACTACCGCTTTCAAAAATAGCAATAGTTATTTTTTTACAATTATTTTCACCATGTCCTGTTCCTTTTCCAAAACAATGTTTTTTACATACACAAATACCATCTAATTTTTCTTTATCAGAATTCCAGAAATATTCTAATTTAACACCATGATATCTTCCAGGTTCGAAACTACATTTATTATTATAAGTTTCACTGATTAATATTTTATGTAAAATTTTTCTTCTAATTAAAAATTTAGTTTCTAATGTATCATTTAAATATGATTTAAAGTCTGTATTAATCATTCTTATAACAAATTTATTAAATCCGATAATATCAATATTATTATTAACAATAATTTCTGGAATAGTTTCATAAATCTTTTTAATTTCATTAATAATTAAATCAATAATATCTTTAACAATTGTTTGGTCTTTAATTCCAGTAATTTGAATATTACCATTTTTGAAGATTTTCAAATTTGGATAATAAGTATCATTTATTTTAAAAATTGTTGTTACTTGATTATCAAATAAATTTTTTTTAATACTATCTTTTTTAGGTGTTCTTTTTTTCTTTGGATAAATACCTCTTGTATTTGCCCTATCAGTAATTTTTGGATAATATATCCAAATAAATTTATTATTCAATTCAAAATTTTCATATAAAATATCTAAATTTAAATAAACACCTAAATCAGCATTACAAGTTATTGTGCTAACTTTATAATCAGTAAAATAAATATTATCTTGCATTATCAAATATATAAATGATTTAAACATTTAAATCATTTTTTTATATATAATCAAAAAAAAATAAATTAAACTTTCTTTTTTTTATTTTCTGACATTTTAGCTAAATATGAAGTATTTAAAATTTCTGAACTACTATTAATAGAAATCATAGGTGGTATATTTAAAACATATGTTTTATCAGATTTAATATGTGCTTCTCTAAATTCATTAATTGTTAAATTACCACCAAACATTTTTAATAAATATTTAGATGGTGCAGGTCTAATTGTATTAGTAAAACCATATCTATTTCCTAACATTTGTATCCAACTATTAATTTCCCATACTTTATCACTACTTCCATGAACTGAAAAATTATAAGCATTAGCACATTGTAATGAGCAAAATGACCCAAATACAAAATAACTATCATTAACTATATCATAATTATATGGCATACTATAAACAATACTTTCAATACTATGACAACACCAAAAACAATGAGAATTATTATTATTATTTGAATAAGTTGTTTGATATTCTGTATTTGTATCATATGAAATATTTTCTGCATCATTCATAAAATAAGAATTTGATTCATAAGGTGTTGGAACAAGAATTTTTGTATCTTGACTTTCATTATTATTAATAATAGTATTAATTTTTGACTGTGTAATAGGTAATTGAATAATAATATCATCATTTTCATTATCCGTAGGTTTAATCATTGAATCAATAATATTTTTTTTTGTAGTTTTTTTAACAATTGTTGCATCCTGAATAGTTTTTTTACGAGGCATATTAATTATAATTACAAATTATTCTTAAATAAAATAATTCTTTATATTGTCCAATAGTGATACGAAATCATTTTTCATTTTAACATCCATAGTTTCTAATTGTTTATTATTAGAACTAGAATTAGAATTAGAATTAGAACAAACCATGGACATATTTTTAATTTCAATTTGTAAATCTTTTATTGTATTAATTAAATAATAAATAAATACTACAACTATAATAATAATAATAAATAATATTATATCCATTCTTCTATATAAAAATAATTAAAAAAATAAAAATTAATTTTGAATTTTTAACTTTGCTTTTCCTGATTGTATTACTAATATATTATATTGTATTGTATAAATTGTTATAATTATATCATTATTTTCTATTTTCATATTATAATTTTTATTAAATTTATCAAAATATAATTTATCAATTAATGATGGTTCATAATTATTTAATTTTATTATTAATTGTGTTCCAATACCAGCACCATTATAACAACCAGATGGAAACCATTTTTCAGGCATTAAAGAAAATGTATAACAATAAATACCTTGTCTTGGTATAATACTATGATATTGATATGGTTGAATATTATTATAAAAATATGCATCTTTTTCATTAACACGTTCAGTATTTTTATCCCATAATATTAATGCTGTTTTCATTATACTATTTTCATTATTTCTAGGAATTGAATAAGAATAATTTAATATATCATTAAATTTATAAATACTATCTGCTCTATTTAAAGTCCATATTATTTCTTTAACTAATAATTGTGAAGGAACATCAATAGTTCTAATTGAATCAATTCCTCCAGAAATAAATGGTTGTTTATTAATTCTTGTAGTTTCTATTAAATATTCTTTATAAGCATTATTAATTATTAATTGTCTTTCATAACAATCTAAAACAATAAATGTTGCATCAATATGTGCAATCAAATTTTTATTTATTATAAAATCATTAATAGAAATTTTATTAGGTCTATTTAATTCATTATAATACATTGGACTAATATTCATATTATAAATATCAGAATAAACAGTATATAAGTTTTCAATATTTTCAAATTGAATTTTTAAATAAACATGATGATTTGTGCAAAATTTTAATATAGGTAATGCCAAACTTTGATTTTTAGAGAACCAAAAAGGTAAAGGAACTGATATATAACGTCCTTTTATTGATGGATTATTAATATCAGATTTATCACTCGAAGCATAATCAAATTCAGATAATATATTATTTCTAATTCTATAAACTGTTTCTTTTTTTCTTGGATTTGTTAATTCTGGAATATTTCCAGTCATATTATTATAACCATCTTTAACAGGTAATGATAATTCATTCCATACAACTAACCATTCACCTGTAATATTATCTATTTCAGTATTATCAATATGTATTGATGCATTTTTAATAAGTAGAGAACCAATATTTTCAACCCATTTAAATTTAAATTTATCATCAGAATAAACATCAGGTAATTTAAATATCAAATATACAGATGCTAATAAATCAACATTTGGATTTTCTGTTAATTTTACAGTATAATATCCTGCATTATGCATATCAGATATTGATAAAACACCATTATCAAAATTATGTATAATACTTTCCATAGCAAAATTAGTATGTTTTTTATATGCATAATTAAAAAAACTAATTTGAGGATTATAAAATAATGGTATATTCATTTGACCTTCTATTGTTAATTGTAAAAGACCACCACCCATTATTAATATCTAATAATATTTTTCTTTATATAGGATTTACAGTATAAGTTTGTGAATTAAATCCTTTTGTATAATCTCTTTTAACTCTCTTTTTAAATGTAGCTTCATATTTATTAAATCCATTATTATATAATGTTTTAATTTCACTATTAGTTAAAGCATAATTATAATATGTTAAATCAGCCATTTGTAAAGGTGATATTTTAGTAATATTATCTGATAATATTAATTGTTTAATACTTTGATTTTCACTTGGATTTATATGTAATTTGCTTAAATTACTTTTCATAACTCTAGATTTAAAATTATTAATTACATCATTTTCCATAGAATTGGTATTAGCTAATTTATCAGATTTTAATTCACCATTAAAATAAACTTTGCAATTTGATTTATTTGCATTAAATAAATTATCTCCTTTAGGTTGTTCTTGAAATACTACAGTAATCATATTATATTTTTCTTTATAATTATTTACATCAATATCTTTAATGCCAAATTTATTAAAATTTCTATATTTATTTAAATCATCAGGATTATTACAATCTATAACTTTATTATTAATTGCATTATAAGTTTCCGGATAATTTATATTATTAAATTCTACAACTAATTCTTTTCCATCATTACGTAATTTTATTAATGGATTTTTAATTAATATAACAGGGTCATTAATCATATTATTATTACATTCATAACCATTATTATTTGATATTAATACAGATTGTTTTTCACCTTTATAAAATAAAGTTATATATTTATTTGATAAACTTAATTTATCAGTTGATATTGATTGATAACTACCATTTACTTTTTGATATATTGAATCAGATGTATCAATAATAGTTGATTTATTTTTATCAAATGAAAAGAATAACCAAAAATTATATGAATATTCAGCTCCACCATTTTGATTTATAGACGGATTAATATCTAAATATGAAAAATCTTCTTTATCATATGTTTCAAAATCTAAATCTCGTTCAATAGAATAATCAAGAATTCCACTAAATACTTTAGTTATTTTTTTAGTAGTATTAGATATTACAACACTACTAATGAATTCATTATTATAAACAGAATAACTAATAAATGCCATTATAGCAATTAAAAATATAGATAATATAATTTGAATTATTGTATTTATCATATCTAATTTAAATATATATTATAATTTATATACAGGATTGCGAACACCATATGAACCTAAACCTAATTTAGCTAAAAATCCAGTTACAGGACCATCATTATAAATACTATAAATATCTTGTTGATTTAATTCATAATTATAACTACTGAATGATGCTAATAAACCTGAAAAACCAGGACCAATGCCATTATTATAATCTCTATTATTTCCAACATATAAATATCCTGTAGTATTTAAATTTAAATTATTTAAATCAGCTCTATAATTTTTATTAGCAATACATAATTTACCATTTTTCTCACCACCATTTGATACACATTCATCATTTACATCAGTTGAATAAAAATCTTCATAACCACTTAATTTAAATGTATCACCATCAGAAATAGTTTTAACTAATTCAGCATCAACATAAGCATATAATGTTGTTTTGAATGCATTGGAATTACAAACAACTGCGATATGAACCCATCTTTGTAAAGGAACATAATTTATTGATATTCCATTTTTTAAAAACCAATGTAATGCACCAGGATTATTTATATTTCTAGAATTAATAACATTACCTTCTTTATCATCAAGTTTTGTAAAGCGAATATACATAATATTATTTGTTTTATCTAAAAATATATATGGAGAACAAGTTTCAATTTTAAATTCATTATCACCATCACTTGAAACAGCTGCTATGGTTTGATATTGTCCTTTATATTTACTCATATCATTTATATAAACCCAGAATGAAAAACTTTTACGGCTACCATTGGCATTTTTAGCTAATACTGCACTGAATTTTGATAATTTAGTTCCTACAACTGGTACTTTAGTATCACTAACTATATTTCTAACTTTAGCAAATAAATGACTACCTAAATATGAATATAAGACATATGCAAGAATAACAGCAATTACTATAACTGCTATTAATCCAATAAATAAATTTTTATTATTAACAGATGTATCATAAAAATTAAGAATACTTTGTGATGCACTATTAACAATACTATCTTTCTTTAATACATCAAATATTGGATTACTTGTTGAATCGGATGAACTACTTCCACTCATTATTTATATTTAACTATCTATTATTAATAAATAAATTTTCTATTAATAATACTTAAATGATAATTACCATTAAAATGATTATTTGGAATTAATAATTTATATATTTTTTTATTATTTTTTTTTTGCAATGATAAATAACTTAATAATTTTGTAAAATTTGTTAATGAATGTATTTTATTATTTTTATGTTTAAATTGAAATAATGCATTAATTACACTAATAAAATAATCAATTGCAATTTCATTATTTTTATTCATTATAATATCAAAAAAACAGAAATTGGATATAAAATTTTTATAAAAAATATTTTTAATAGATTTTAAACCATTTCTATTATTTAATTCAATAATTAAATTTTCATGAAATTTAAGGGGAATTAACCATTGGTCTTTATAAATAATTCTTTTAAAATTATCTCTATTAAAATTATTTGCATATAATTCCGTAATATCCAATATTTTATCATTATTATTATAATAAGTATTTGTAATTATTTGAATACATGTCTTAATATTATAATTAGATTGAATACAAATATTTGTTGATTCAATTAAATTAATATTAGGATTATATGATAATAAAATATTATGTATTTCAATATCGGATAATAAAGGTAATTCATATAAAATACATTGTTTTTTAATTTCACCTAATTTAATATTATTAGAAACAATACAAATAATAGGAATATGTTTATGAATAGTTGTTAAAAAATTTAATAAATGAATATTCATAGTGCTATCAAATGATAATAATGTTTCAAATTCATCAATAATAATAATCTTATTTTGAGTATTATTTGTTAATTGTTGAATTAACGATGAAACAAAAGCTTTAAATAATAAATCAGTTAATTGTTTAGATGAACAACAATTATAACTATTAATATTAACAATGAATAAATCAAGTTCTAAACATAATTTATTTATTCTATAAGATTTACCAATACCGGAATTACCGGTAATAAATAAACAAGAATTATAAGATAATTTATCACGAGGTGTTAAAATCCAATCTTTAATATAATCCATTATTTAATTAAGAAATTAATATAACTTTTATAACAAGAATAGCATAATAACATAATAATGCTATAAGTGGATACATAATATCTAATGTTAATAATGATTTGGAATTATATGTTTTAATATTACCATGAAAATCAAACATAATAGAAGGTTTTATAAGAAAAATTAACAATAATATTAAAATATATAATAATATTGTAATTAATATCATGAATATACTCTATAAATTAAATATAATTTATATTATAGATGTTAGACAAAATTTTAATTATTTTTATAATATTATTTATATTTTATTATATTATTAATTTAAACATTGAAACATTCGCAACAAAACAATATACAAATACTAATAAATATTCATGGGATAGAAATAATATCATTAAATCATCATTACCATATGATATTGTTTTAAAAAATAATAAGAATAGTTATTATGATTTTGGAAATGATGAATTAGATGAAAAATTTAATAAAATATTTAATATTGACAATGATAAAATAATTAAAACAATTGAAGGTATGGATTGGAATAATAAATGGATTAAACCATCAAATAGTAATAATAAATATATATTAGATAATTATTTTAATAAATTTATGATGTATTTTAATTTAATAATTAATAATGAATATTTTGATTTAGCAAATGATAAAAATAATAAATTTAATATTATTAATCAACAATTAAAAAGATATAAATATAATATTAATAATCATGATATCTTATTATTAGATATTGAATTAGTAATATACAGAAAAAATAAACCTTTAGCAAGACATTTAAAATTTTTAGTAATAAGTAATGGTATTTATAATAATGTAATAATGGCTAAAGTTATAGGTGTTATTAATGAATGTAATTTAAATAAAAATTATGATACTTTAGATAATAAAGATAATTATGAAATATTTCAACCGGATTATAAATATAAATATGATATGAATAGTTTTATTTATGATACTAATGAAAAATTAGTTCATTCTGAAATTGAATATAATTTATATAATAAATTACTTAAAGAATTATAATATATATATTTATTAATATGAATTATTTTGAATATACAGTTGAAGTTGAAGTAACGGAAGATGTCGAAAAAAAAACAAAACTATTATTTGATATGATTAAGGATGGTAGAAGTCCATTTAATTTATTTAAATTAAGTGATGAAGTTCTTGAAAGTGATGAAAAGAAAAAAATAAGAACATTTACATTAACTTCTCTATCAAATATTAATCCAATAGTATTACATTTTTTCAGTGGAAATTGTGCAAAATTTTATTGTTTTTATAAAACTCCTGTTATGATGTGAAATAAATGATTTTATTTTTTCTTTTCATTGAATTTAATCCATTCAGTGTTAATAGTTTCTAATTCTCTAATAATTTCATAAGAATTATCAATTAAGAATTGTTTAAATTTTTCAGCATCTGTTTGTTCATCAAGAGTTAATCTAACAATCATTAATTGTTTTAGGGGATGTGGGCAAATATAACCAACATATGAACAATTAATTCCTTTATGTTTATTAGATTGTCTAATATATTTATTATGAATGAGTGATTGAATAACATTACCTAATGTATCATCTTCATTTTCAATATGAAAATTAACTGAAAAAGGATTATTAGGAATTGGTTCAATCATTATTTCATTAGCTTCAATATTTGTTATTAATAATTTTAATTTATTAATAAGAATTGTAATAGCTGTTGAAAATAAATATAAATATGATAAATTATTAACTGATTCAATTTCAAATTTAAGTAAAGTAGGGTCTCCATAAATATTTTTTACATATGAACGATGTTTATCAAGAATATTATCTTTTTTATCTGCTTCTTTTTTATCTTCAATGAAATAGAAATTTGATAATGAAACTGATGAAAATGATGCATTTGTTTTAGCTGTTCTTTTAATAGCTCTTGCAATTAAATGTAATTGTTCGCCAGAACGTAATCTTGTAATTAAAATATTAGTTTTTGTAATAGGATTAGGTGGAAATAATATTTTAAGTTCATTTACAGTTAATTCAACATCTTTATAAGTTCCGGTAAAATTAGCAGTTGTAATATTAATAGTTGAAGAAGTATCATTAATAACATTTAATTCAAATTTATAATCATCATCAATATAAATATCAGTAATTTCTTCAGATACATTAATAGGAATTAAACCAATTCTATGTTTCATAAATTCATTATGAAGAGGACCAGTATTATTAATAATATCAATTGATGGTTCATCTTCACCATAAAATCCAACAACTGGAATTTCAGTTAAAATAATACGCCTAATACTATTAGCAATTGATAAATCAATATTATTTATATCAAAAGAATGTTTTTCAGATTTAGGTTCATAATTATAATTCTTAAACATTTTTTATTACTTATTTAAAATAAATGATATTAATTTTATGTCAATTTTTATTATATTAATTTATCATTATTTTAATAAATGATATTATTTTATAGTGATGCATGCCAACATTGTGTTATTTTATTAGATAGTATTAAAAGACATGATACTAAAAAAACAATAAAATTAGTAGCTATTGATACAATAGTAAATAAAATTAGTCATAAAATTAAAGCTGTTCCTGCTTTAATGTTTATGCCATCAAAAGAAATTATTTATGGTAAAGCTGTTTTTGATTATTTATTATTACCAAATAGAGGTTATTTATTTACTAATAATAATACTAGAGATAAACAAGAAACTTCATCACTTACATCTCCAATTCCTTTAAATAAACAAGAAAAAATAGATGAACCAATGTCATTTACCTTAGGTGCAATATCATCTGATAATTTTAGTAGTATAGATGATGATAATATAAATTCAATGAATATTAATGATGATAAATTATATAAATGGGGTATAATTACTGATACTGATACAATAACTGGTAATACTACACCTATTAATACTAATCCTATTAATACTACATCTATTAATGTTAATCCTGTTAATAATAGTATTCCTGTTAATACTAAATTGGAGGCTGAGAAGACTAATAAACAATTACCTTCAATTGACGAATTACAAAAACAAAGAGAAAATATATTTAAGGATATTTAATTAAATTAAAACATATAATGAGTACGCTTACACCAACATTTATTTTTAATCAGTATTATATTGACCTATTAAAGAAGCTTAGAAATATAGCAAAGAAATTTAAAGCAAAGAGTGAAACAGCTAAAAGAGTTTTAAAAACAATAAAAGATAATTATCAAACATTAGATAAAGAAACATCTGAATATATTGAATATTTTAAGGAAAAATGTGATAGTGATTTTTGGAAATCTTATATTGAACTTGATAAAGAAACATCTGATGAATGGTTTAAAGATGATAAAAATTCATCAGTAGAAATTTATAAAAATATTACTATAAAAGATATGACTAAACTATTAAGAAATAATTTCATATCTCATCATTATTTAAGTGTTTTATATATATATACAAATGATTTATCACCTGAAGAAATAACAGCAATTCTAACAATTCTTCAATCAGAAGAACCTGAAGATGAAATTACTGTTGAAAATGCTGATATTAAGAAAGTTTTATCACGTCTAAATGAATTAAAATCTGATAATATTAAATCAAATCCAAGTGTTGGTGGTATGGATAGTCTTAAAGATACTACTATTGGAAAAATAGCAAAAGAAATAATTAATGATGTAGATTTATCAAAGATTAAACAATCTATTAGTGACGAGGGAGATATTTTTAAGGCTATAGCTAAACCAGATAGTGGATTTGGAGAACTATTTTCAAATGTAAGTCAAAAGATGTCAAGTAAAATATCAAGTGGTGAATTATCACAAGAAGCAATAATGAAAGATGCAATGAAATTTGCATCAATTCTCCCGGGTTTATTTGGAGGTGCTAATCCTGATGATAATTCAAATGGTGCTGGTGGTTTTGATATGTCTACAATGATGAATATGATGAGTATGATGAATAATATGAATGGAGGAAATGGAAATGCTAAAAGTGGCAAAAATAAAAGTGGTGTAAATAATCAGGCATTAAGAAGCCTAATGAAAAAACAACAACTCAAACAAAAATTAAATAATAATTAATTTAATTTATTTTTCTTTTCAACATATTTTATAGATAATGATGATAAATATTTTACCTTTGATTAATATGAGTTTTAAAGATAAATTATTAGCAATAGTTAATTTAATAATATTTTTAAGTTTAATATTTTCATTAATTTTTAAAAATGGAATATTTATATTATTAGGTATAATATTATTAATTTTTATATTTTATATTTATTTATTTGATGAACAAGTTAAAATTGATACAAATGAAACATTAAGTAATCGTAATTTAGGTTTTTATGATAATAAAATATGTGTTAAACCATCAATTGATAATCCTTTTATGAACCCTTCAATAATAGATTATAATAATAATAATAATAATATAAAAGCTTGTCCATTTGATAAAGAAATTATTAATAATAATATTAATACTTATTTTAAAAAGAATGTTTATAAAGATATAAATGATATTTATGAACGTCATTTTTCAGAAAGACAATTTTATACAGTTCCCTCGACAACTATACCAAATGATAGACAATCATTTGAAAAATGGTTATATTATAGAGATAAAACATGTAAAGAAAATAATGGTATTCAGTGTTATAATAATATAATATAAGTTTATAATTAGATATAATGGCAACATATTTTGATAAACAAAATACTATATGTTCTGATTCATGTTGGGAGGAATCAAAAAATTTTGGTAATAAAAAAATAAATGATTATCAGACTTATTCAACTCAATTAGTTGATTGTATAGACCCTAATGTTCGATTACCTGAATTTATGTATGACCATGTTAATTTAAGAGGTCGTCCGGGTTATGGATTAGCAGATGCATGTTTAATAGATAATTATAGTAAATTAATAAATAATAAAGAAGGTTTAACTAGAGATAGATGTAAATTACAATTATTTAGACGATTATTTGATGCATGTCCAACAATGAAAGGTTCATTAGGTGATATTAATTCTGAATTAGATATATTATCAGGTTCTGATTCAAGTTTTTATGGAAATGGAGGTGAAAATAAATCATTTTCATGTAAAAAAACAATAATGGAAAGACAAATAAATCAACCAGTGCCATTAGTTGACTGTTTAAAAGATATACAAAATCCTGATCATATTGTTCCAATATGGACAAATGGCGGTGAAGATACCCGTTCATATATAAATAGATTAAATTTTAATAAAAATAATTAATAAAATATAATATAATATAATATTATTATATTATTATAGAATAAGTATGAGTTTTAATAGAACAAAATATGATAATTGTTCATATAAGGTTGATTTAAAATCAAGTGTCGATACATTAGGATATATATTATCTCCATATAGATATGAAAATGGAAATAAATGTATGCATCAATTAGGATTAGTTGGTGGTACTGCTGTTTCACATATTAAAGGTAATTTAGTTGATTTAGATAGTGAATTACGAGGACAAACACGAATAATATCTAAATGTCCTGATAATTTATATACTCCAAGTGATAATGGAATAATAACAAATGATAAAACTGAACCAATAGACCAGCAGATGAAACATTTACCTTCTTGTCAATCAATAATGTATCGTTCAATACCACTGCCGCCACCATTAAAAATAAATAATTGTTAATAATAGAAATAATGAATATTCCAAATGATACAAGATTAAAATATGATTCAGGAAGTTATCAAGAAGAATTAACTCGCTCTATATTTCCAGGTATATATCAATTAAACTCTCCTTATAATGATTGTAATGATTGTGGAGTTATAATACCAGATGACCCATTTATAAGATATCAAGGATATGGACAAAATACATGCACAATGAAAAAAGCAATAGATGATTCAAATGAATTATCAGGATTAAATTATAAAAATTCTAAATGTAATAAAGATGCTTATTCTCCTAATAGTTATGTATCATCTGGATGTAAAACAAAATATAATGGTGATACCCGAAAATGTGCTATTCCAACTGAATCTTGTCGTTTATCAAATCCTCCTTGCACATTAAAGGAAACTGGAATTAATCGTTATGACCCATTATTTTGGAATCCACAAGCAACAGCAATTGAAACATTTGATAGAATTGGTATTAATTATCGTATGGTAGCAAAAGATAATCATGTTCCATTAATAGAAACTCCACAAGACCAAAACGTATTTTATCCATTAAGAAATAATGATGTTGTAGATAATGGAGATTTAAATCAATGGCAGAATTTAAATAAAAATAATAAGAATTATTCACCAGGTTATCCATTCGGAGAACCTAATTATATATTATCTTGCAAGCAACCAGTTAATAGTTATTAAAAAATCTAAATAATTTTATTGATATTCCATCTTTAATTTCAATTTCATTTTCTTTTTCTATTATAATATTATTATATATATATTTATAAATAATATTATCAATTCTTCTATAATGATTAAAATTTAATGCAGTATTATTAAATTTATTATTTCTATTTTGTCTAATATCAATATCAATTTCTGTATAATTATGAGTAATAGGTTTAGATTTAACAAAAATTTTATATTTATATTTAAAAATATCAAATGAAATAAAATAATTATATTTATCTTTCAATAAATATTTAATATTATTTTTATTATTTAATACTAACATTAAGCTTTTATTTTCATTATAATTATTTATATGATAATTATCATGAAAAACACATTTATTATCAAAATAAAATCCATATTTAAGGATTTTATTTAATTTAAATATTTTACCTGCAATAGTTGAATAATGATTATTAATATGTAGAGTAAAACCAGATAAATTAGATAAAGATGATAATAAAAGAATGAATAAAAAATTAATAAACTTCATTATTAATTATTATTATTAAATATCTTTAAATAATAATAGAAATGTCTGACAAAGACAATGAAGACATAATTTATTTAGATGAAGAAATACCTGAAATTGATTATTTTGAATTAGTTAGTATTGATGAAATAATAAAAAATAATCCAAATTTTATTGCTTTTTCAAGAGAAGAAATTTATAATGAATTATTTAATTTTGTTAAAACAAAACCTAAAACAGAATGTTTTTTAAAGTTATTTTATGAAATTGTTAATAGAAAAACAAATGTTAATAATTTTGTTGTTGTCGCAGATGCAAATCGTGGAAATTTTGAAGATTTAAATATTGAAGAATTTATTTCAGACCTTAAAAAATATGATAAAATTAATGATGCTAATCTTGCTTTAGCCTCTAAAAATAAGCTCTGGTTTCCCTTAAATTATGATATTGATAATGATAAAATCCGATTTAAGGCACAACAAAAAACAGTAATAGAATTATCAAAAGATAATAATTTCATTGTTTTTAAGGATGATGAAACTAATATTCCAATAATTGGAGTTTATTTTTATAGTCCAATTACTATTTTAGATGATTATTTAAATGATAAAATAATGTCTCATTTATATAAACCTAATAAATTAGATATTATAAATGCAACATCAGAAAATGAAAATTTTGAAGATTTAATAAAATCATATAAAATAAAAATTCCAGTTGATAAGATTGATATTGATAATTATAATTATTCAAGTATAAATAATTTATTACAAAAATATAATTATAATTTAGATAATATTTCTCAAGATGATTTTAAAATAATTAAAGAACATCTTGATAATTTAAATAAAAATGAAACTATTGAAAAAATAACTTATAATTCTATTCAAATTAAAGCAATTGAATTAAATAATCCACGATTTACTTTTTTTAATATTCTTAAAGAACTTAAAATATTGGTTGATATTACTATAAAATCAAGTGATATAATTATAAAACAATTAAAAATATTTGAAAAAGAACGTTCAGTTATTAATAAATTAGATATTACACGTGATTTATTTTCAATTATTACTAATTTAACCGATAAGAATTATGATTTAGTTATTACTAATTTAAGGGATTTAAGGAAAAATATAATATTGGATAGTGCTATATCAAAATTAGAATTATTTAGTAAATTAAATAAGAAAAATATAATAAATCAATTAGATGAATTAGAAACAAGATTTGAATTATTAAAATATTCATTTGTTGATATTTATAAATTAAATTTTTCTTGTGCTGATGATGAACATGAAATTCATATCGGAACTGATGAAACTAATTATGAAGGTGTTCCCTTAAAAATAGGTCAATCAAATGAAAAAGAAGATAATTACGAATATGATGATGAAAAAGAAGAAATAGAATTAGATGAAACACAATTTAATAAATATTATAATAATCAATTTTATAATATTGAAATTGGATTTTCCGAATTATTAAAGATGGTATTACCATTCCTATTTAGAATGCAAAAATTAAGCGGATTACCTATAAATTATGATATGATAGTTTCTCATTTATTTAATAAATATAGAACAATTGAACCTAAAATAACAATAATATATAAATATTTTCCCGATATTGAGGAAGAAGAATTAAATATTTATTTAAAAAAATCAATAAAATATATTTTGATAAATGCTAAAGATAAAATGATAAATGTAATGAATGAATATTTTAATAATTTTAAAAATGTTATTTATGATATTATTGCTTTATGGTCTATAACTATTCAAAAAGATATAGTTCATGAAACTTTATTTTTTAACGAAGAAAAATTATTTCCTGAATGTGAGCATTTATGGGATGAATATGGTGTTCCATATGATATGCAATCTAAAAAAGGAGTAATGATTTATTTAAGTTGCATATTTAGAGAAGTTTATGGTGATTTATATAAAGATGAATATGCTAATTTAGTACCATTAGATGAAGATTATAAAAAAATAATAATGACAAACATAACAACTAATTATGAAAAAGAATTATTATTAATGACTAAAATAAATGCTAAAAAAGTTAAAGTTAATATGGGAAGACAATATTATGATACTTTATATGATTTATTAAAAAGAAAAGAATATAAAGGTGATAGTTTTTTGAAAGCTTATATTGATGCTTTAATTTATATGCCATCTATTAAATTTGTAAAAATTCATAAATATTTACAGGGTTGCTGTTTAGAGAAAATTGATGAAAATTTTACAGCTGATTTATATTTTAAAACTGATAGACAGGATTTAAAGAAGGCAAAAGAAAAATTAACTGGAAAACGTGTTTTTAATATGCCTCGTTATAAAAGATTTTATATTAAAAAAATTAAAGAAATAAATAAAGAAGAACAATTTATAGCAATTAATAATCCTATTAAATATGATATAATTTCTATCAATTTAAAAGAATGGTTAACTGATTTAAGTGATTTAAAAGAACCAACAGTTTTTAGTAAAGAATTAATATCAAAATTATTATTATCAGTTTTTAAAACCACTGAAAATTATAAAGAACAATATATTAATTATTTTAATAATAAAGAATTAAAACAATTATTTAATAATTATAAATTTGATAATTATAAACAAATTTCTTCTATAATTTCTAAAATTTTATATAAATATCTTAAAAATGATGCTTTACCTTTTATTAATATGATTAATAATACTGTTCATGAACTTAATAAATTAAATTCTATAATTACAGATGAAAATATTACTGATATTATTAGTATTAGACGTATTGCAGTTATTCGTTTAATGTCTTTACCTTCATCTCCTGAAAATGTAATAAATAAAAAATTTATTCCATCTATTGATATAGATAAAGAATTATATCAAGAATTATTTAAAGAGATTATTATTTCAATTATAAATAATATTAATAATTGTCATATGTTAGATTTAAAAGAACAAATTGATTTTATAAATCAAATTCGTGAGAAAAATAAATTTGATATTCTTGCAAGAATGAATAAGAAAACAAGAGAAGATAAAGAAATTGAAAAAGAATTAAAAAAATATGGTTTGAAATATAATGAAGAAATATTAGATAATGAAATTGAACCTGAAATTAATAAAGAAAAAATTGAAAATTATGAAGAAAATGAAGGAGAAGAAGAATATAAAGTTGATATGGAAGATGGAGACAGTGATGATGAATATATGACTGGTTCAAATAATGGTTTTATATATGCTGATTAATGAAATAAATAAATATGCATTATTGATATAGAGAAATGAGAAACAATGATACACCATCAATGGATAATATTTATAATTCTAAATTTTATAGTGAAACAAAAGCTTATGAACAAAATTTAAGCGATGATTATTATAAAAAAGCTCAAATGCCTTTTCAAACAGGAATTATACCACATTATTTTACTAGTGATGATATGAATACAAGTGTAATTAAAAGTTTATCAGGAAATGATATTAATATTAGTGATTTTAAACATGGAAATATGCAACCTTTTATAAAAAAAGGAATTACACAAAATGTTGAACAATTCGGATTAAGTAAAAATATGGGTTATAGTTCAGATACTAAAAATTTAAGAAAAAAAGAAGTTACTAAAAGTGAATTTTTTGCATCTATGCCTGAATTTAATAAAAATGCTATTGATAAATCTAATTTTTTAATATCAAGAACTAATTTAAGTGAAATTCAAAATAATATATCACCAATTCAAAGTATTCGTGTTGGTCCTGGATTAAATAAAGGATTTACAAGTGAAGGAACTGGAGGATTTCAACAAGCTGATACTATTAGTTATATTAAACCTAAAAGTAAAGAAGAATTACGACCAACATCAAATCAAAAATCATCTACTTATACTTTACCTATGAAACCTAAAAATAATGTTGAACAAAGAGGAATGCTTACTCCTATGAATAAAAATAGAATAGATACAGTATTTGCACAAACTGAAGATAATTGGTTTAAAGGTCAATCAATATTAAAAAAGGAATCAGAAAGACCTGAAGAAAATATTAAAGATACATCATCTAGAACTGATAGTCATATTGATTATTATGGTCCATTAAAAAATCAAAATGAATTTATTAATCAAAATGATGATTATGGAAAAAATACAATAATTATTTATGATAATGAAAGAAATTTAACTCAAAAAGAAACACCTGTTGCTAATTTTTCAAGTGTTATTAAAGCAATGGTTTCTCCTATAACTGATGCTATAAAAATAACTATGAAAGAATATTTTGTTGATAATCCTCGATTAAATGGAAATGCTACACCTCAATTACCCGAAAAAGGAACTCTTTATGACCCTGATACTCATATTATGAAAACAACCATTAAAGAAACTACTATTCATGAAGGTAATAATGGAACTTTAACTGGAAATGAAGAAACTTATTCTTCTTTATATGATACCGCTAAAACTACTGTGAAAGAAACAACAATACATGAAGGTAATAATGGAACTTTAACTGGAAATGATGAAACTTATTCTGCTTTATATGATACTACAAAAACAACTACAAAAGAAACTACAATTCATGAAGGTAATGGTGGAATATTAAGTGGAAATGATAAAAGTTATTCATCTTTATATGATAATGCTAAAACTACAACAAAAGAAACTACAATACATGAAGGAAATAATGGAACTTTAACAGGAAATGATAAAACTTATTCAGCTTTATATGATACAACAAAAAAAACAACTAAAGAAACTACAATACATGAAGGTAATAATGGAACTTTAAAAGGAAATGATGAAAGTTATTCTGCTTTATATGATACAACAAAAACAACTACTAAAGAGACAACAATACATGAAGGTAATGGTGGAATTTTAAGTGGAAATGATGAAAGTTATTCTGCTTTATATGATATAACAAAAACTACAACTAAAGAGACAACAATACATGAAGGTAATGGTGGAATTTTAAGTGGAAATGATGAAAGTTATTCTGCTTTATATGATAATGCTAAAACTACAACTAAAGAGACAACAATACATGAAGGAAATAATGGATATTTAACAGGAAATGATGAAACTTATTCCGCTTTATATGATACAACAAAGACAACTGTAAAAGAGACAACGATACATGAAGGAAATGGAGGATTTATGGAAGGAAAACAATCTGGATATGTTAATAGTAGTAGAGCAAGAACAACATTAAAAGAAACATTACCATGTAGAGATACAGTAAGAAATATTAATAATACATCATATCATAGCACTTATGTATATGATCCATCATTAGTTGCAAGAAAAACAGTAAAAGAGACAACAGTAAGTGCAGGAAGTTCTGGATATGGATTTTTAGGAGGATTATTAAATAGTTTATTTGGTGGTTATTTAGTTAAAGATGAAAAAGCTAAAAATACTCAAAGACAATTTTCATTAACTGATAATTATGGTATAGCGGGTAGTAAAACTTCTTTTAATCCAACAGATAGAGAGGCAGATTATAATGCAGAGATTGATGGAACACGTGAATTAATAATGATGAATGCAGGAAGAACACCAAATGCTGGTGGTAAATTTGTGGGAGTTCCTAAAGAAGATGTTAATATGGTAGTAAATAAACGTCAAATTGATTTAGAAGAAAGTGAAAGAATTGGAAATATGGGATTAGCATATGAAGGAATGCCATCACCAATTGATATATCAAGTATTACAAAACAAAAATATGTGGATAATGCATATAATAATAGATTAGATAGTTCAATATTATCATCATTAATTGATAATGAAAATATAATAAAAATAAATCCAATAAGAACTGATTGTGATTCTATTTAAAATGTTTTTCTAACTTTAATTTGCATTTTATTTTTATTTTTTGTAAAAACACTAGGGTCATATGGTTCTTCATCATCTTCATCTTCATAAATAAGAGTATTTGCTTTTCTTTCTTTTTCTAATGCGCATAAATTCCATAATTCAGGCGTACACATTTTAAAATCTGCTTCTTTTGCTTTATACCATTTAACCTGGTCTTCTAATTTATTACTTTGTATTTTATTATCAATAACAACACATTCATAATTTTCAGTACAACTATCCATCACAGCACAAAAAGTTGAAAAATCATTAAATACTCCTGCATAATGATTATAAATCTTTTCTCTTTCTTTAATAATATTATTTTTAAAAATAAAAACATAATCAATATTAGCTCTTAAGACTGGTGGCAAACCCATACAATATTGCATAGTAATTAAAAAGAATATTTTATAATGTCTTCCGTTCATAAAAATACTTCTAATATTTTTATCAGTAGGCCATGTTTTATCATATAAACAGTCATCTAAAATTAAAAAAGCTCTATTATCAATATCTGAAGATTTATAACTTTTAATTTGAATAGCTTTTTGTTTATTAATTGATATTTGACGGTCTAAAAATTTTTTAATAATAACAGGTTCATATTCTTCATAAATTAACATATTAGGAATAAATGTTTCAAAAAAATTATTTGCAGTTTCTGTTGGACTAATAACAACGCCAACCGGTAAATCTTTATGATAACTTAATATATCTTTCATACAATATGATTTTCCTGTATTTCTTTTACCAATCAAAACAACAACAGAATCACTTTTTATTGTAGATGGATCGAACTTTTTTAATTCAAGTTTCATATTTATTTATTTAATTATTTTAATATTTATATGTTCTAATGCGTATTTTTATATATAATTAACATTCTATATTAAAATTAGAGTTTATATGGAATATTATATAATTTCCTTTTTTATTTCTATTATAATATTTATATTTATGTATTTATGTGACTATAAAAAACCAATGAATGAAAATGAAAATAATATTATTTATGATAATAATGGTTATGAAATTAATCAAAATGATAAATCATTATTTACAAAAAATAATTTATTATTATTTGGAATTATATATATAGTTATTACTATTATTAGTTTTTATATTTTCACATCTTCTTTATCATTATCTTCATTATATTCATTATGTCCCTTATTTTTAATTAATCTATTAAAAACACCTGAACCATCTCCAACTTTAACTAAAGATAATATAGATGATGATGATATTGACCCTAAAATTTTAAGTAAAATTAATGATAATATTGATATTGGTTTTAATCCTCCTAATATGGATAATGATGATAATAATGTTAATAATAGTAATATAAATAATGTATAAAAATTAAAGAAAAATAAAATAAAATTGATTATTATTTATGTTTTTATAAAAACACAAAATGACTTTTACATTTGATGAGGATAATTTTGAAAAAGAATTTTTCAGTAAATATAAGAAAGGAGATGATATTTCTTTATTTTTATATACATTCTCTGAAGATTTTTCATCAAAAAAATCATTAATTCATAATAAAAAACTTGTTAAATATTATTATGGAACAACTGAAAATGCTATAAAGGTATTTGAGAAATCATGGAAACTTGATTATAATAAAGATTGTTTATCAAAAGGCATTAAAATAGCTTATAATGAACTTGCTGGAATAACACTTTATCATGTTTTTTATAGGAGACTAATTTCTCAAATTATTGATATTGAATGATTTAAGAAATTTTATATATAAAGAAGAAATTATTTTTTTCTTTTTGTTTGTTATTTATAAAAAATAATACATAAAAATAAGAATGGATAATAATACTTTATCAATAACATTTAAAGGAAAAGAAATATTAAATTCTAGTCATTTTAGTTTAACATCAATACGTTTATTATTATTAAATGAATTTGCATTTAATGTTATAATTTATATATGGTATTTATTATTTATTTTTGGAATAATTGAAACACCAAATCCATTTTTTGCATTAGTAATATCATTATTTCAGAATGCAATATTATTTATATATTTATTAATAAAAGGAATATCATATGATGATTTACTAAAATATGCAATTATCTTATTATTATTCAAAATAATGCCAATATATTCAATGATGAATTATATGACTATTAGTTTTTTTGATGTATATTCATGTATTTATTTATATATAATTTATATATTTTTATTACTTATAATTATAGATATATTATTAAAAAAAAATATAAATATTATGGATGTTTTTAAAACTGATATTACAAATAATAAATATGATAAAAATATGTCAAGTGAAATTTATGATACTGTATATAATGATATGATTTTACGGATAATTTAAAATAATTTTATTTAATATCACAATAATTTCACTAATTAAAAAAATAATTTCATTTATTACAATACTTAATTCTTTATCATATTTACATTCATTGAAAAATGATTCGAAATATAAATTTTCAAGTTCTTTATTATAAATAGAGAATAATTCAGGTGTAATATAATATTTGATATCATCATTTAAATTATTTAATTTATTACAGATAATTAATGTATGTATTTCATAAATATTAGCACAAATATTATTTAATTCTTTTATAATATTTTCTATTTTCATTTATTATAATTGAATAAATAATTTTATATATTCTTTTAAAGTATTTCTACAATTTAGGCATTTTGTTATTTTACTATTATTATGATATTTGATACTTTGCATTACACATTCATTGCAACATGTATGACCACATGGAATTGCACACATATTAATTTCATTTTCAAAACAGATTGGACATGTATTTTTACTAGTTTTTTCAAGAGGTATAATTTCTTTTGTAGTATTAATGAAAAGATTTCTATATGCTAATAATTTAATTTCTTGTTTTTCAATATCTTCTGTTAATTTATTTCTAGTAGTTGTATAATATTCATTTATCCATTTATCAGCATAAATTTTAAATAATTCTATATATTTAATAATATGGTCAGTCATTTCATTGGTATCTATCATTTCGGGTGTTTCTCTGCATAATTGTAGCATAACATTTTGATGATTTAAAAAAATATTACATTTATAATTAACAATATCTTCTTTTTTTTTATCTAAATTAATACTTAATGTTTTATTTTCATTTAATAATTTATTAAGATTTTTATAATCTCTTAATAATTTATTTGCATCAATTGTATTATCATTATTATTATTATCATCATAAAAATTTAAATTTAAAGTATCATCAATAATATTATAATCATTATTTATATTTTGGTCATATGCTTCATTAATAGAACTATAATTCATTTTATAATAAATGAAAAATAAATAAAAAAATGATATTTTAACTTATTAAAAATAATCATATAAACAATGTCTTTAAATGTTTCTAAACAAGTATTAAAAAATAATTTGATTAATATCTATAATTCAAATGATACTTATGATTTAATTTCTTTATATAGAAAATTAAGAGTTTATAATGATAAGATAAGATTATATTCACGTGAAGATATTTATGAAAATTATATAACTGAATTATATAATATTTTAGATGAATATATGTATGGAGATGAGAAATTTTATAATGATGCTAAAAATAAATGTTGTATTGCTGTTCGCAAAGTTATTAAATATATGAAATGAATTATTGTTTTGTTTTTATAGTAATAATAAATAAAAATGATAATATCTTTTTTTATAATAAATAGAAAATATGTATAATCATTTTATTGCATTTGAAGAAATTATTCAATATAAATATATTTATATTGATGAAAATTATGATGATATCATTATAAATAATAATTTCTTTTATTTGATAGAAGATGATGAAAGCAAAAAAATAAAAAGAGAATGTAATTAAATGACTTCTTTTATTTATAAATTCAAATATTTTTTTGGATTTTTTATATTTTAAAATAAATATATCTTAAATCTTTTTGATAATTATAAATATATGCAAATGTATCAGTATGTTTTGTCATTTGATGCATAATATCATTAATATTAACATAATTTTCATAACATTTATTAATACGATAATAATTTGATTGTTCCATTGCTTTAGTTTTCCAATCAAATTCAATAAAATTACATGGAATAGTTATAATATTTCTTTCATTTTCTATTTCATCTGTTTCAACTTGTTCATAATTACCTAGACTATTAATATCTAATGTATTAATATCATACATTGAATTATGAATATATAATTTATTATTATAAGTAATTTCAGAAATACAATGACCACAATTAAAACAACTTTCTAAATTATCGGCACTATGTAATATATAATCTAATTTAAAATTATATTCTCCAATTTTTAAATCTTTATTAATAATTATATTTGAATTTATTTTAAAATTTATTATAAATTCATTAAAATCTTCAAACTTATCATTTATTATATCAAATATATGAGAAATATCAATATTAAATTCTTTATGTATTATATCATTTAAATTAAATCTTGATATTATTATTATTTCATAATCTTGAATTCTATTTAAGGAAGAATTTAATTTTGGTAAATAAAAATTATTATCATGATTATTTAGGTATAAATAGAGAGGTTTAATACCTAAATAATCATAAAAATTAGATATAATATTATAACTTAATATATTAGCTCCATAATTATTATTATTAATATTAGCATATAACCAATAATATTTTTCATCATGAATTGCATTTATTAATATTTTATTATATAATTCTAATAATTGTTTATTTTCATCATTAATTTCATAAATATTATTATGAAATTTAATTAATTTAGTTTGAATATTTATAGGATATTCATCAAAACTTTTATCATTCATTTTATCCATAATTTTTTTAATTTCATTTTGATTAAAAATTAATTTATTATTATTAATATCTATTTTATTTAATGCATCAGAAATTGTTAATTTTTCATCATTTGGTGTTTTTCTTTTTGAATTTAATAATGGTTTTTGTTGTATGTTATAACACATTGAATTTAAAAATTTAATTGGAAAATATTTAAAAATTTTTAATATTTTAAATAATTTTTCTGTTTCTTCTTGTTCTTCTTGAAAATCCGAATATTTTTTAAAATCATTTGATATATTTTCTATAATTATATATATAAATGTTATAAATTGTTTTTCTAAATTATTAATATTATTAAAATCAATTAAAATATTAAATATATCATCTGATTTTATTATATTAGAAATATTATCATTAATTTTACTATAAATTAATTTTCTACTCAAATCACTATAACACATTCCATTTATTATAGATATAAACCAGCATATTCCTTGATATTGTGGAATAGTTACAAAATTATCATTAAAATTAATTAAATTATCATTTGCTAATGTTTGACTTCTAATTAAAATATCATTAATTATAGGAATTATATTATCAGGGATAAAATCAGAACTTGTAAATATTATAGGATTAGATATAGGAGTTTTATTATTATATTTTTTAATAGAAATATGGTCAATCTTTTGTTTAATAATTAATTTAATAGTAGAAATACCAAATATATGTTGATTATAAAAATTAATAATATTATCATAATTGAGATTTTTAATTAAATCTATTTCTTCTGGTGATATACTTTCATTTAATATTTTAGGTAATTCATTATTTACATATTTATTAAATTCATCAATATTTTTAACTGGAGTATTTGTTTCATTACAATATAAATTATAATTATAAATAATATTATCATAAAATAAATAAGCACATATTAAAATCGTAAAATCAAAAAATATATCACGTATTTTATAATTTGTTTTAATATTTTTTTCAGAATTTATTAAATATGAATTATAAATATTTATATATATATTAATTAATTTATTTAAATTATAAAATGGATTAGAATGTTCATTTATTATATCTTTATAAAATTGATTAAAATTTGTATTTATATTCTCTATTAATAATTTATCTATTTTTATTTTAAAATTATCTAATTTTCTATTTATTTCAATTATATTCATTATAATAATATTTATTATTATAAATTTGTATATAAAATAAAGTATTAATATCAAAAAATGATATTTTTGTATTATATTTAAATTATATTCATAAATATGAATGAGCATAAAGAAAAATTGATTACAACCATCAATAAAATTATCAGTGATTATGTTAATAGCACTGATATGCATCCATTTTATCGTAAATTATGTCATATTGATGATGATATAAAATGTTCAGTTTCTGAAGAATTATACAAAGAATTCAAGATTGAACATCAATGTATTTATTATGAAATGGCATATGGTGATGATGAAGAAGATGCAGACATTGTTGTTAATGATTGTATTAACATTCTAGAAAGGATTGTTAATATCATTCGCACGTCATCTTAAAGTAATCTTTATAATAATGACAAAATATTTAAATTTTGTTATTTATTATTTTTGTTTATATAAAAAAGTAAAATAAAATAAAAATGATTATTTATTAATTAATAAATAATTATACCAATAATGGTAGAGACCTCTTTCAAATCAAAGAAAGAACTCATTGAAGCTATCAAAGAAATTACTGACAATGTTAGAAAGGATGGAAACATAAATGCTTTTAATCGTGGAATTAGTTATATAAATAATGATATTGAGTTTAATGTATCAAGTGTTTTATATGAAGATTTCAAGAGAGAAAAGAGATGTGTTTATTATGAAAGTATTTATGGCGACGGTCAATATACAGATTATGTTATTGATGATTGTGTTAATGTCTTAAAGACAATCGTCGAAACTCTCACTTTTTTAGAAAATGAGTAAGTTCATTTAGAAGAAAGTTGAATATAATGATAAAAATTAAAAGTTTTTGTCATTATCTATAATCATCATTATTATCATCATTATTATCATCAGTATCATTAGAACTATCATAAGCATCAATAATAATATTTAATAATTTATCATATAAAGAATGATATAAAACAATTGATGCTAATTCTGCATAATTTATTTTTGTTCCTGTAAATTCAAATTTATAATTATAATAAAATTCAAATAATTGAATAGTATCATAAATAGAATAATGATAATTATTTATTATAATAATATTTTCTATAATTGTATTATTATCAGTATATTTTTCAACAAAATCTTCAAGGAATAAACATAAAATAGTATCAAATCCATCTTTAATATATTCATCAACTGCTAGATTAATAAAACTTTCTTCATTAAAAACAGTCATTATTATTATTTCAGAATAAAAAAAAGATATTTAAGAATAATTTTATGTTATCTTTAAATATCTTTTTTTAATAATCATAAACAGTTTCAGCATCACTATTATCATTATTATTAAGTTCATTTTCAATAATTGGACAAATTTTATTATAGACAATAATAAATGCTAAAGCTTTGAATAATTCAGAATTTATTACAATTGGAGGATAAATATTTTCAATATTATGTTTATTAAATTTGAATGCATTTTTAATTGATTTATAATAAAATTTAATTATTTTTTTATTCATCTTTTTGGTATTATTCATTAAATAATAATCTAAATAATTATCAATAATTATTCTATAATCTAATTCTGAATTTAAATAATATTCAGTTAATATTTTATTTACTAATGATAATTCATCATATCTATAAGTAATAGCATTAGTATCCATATTTTTATATATAAATAAAATTATAAAAATAATAAATCATTTTTTATTATTTTATTATTTTTGTATAATTTTATTTATATAATAATTAAAAATTGAATATTTATGATATAATAATATTTATGTCTGTTATTTTTGACGAACAATCATTTATTGAATCAATTATTAATGATAATAATTCTGAAATTGAAGCTACTTTACAAGACAAATTTTCATCTGAAATTGGATTTAATACAGAAAAAGAAAAAATCATTTATTCAATTTATCAAAAAAGTTTTATATTTGAAATTTATGAACATCTTTATATGATAAAAATACCAAGTCTTAAAAATACTATTTTCATGAATTTTACACCTTCTCTAATTGATATATTGAGATGTAAAATTAATGATGAAGTTGAAAATGGAAATATAAGTGATGCAGATACAGAAGAAGATAATATAGAATCAGAAGAAGATAATATAGATACTGATTAAAATTAGTTATTTTATAAGAGCAAATTTATTTTGTTCTTTTAATGAAAAAAAATGAAAAGATTATAATAATGTATTAATAATTATGGTATCAACAATATTTGATGAAAAGATTATTTATTTATTCTATTATTTCTGAAATAAATAATTTTAATGAAATTGAAGAAATTCTAAAATTAAAGATATAATGAAGAAATAGGTTTTAATTCAGAAAAAGAAGCACAAATATATGCATTATATGAAAAAAATTTTATAATAAAAAGCACTTATATTAATTGCAAACCATCATTATTTAATATTTTACTTTATCATATAAATATTGAAATTATTAATAATGATATTAGTGATGCTGAAACTGAAGTAAATTAAATTGTATTAATTTTATTGAATTAAAGTAAAAAATGAAAGATAAATAAATAATAATTATTACCCTGTCAAACAAAGAGATAATCGTTATTTGACAGTGTCGCCCCTTGAAATGTTTTCTGAAGAAGTGTTTATTGCTGATTGCATTGCTTTCCTCATCACTAAGAGCTATGAAGATTATGAAGATGTCAAACCTGATATTCTGTTGTTTGTTATGAACAACTTATCATCAGAATTAACGTCTTTAGAATTGATAAGACGCTTGTGTGGTGAAATATTAGCTGCGTATATTAGATACGACTATGAGAACTCACCTCCAGTTGAAGAACTAGAAGACGACACTGATGATATTTTATTTGAAAGTGTTGAAATCTGGCTGGCTGCAGCTGCTGCTTGAAGGGTTAGAATTTTATAAAGACAAAAATTTAAAAGTTTTTGTTCTTTTACTTATAATACTAATATTTGTATTAATTTTATTGAATTAAAGTAAAAAATGAAAGATAAATAAATAATAATTATTACCCTGTCAAACAAAGAGATAATCGTTATTTGACAGTGTCGCCCCTTGAAATGTTTTCTGAAGAAGTGTTTATTGCTGATTGCATTGCTTTCCTCATCACTAAGAGCTATGAAGATTATGAAGATGTCAAACCTGATATTGAGTTGTATGTAAAAAACAACTTGCCGTCAGAAATGAAGTCTTTAGAATTGATAAGACGCTTGTGTGGTGAAATATTAGCTGCGTATATTAGATACGACTATGAGAACTCACCTCCAGTTGAAGAACTAGATGATGACACTGATAATATTTTATTTGAAAGTGTTGAAATCTGGTTGGCAGCTGCTGCTGGTTCTGGTTGAAGGGTTAGAATTTTATAAGGACAAAAATTTAAAAGTTTTTGTTCTTTTACTTATAATAATAATATTTGTATTATTTTTTATTTAATATAATATAAAAATGAAAATATAATTATTTATTATTATTATCTTGAAATGTTTTCCGAAGAAGTATTTATTTCTGATTGTGTATCTTTTCTCCAGACAAATAGATATGAAGATTACGAAGATATCATACCTGACATTAAATTGTTTATTAAAGTTAATTTGCCGTCAGAATTAAATTCTTTGGTTAAAAGTTTGTTTGTTAAAATATTAGCTTCTTATATCAAATATGAAAATGAGGAACTAGTTTATGACACAGACAACAATCTTTACTGAAATATAAATATAAGAATAAAAAGATTTTGTTCTTTAATTTGTATTAATTTTATTGAATTAAAAGAAAAAATGAAAACTTAATTATAAATAATTATTATGTCATATTCAACGATGTCATCAACTCTTTTCGATGAAAAGGCATACATTTCTGAAGCATTACGTAAAGTACATTGGGATTACGCAAGTTCTATTCGCATTATACTTTATCGTCATTACATGTCAGAGATTGGTCATGATTTGGAAAAAGAAGCAGCTATTTTCGAGAGTTATCGCAAAGCAGGAGAAACATTTCACATTTCATTATATGAAATCCTATATTTCAAAGTCAATAAAGCAATTGATGATGGAGAGATGGATATTTATTATGATGATAATGAGTTTGATATCATCTGTGATGTTTGAGATTTGAAGATGTTTCAATTTATAAGGGCAAAAATTTAAAAGTTTTTGTTCTTTTATTTTTATTTATTTTAAATTTAATGAACAAAAACTATTAATTATTGTCCATTATAAAGATAACATTATTCTACTTGTGTAATTTTCTATAATGCCTTGTGATAGCATTTAGAAGTTTTTCAAACAGAACAATATTAACTTTTTTTTCAAGATAATCGCTTCCATATCTGCATTGTGCACTCTTAATTTCTCTCGGGGTGCAATACCTATTGAGAATAACTTCGAGGTCATAATGTTCGACAAGTTTTTCAAAATGTCTTTCAAATATTTCGCAACAATCTTTACTTTTGCTTTCCATCAGTTCATCGAGAATTGGATTAATAAACTTTCTGATTTCGAAAACAGGAAATGACGCCATCAAATAAATATTTAACGAGGTAATAATAATTATAAATCAAATTTTCATTTTTTCTTAATTTTCATTAAAAATAATGCAAATTTAATAAGTAATAACAAAAAAAGAACAAAAACATAAGTTTTTGCCCTTATAAGAAAATCACACTGAAAACTTCAATCTTCGCTATCAGTATCAGCATCACTATCATAACAATCATCAAGCGTATCTTCAAATTTATTAAGAAGATATGAATGTAAAGACTGGTCATATATTGGTGCATCAGCTGTTGCTGCATCTCGTAGTTTCTTTAAGATTGATTTCTCTACTTCTGTATCAAAACCTATCTCATCAATGTAATATTCAGTAAAAAACGTAATCGGATTGACTGAAAAATCTTCATAGCATTTCTTCACAATGGTAGAAATGAAAGCGTCTTCGTCAAAAGAAGTGGTTGATGTCATCGTTGAATATGGCATAATAATTATTTATTATTTACTTTTCATTTTTTATTCTTTTTCTTTAAAATTAATACAAATTTATTTTTAAAGAAAATAAAAGCAAAATAACAAAAACTTATGCTTTTGTCTTTTCATTAATAAGCTTCCTAAACCTTTTTTTAAGTTATATGAAATCCTACTCCATACACAATACTTAATTTTTTACGACACTGATACCTTTAAGATATCTTTAAGTGTGCAAAATAAATATTGCTATCAAAATGAGTATTACTTCACAAAACTTTGTGCTCAGGAATAAAATCATTTTAAAATTCTTTTTTCATTTTTTTTAAAAAATAGAAAAAAATAATACAAAATATAATGACAAAAAAACTAATTTTTTATCATTTAAGGAGCATCTAAATTAATATTAGATGTTATATTCATGACCATCTGGATACTATCATCATTTAAGAATGAAAATTTAAATGAATTTTTTTCCAGATGTTATATCTCAAATCAGACGTCTCCGAAATAAGATATAAACAATTTAATATCATGTGATGATGAAAATTATCTCATGATTTTATATTTGTGTCATAAAATTATTTAAATATGACCTTCTCATTTTTTTTAAAAATAGAAAAAAATAATACAAAAATAATTAAAATTTATGATAACATATTTCTTAGTTTATTATGACCATATTTAACATATAAGCGATATATTTGTTCTCTTCTTAATTCATTTAAGAATTTATGATATAATATTAAACTTAATTTCAATTCAACATAATCATCTTTAAATCTTTCTTTTGCATCTTCAATTTCTTCTTTTGAACAATAACTTTCTAATATTAATTTACAATTATGGCTTTTAGTCATTTTGATAAAATAAATATCAAAATATACACTATAATTTTCATTAAGTTTTAAAAAACTTTTTTTATCATGATAAGAAATATCATTTTGAATATAAAAATTTACAATTTCATTTATAAATTTATCTTCTTCAAAATTAACTGTCATTAATTATAAAAAACAAAAATAAATTTGTTTTATATATAATGAAATATCTTTAAGTAATTGTTTCAAGATTTTTCATCATCCGTCTCAGCTGCACTCTCATATTCATCAACCAGAACAGATTCAACCATAAGATACAATTCATCATAAAGAGATAATAAATCAGTTGCTGTAAGACTTCCAGATACATCAGGTTTATCAACGACCTTATCAAAGTATTCATCAAACACAAGAGTAATATCATATTCATCTGTGTTTCTGTATTCAGTGATGCAATCGGCAACAAACTTTTGTTTATCTAAGTTAAGAGATGTCATGTTAAACGGCATAAATTACTATTAAAAAATAATAATCATTTTTATATAAAATTAATAAAAAATAATACAAAAATAAAATTAATCATCAAAATTATCATCATAATAATTAATTTCATCATCGCTATAATAAATTTCAGTTTCTGCATCACTTAATTCAAGATTATTTTGTTTATCAATTGCATCAAGAAATTTTGAAAATAATTTAGGAATTAATAAAGTTTTAATGTAATTATTTTTATAAAATTTTTTAGAATTTTTAATTTGTTTTTTTGTATAATATATTTCTATAATATTATCAATTGTATCAATATTATTTCTAATTAAAATATCAATATGTTTTTCAAATAATGATGTACAATAACCAGCATAATCAATTATAAAATTACGTCCATCATATTCATACATAATAGTATTAATGAAATTAGTTTCATTATAATCAATAATGGAAGTTGCCATTTTATAATATAAATAACAAAATTGAAATTAATCATTTTTTATAAAATTAATAATTTGATTTGAAGATAATTTTATTTTTATATTAATTGAATAATTATTAATATTACACATTTTTAATATTTCAATTATTGAACTTTTAGCTTCTTTTCCTTGATATGACATCAATAATTCAGGACACCAAATATAACCTTTATTACCATCTTCATTTGTAAGTTTAAAATTGAATGTTGTTTTTTGTAATATGAGTTGAGTTGGCATAGATTTCCATATATCTTTCAAAATAGATATATAATATTTAGTTTCTTTATTTGATATTATTTCTTTATTTTCATTATTTATTATAATACATTCTAATATAGTTGAATTATAAAATGAATAATTATTTAATAATTCATATTCAGAAGTAATAACTTTAATATTTGGAGTTAAAATTAAATCTCCATCAATTATTTCTTGAGTATAATTAGAAATATTATAAATTCTTATTATTTCAGACATTAATAATATAAATCTTAAAATATTTTATATCATTTTTTATATTTAAGGAGATTACAAAATTATCTTTAAATATATTATTATGTCTTATGGATTAGTATTATCAGAACTTATAAAAGATAAAGAAGATATTGAAAAGAATATTAATTTATTATTTATTCATATTATAATTAATAATGAATATTTTAATAAATCTAATTATTATTTTAATTTCAAATTAGAATATGAAACAAAAATAGAAATTAATAAAAAAAGATTATTTATTATAAATGAAAAAATAAATAATTATAAAAAATGATTTTAATGATTATTATAATAATATTATGTCTTATGGTTTAGTATTATCAGAACTTATACAAGATAAAGAAGACATTGAAAATAATATTACTATGATTATTAGTAATATTATTAATATTGATAATAATGATGATAATTTTAATATTAAATTCAATTATTATATGGATATAGAAATTAATAAAAAAAAGTTATTTATGATAAATGAAAAAATAAATAATTATAAAAAATGATTTTAATGATAATTATAATTATATATCATTATGTCTTCTAGTTTAGTATTATCGGAACTTATGAAAGATAAAGAAGAAATTGAAAATAATATTAATAATAATATTAGAAATATTGATTTTTATTATAAAAAGTTAAATCAATTTTCATTACTGAATGATTATTATAATGATTGTATAAATTTAAAATCAAGACATGAAAAATTATTAATAAATAATTATAATAAATTGAATATTATAAATGCAAAATTAGATAATTATTATAAAAAATAATATTTAAGTCTTTTTTTGTTTATATAATATAATTAAATGTCTTCAAGTATAGCATTATCAGAACTTATAAATGAAAAAGAAAAACTTGAAGATTTAATTAAAATAAATAATATAAATATTTCTATTTATAAAAATAGAAAACAAGTTACGAATAATACATCTGAATTTAATGAATATGATTCAAGAATTATTTCAATTAAAAATTTATCAAGTAAATATGAAATTGATTTAATTAGAATTAATGAAAAAATAGAAGATAAAATATTTATAGATAAACAAAAAAATATAAATATAAATCTTGAAAATTTAGAATTAAAAGTTAAAAATCAAGAAATAAAAATTAAAAATATTGAATCAGCTTATTTAATATCATTCTTTTTATTATTATCATATCATTATTATTATTATAAAAAATGATTTATTTATTATATATTATGATATATAATTATGTCATCAAGTTTATCATTATTAGAACTTATGAAAGAAAAAGAAGAAATTGTAAATAATATAAAAAGATTAAATTTACATAAAAATAGACTTCTTGCAAAAGAACCAATAAATTTAATTAATTATAAATATGAAATAGATAATGAACATATTAAATTGAATATAATAAATCAAATAATTATTATTATAGAAATAAAAAATGAATTAAAAAAAAGATTACATAAATAATATTATTGAAATAAATGCCAAATATATTATATAGAATAAAAAATAAATATCTTGAAAAGATTTATTTATGTATCATTTGCTTTTATTGTATATTATTTATAATATATTTAAGGATAATTTGAAAATCTCTTTAAATCCTTTTTATTTCTTATAAAAATAATCATAATAACAATAATATAATAATAATATATGTGTAAAAATGATTATTATATGTGATAATAAATGGAATGATGTATTTTTTGTTATTTTAGCTATGAAATAACATATTATAGCTAAATGAATTGATATTAATATATATATATTTTTTAATTTATAAATATATAATAAATCTATTAAATATCCAAATATCATTATAAATCTATCAATAAATTTTGCTATAATTGATGTCGTCCCATGATTCCAAACACTAACTAATGGACCAATGATATAAGTTATAAATATTATAAATGGAGGTTGATATATGAATATTGCAAATGAATGAACAATTAACATTAAATAAGAAGTTAAAAATAAATCCTTATTAGCCATTTATTTTTAGAAATAAAAAATGATTATATTATATATAAATATAAATCATTTTTTTAAAACATTAATGACTTTAATTTATAATAATGACGAATTTGCAGCTATTATTATAAGTGTCTATATTTATACTTATGATGTAATGAATATTAATATTGATATTGTTAAACGATTATTTAAAGTTTATATATCAAGAAATAGAAAAAAAGAAAATATTATTCTTATTAATAAATTTGGTATTACATGTGATATTAATAAAAATAATAATTATTATAAAGAATATGCTTATAAAATTCTTGAAGAAAATTTATTAACTTGTGTTTTAGATAAATTAAAAATTATTCAAAATTTAACAAATCTTAAAAATGATATTAATGAAAATGATAATGAGAATGATAATGATAATGAGAATGAGAATGATAATGAGAATGATAATGATAATGATAATGATAATGAGAATGATAATGATAATGATAATGATAATGATAATGATAATGAGAATGATAAAAAAATATTAGAAAAGATTTTATTAAAAATGTCTTCTTATAAAAATGATATTAAATATTATTGTAATAAGAAAATTTATATTAGTTATATTACTGAAATAGAATGTATTCATGAAAAATTAATATCTGATTATGGTAATATTAAAGAAATTAAAAAAGATTTGATTAATACATTTAATGAAACTATTGTTTCTATTTATAATTTAGATTATACTATATATTAATGTTAATATTATTAAATATAATGAAAATAAAATAAGGTCATTTGAATCATTATTTATATTTTTATTAATTTCATCTTTTAATTTTTGAATTTCATTATTATTATAAATAATAGTATTTTTTAATTTTATAATTTCTTCTTCTTTTTGTTTTATAATATTTGATAATATTATAAATTCTTCCATTTTATTTTTATTTATTTATATAAATATTATATATCTATTTTTTATTATATGACTTATTTAGTTAAAGTTAATTTAGCGGCTTTTAAATATATTCCATTAGAATATAAAGAACAATGTTATAAATCAATGTTAAATGATATTTATTATTTTTATTATAAAATAAAACCTAATAATAATGAAAAGATTATTTGTATTGATGGAAATAAATTTAATTTATCACGTGATAATCTTCAATTAATGAATAATTGATTATTTTTGAACATCTGGAATAATATAATTATGTAAAATATTATTTCTTTTATTTTTTTGTAAATATTCAATTTTATTATTTTCTTGACTTTTAATATATTTTTCATATGATGGAATACCATGATTAACTATTGGTAATTTGCGTGTAGATATTTTTTTAATTTGTAATGCATCATTTGAAATTATTAATATTTCATCATGAAATTTATCAGTTTTATAATGTATCCATCCATGAATTAATGCTATTTTTTTATCACGGAGATATTTACTAACTGATTTAAATAATTCAACTAATACATCATCTCCTGTTACATCTGAATTTCTATTAAAACATTGAGGCTTATTATCATAATCATAATCATCATCATCGCGATAAGCACATGTTATATGTAAATAATATTTATAATCATCTTTAATTTTTTTAGAAACATCTAATAAATCAATAATATCAAATAATATTTGAATATTATGTAATTTACCAATATCAATTAAATATAAATCTTTATTAGTTTCATAATTTATAGTAAAACCTCTTTTTGCAATATAATATAATGGATAAATATATTTTATTTTATTTATAGGATTACTTATTTCATGTAAATTAGGTATAGTTGAATAAATAATAGTTGAATAATCTTTATCTAATCCGTATATATTTGCTGTTTTTAGTGATGATAAAAAATAACTTCCATTATGTCTAGCATCATAATATTTATAATATTCTTTAGAAATTTTATCATCAATTGTATTTATAATATTAATACTTGAAATATGAGATGGTAAAGAATTTGTTTTATGCGATTGTCTTGTCTTATATTTATTAAAATCAAAATCAGTTCCTTGATATAATACGGATTTAGATGGTATAATAGAAATTTCTAAATTAAATTCTGGATGTTTAATTGTTTTTATCATATATTTTTGTAATGATGATAATTGTTTTTTATTTCTAATTTTCAATGATGATGATAATGACATTTATCTATTTTATTATGGATATTTTTATTATTATTATTATAAAAATTGATTTAATTATTAATATTATTTAATAAATGTCATTTGGTTATATTTATATTCGAGATAATGAATGGTATAAACAATTAAATGTTTATAAAGTTGGCATAACTATTTCTATAAAAGATAGAAATAATACTTATATTACAGGAGAATTATATCGAGGACTTTATGTTAAAATTTATGAATTAATTATTAATGAAAGTAAATTAAATATAATTGATAATTTAATTAAAAGTTATTTTAAACATTATAATATTTATCATAATGGAGGAAAAGAATTTTATAATAGAAATATTATAAATGAAATTGAACCTTATTTAAGGAAATTAAATGTTAAATTTGTTTCTAAAACAGAAGATGAATTAACTAGAATAAATAGAGAAAATAATGAAGATATAATTATTAATAATTATTTAAAATTAATTAAAAAACTTCTTATTTTACAAAAAGAAAAAGAAAAGACAAAAATAATATTGAGAGATTATCAAATAAATGCTATTAATTATATTGAAAAAGAATTAATAAAAAATAATAAAATTTATTTATGTTTAGCAACTGGTGCTGGTAAAACACAAATAGCCTTTAATGTATTTTATAAAATTAAACCATTAAATATCTTAATATTTTCACCTAGAATTACAATAAAAAATCAAAATAATAAATATTTTATGATATTGGATGATATTGATTGTAATATTTATAATTATTGTTATCAATCTTATAAAAATGTTTATGATTTAATTATTGAAAATAATATTAGAGATTTATTTATTTGGTTTGATGAAGCTCATTTCACGTTAGATAATTGGATTATGGATATTGATAATAATATTAAACAATTCTTTATGAATGATAATAATTATATTAAATATAGATTATTTACAACTGCTAGTCCAAATAAAGAATTTGTTATAAATAAAAAGAAAATTTACGGCGAATTATATGAACCAATTCGATTTAAGGAATTAATGGAAAAGGGCTTTTTAGCTAAAATTGAAGTTGAAATATTTGATAGACAAATAAATAAAAATAATATAGAATTTAATAATTTAATTTTTAATACTTTCAATAAACCTAATCAAGAAAGAAAACAAGGTTTAAGTTTTCATAATAGCTGTATCAGTGCTTATTTATATTATTTATATCATCTAAAAGCATTTAATGCAGGTAAAATTGATATTAAACCTTATATTTTAATTAATGATGAATTTATTAAAAATGATAATGATGATATTGATATTGATAATGATATTAATAATGATAATATTGATGATGATAATAATGATGATATAGATATTGATAAAAATCATAAAGATATTAAGAAGATTAAAAAAGAATTAGGAAAAGATATTATTTATTATAATAATATTAATGAATTTGAATTAGAAGTTAAGAAAAATCAAAAATCAGTTGGATATGTTGTTGCTAAATATTCAATGGGATATGATAATAAAAATATAGATATTATTTATTTTACTGATTATAAATTATCATCTAAAGATATAATTCAATCAATTGGAAGAGGCACGAGAATTTGTGATGATAAATATTTACGGGTAATTTTACCAACCAATTTTAATAATGAAGTTGAAAAAGAATATAAGAAAATTGAAAATGTCCTTAAATATCTTTTATTAGATATTGAATTAGAATATGATAAAATTAAATGTTATAAATTAAATAAAATTAATAATAAAGATTTATCTGATAAATCATCTATGAAATTAGATAATTATGAGATATCTGAAATAATTGAGGATACAAATGAAAAATCTAATATAAATACGATGAAACATGATATAATAGTTAAAGCTAATCAATGGACTGTTCCAAAAATAATTAATCAGTTAAAATTCAATAATATTCATAATATAGAAGATTATAATATTTATAAAGATTTGAATAAAAATATTAATTTACCAGATATTAATGAATTATTAGAAATACAAAATTTCAATTTCAAAGATACTTATATAAATGAAGAAGAATGCCCATATTATTATAATAAATATGAATGTATTGATATTATTACACCTTTTCACATTTAAAATGTCCGATTATCTACGTCTAAAATGATATAAAAAAATAGACAATATTATAAGATGATAGTGATGCAACTCTACCATGCATATGATCTATCGTTAATCTAAATAATGGTGTGTTTGGAACGAAAGTTCTATTATTTAGGTTATAATTGATTACTTTGTTATCAGAACAAGAAACCTAACGGTGAGATAATCAATTACTAAAAAAAAACTTAAAAATGAATTCATACCAAGTCCACGCTTGGTACTACCCAAATTTTTATACCTTTTCGGCGTTTTAAATGTGAAAAGGTGTAAAAAGAATGAAGATTATTTTATTATAAATGATATATTTGATGATAATGATAAAATAAAATATTTAAATTCAATTGACAAAAAAATACCGAATTTTAATTTCTGGTATTTCTATGGAGGAAAAAGAAGTAATTATTTTACTGATTAATGATTTAATTATTTAATTTTTCTAATCTTTCTATTTTTTTAAATAATTCATCAAATCTTATTTGATTATTTCTATTATTTTCATCAATTCTAAATTGATTATTCATATTATTTTCATCAATTCTTAGTTGATTATTTCTATTATTTTCATTAATCATATTTGTAGTAAGATACATATGATATGCTCCGAATGTCATAGAACCAATAGCACCTTTAAATATAATTTTTAAATCATCTAATTTCATTATTATTAATAAAAAATATTATTAATTCCTTAATCATTTTTTCCATTATATAGAATTCATAATATCTTTTATTATTTTTTTATTTCCTTCAATTGTTTTATTGAGATTTTCAATTATTTTAAGATTATTATCACAATAATCAATAATTTCTTCTTGAACTTTAATTGATGGTATTAATATTTTAATACTTAATAAATCTTTAGAATATATATGTGGCTGTCCTGTTCCTGATTGAATTTCATATATTGAATTTTGAATTGATTTTAAATAATAATATAAATAATTATTATTTAAACTATTATTTATTGGTATTATTGAAAAACAATCACTAGCCCAAATTTTTGTATCATATTTACTTATAAAACCAGCATAAGAACCACTAGAAGAACATAATATAATATTTTCATTTCTATTATATTCATTATGATAACCCAATGGTTTTTGACCTCCTCCTATAACAGGATAATCACCATTAATTAATTTATCTTTTGTAATATTATTACCATTTTTAAAAGTGCAAACTTCATCTAAACTTTTAATTTCAATATCTTTATTAAATGAACTTTCTAATTTTATTTTATTAAATTCTTTAAGATTTTCAATTAATTTAATAATATCTTTATTTGAATTTTCAAATATATCTATTTTTTTAATAATTTCTTCTTGTTTCTCTATTGATGGTATTGGTATTTTTATTAAATTAATATATTCTTTTGATATATGTTTAATTCCTATCCCTGTAAAACCTTTTTCTAAAATATCTTTATTATTATATAAATAATAATAAATAAATTTTTGATTAATATTTTTATCAATATTTTTAATAACATAAACATCATCATGTGATATACTAAAATTTATATCATAATGTATTGATACATTTCCTCCTCTACCAATTATAATAAAATATTGTGAATATTCACATTCATCAATATATAAAATTTTAGTTTGACTTGATGTATAAAATTTATATAAACCATTTTTTAAACCATCTTTTGCTTTAAATTTTTTATTTTTAGGAAGAAATTCACAAACTTCACCTAAAGTTTTAATTTCAACATTACTATTATATTTAATGATTTCTTGATTTATTTTTAATTTAAAACTATAAAATTTATCTAAATCAGAAATAGCAATTAATTTAACTTCATTGCAATCTTTATTAATTTCTAAGAATTCAATATTTTTATTATTATCAATTCCTTTTTGTTTCTTAAAAATTAATATTTTAGTTTTAACACCTGTTGAATTAAATGCACCTCCACTAACATTAATAACTTTAAGAATTTTACAATTATCAATTAAATATTTTCTAATATTATAAAAACTATTGTTTGTTAATTCATTTCCATCAGGTAATACAATTCCACATATTCCATTATCTTCTAACATATATATAACATGTTGTAAGAATAATGAAGGACCATTATTTGTATTAACAGGATAAACATCTTCAAATTTAATTAAAGATGATTTATAATTATAATCTCTATATTCTTCAAATTTAGATTTTAAATCTTTATAAGTCATTTTTATTCCAAATGGTGGATTTGTTAAAATTAAATTAAATTTTTTATTTTCAAATATATATTTATTATTACTTAATGAACAATTATTTAAAATATTAATTTTTAATGAATTATTATTATTATTAAATAATAATGATGCTAATGCATATTTAATTGTATCTTTCTCAATTTCACATCCATAAATATTATTCTTATTTATATTTAGAAAAGATGAAGTTCTATTTAAAAGACCACCTGAACCACAACATGGGTCATAAAGAGAATAATTATCATCAATTGAAATATAATCTTTAATATTAAATAATAATAAATTAATTAATTTAAACGGTGTGAAGAATTGTCCAAGTTCTTTTGAAGAATTACCTTTACCATAAGAATTTGTGAAATACTCATAAATATTTCCACCAGTATCAGCAAATAATTTTATAAATAATTCTGAATTATCAATATTTATTAATTCAGATATTTTATTAATAATAGTAGTATAATTTTTTGGATAATTTCTCATATTAAATATCATATCATCACTATTAAAAACATTTGGCAAAATAGGAATAATAATTTTCATAATATATAATTTAATATCATTGTCAATATTAAGACTTTTATTAAATTCTTTAATATCAATTAAATATTTTTCATATTTTTCTAAATTTTCTAATGAAATTTTATTTCTAATTTCAAGTTTAATATCATCATTTTTATAAATAATATTTAATAATCGAAATATAATAATTCTAATAATATCATTACTAGCCTTTAAACCCGTAATTGCACCATTTGAATATAAATAATCATGACAAGATTTAATGCAATTAAGTAATTTATTTTCAATTTCTTTATATTCATCATTATGTTTCTTATCTTCATCCGATAATGTCCATATGACTTCATTTTTATATTCAATATTTATAATTTCTTCTTCTTCACTTTTAGTTTCTATTTCAAAAATAGTTTTATTAAGTCGAGTAATTAATGTTGATTTTGCATAATTCTTTTTAGTTTTAGAATTATAATATTCAATTCCTTTTTCTTTACATAATTCAATTAATTCATTATCATTTAGTTTTTTATAATCCATAATAATAATATGATTATGATAAATATTATTAAATCAATTTTTATTTTTTAATGATATTTATTTAAGGAAATCCATTAATTATCTTTAAATAAAAAATAATAAATATGTGAATGATATTATTAAAATTTTAATGATTTTATTTTTATATTTATTATATATAGAATATGAGATCTAAAAAATTATTTAAAAAAGGAGGAAGTATTGAAAATGTATTACTTCAATGTGATTTAACATTTAATAAAAATAGCAAAATAACTATAACCAATAAAAATATTGAAGCCTCGAAAATTGCTACAAAACCAGAATATAGCAAATTATTTGACGCAATATTTGATTTATTACCTGTTTCAGGTAATACAGAAAAGATTAATAAGTTTTTATTAGATATATCCAAAAGCCCTTATTCTAATATTTTAGATAAAATAAAAATATCAGAAGTAGATTATAAAACAATAGTAACTGAACTAACTAAACTAACTGAAGCAAATAAAAAAGCAAAAAATAATGGTACACCTATTTATAAACTATATTATACACCGTCAGGAGAAATAACAGTTAAACAAAATAGTACTGTTGCAGGTGAAAAAGAAATAATAGACTATATAAAAGCAAATGAAGAAGATGAAAATAATTATTTAATATTAATAAATAAAATAAACACTGATAATATTTTTGATGATATAACTACTATAATTAATAAGTATGATGAAGAACGGGTGGCTAATTCATATAAAATTAATAATGATAAAATTAATTTTCAATCTAATGAATTTATTTTTAGTGATATAAGTACAAATAATAAGGGAGAATTAATAAAAGTTGAAAATAAATATAAAGATATTTTTGGCAAATATCAAATATATATTAAAGAAGATGAGCGAAAGTTTGTTACAATAGATCCATCAATAATTCAAATAATGATATTTGATGAAGATTTTAAAAATTTTAGAGATAATGATATAGTATATTCTTTAAAATTAATTAAGAGACAAAATGAAAAAAAAATAACTTTAAGATATACAACTCAGTTATTTCCAAATGAGTCAAAAATAGAAAATTTTACAGATTTATCAAAATTTGGTGTATATAATAAAACCTTAGGTAATGCAGATATTACACGAATATATGATAATCAATTAGTAATGTTTTTAAAAAAATATATTAAATTTTATAATTTTTATAGAAAATGTTATACATTTGAAGAACAATGTCCACCAAAAGCAGAAAAAACATTAATAGAATATCAATTAAAATATATAAGTATTTTAGGTAAAGCAAGATTTGGAGACCCAATTATTCAAGTAAGAACAGCTGCAGTAACTGATTATATAATGGCTAATTTATTATTTGCAAGTCCATCTTATGCATTTATATCTGGGGGTTATAAAGGTTTTAAAGATAAAAAATATGGCGTAACACGGTCAGGTTATGAAATTGCTAAAAGATATAATAGACCTATTTTAACAATTATGTGTAAAGAGGGTGAATTTGATGCTCATTTATATTCTGATGCTACATTGATATATGGAGAACATTGGGGAGAAGATTCAATAGCATTATCACAATTAACAGATGGTGCAATAATTATTGCACCATTTGGTGGTTGGACATATATAGAATGTTTAACATTATTAGCAAATAAAAAAATAGTTGGAATATATAATAATTTTTTTAATATTTTAAATTATGACTCAAATATACAAAATGTTAATAATGAAAATTCAAATTTTTTTAAATTTACTTTAACAGAGCAAAATAATATTATTAATTATAATATTAATTATTATTTAATATTACTATATTTATTAACAACTGATACCGAAACTGAAAATAATTATAAATATGTTAATATAAAATATGTAAATTTAATTGAGTGTCTTATATTGGGAATAAAAATATTATCATATTTAAAAACATTATTAAAAGATGCAAAAAATACTTACGCAAATATAATATCTTTAGAAGAAAAAATACAAAAATTAAATGAAAGTGATAATAAAATAGAAACAATTGATAAAATAAGTGCATTAAATGCTGAAATAAATACTCGAAAAAATCGTTTTCCAGAGGATAATAAGCATTTAATTTTACTTATAAATAATTTTAAATTATTAAAAGAAATAATTGATGAGAATGTTAGTAAAGAATTAGTCTCTATAAATGTTTTATATACTAATTATATAAATACAATAGCTACTACAAATAGACAGGCTGTAAATCATGAAAAATATCAATATCAAAATAACATACCAGAAAAATGTGATGGTATTTGGATTAAACCATTATTTGATTTAATTTCAGATTGTATTTCAAATGTAAATAAAGTAGAAAGAGTATCAAAAGGAGGTAAAAGACTTCATAAAAAAGGTGGTACATGCGAATTAGATAAAACTATGGATGAAAATTTAAGTAAAGCAATATTAGAAATTAATATTAATTATCAAAAATTAAAAGAACATGTTATTTTTACTAATTTAAATAATAATATAATATTTGTATTTTCAGATGTAATGTATTTAAATATATATTTAAATAAAAATTTAAATACACCTTCTTTTCAAATAAAAATACAAGATAAAATAAATGAGTTATTAGAATTTACAGGCGAAGGTACTCAAAAAAATAAACTAAGAGAAATAATTAATGATGAACAGCAATATGAAGTTATTTTAGATAGAAATATTGATGGTTTATTAGATGAAAAAAATAGAACTATAATTGATGATGTAAAATTGAGAAAAGAATATACTTTTAAAATAAATAATGATTGTAATAATTATACAAAATTAATCACAGGACCACAAGTATCTTTACCCCTTCCCCCCCCTACACAAAAAACTAAAGAAGTTCTTATAAATGAATTTTTATCATTAGAAGAAAAAGAAAATATTCTAATAGCACCACCATCAGAAGCTAATCGCTATTTATTAGTAAGACATAATACAATGCCTACATCAGGCAAGGTAGATAAAGGTTTAAACGCAAAATTAGTTAAAAGTTTTTCAGAACAAAGATTATTATCACAATAATTAACGATATTATTTTGAATTTCAATTGGTGGTAATTTAATTTGCAGTAAATTGTTTAATATTTAATTTTTTACATACAAGTCCGATTAGATAATTATTTTGAATATAATTTTGTTTTTATAATATTTATTTTATCAATATAAGTATCTTTAATTTTATATAAACTCATTAAACAACTATAATAAATTATTGAAATAATAATGAATAATATTAAATTAATTAATCCATTAATTTATAAAAAAAGAAGTGATATATCATTCAATAAAACTATATTAATATTATTTCTGATATTAGATAACTAAAAACTTATTTAAGGACATTCACACGAAATCTTTAAATATATTTTTAGGTTATGTTAATGATACAATCATTTATACGTAATAATTCATTAATATTCTTTATTTTTAATTCTAATGATTTTTTATAAATATCTAGAGTATTATCATATTTATCCAATTCATTTTTAACAATTTCAGGTGTAATTTTTTTAAATGTTTTAAATTTGGCATTCATCTTACCTATTAAATCATCTTTTTTATTTTTAATTAAATCATTTAATAAATTATTTAATAAAGTTTTCTTATCTTTTTTTATATTTATTATTGATGGTATTAATATATATTTATTTGAATTATTCATTTTTATATATGTTTTAACATAAATATTAAATAAATATAAATGATTTGAAATATATTCATCAATACTTGAATTTATATAATTAATATCATCATTTTCATTCTCATTAACAATTATTAATAATTTTTTATAATAATAATTATTTATTTCATCTTTTTTATTTATAATTTCAATACCTTTATTTATAATTTCTTCTTCATTTTTATTTATATATTTATGATTAAAATAAAGAATAATTATTAATATAATTATTGATATTAATGCTAATTGTATGTTATTATTAAGACGAAAGTTAAAATTTATTATAAAATGAATATGTAATGATAATAATATTATATCAATCAAAATAATAATTATAGAAGTTATTATATATTTATAACTGATATTATAATTATCAATATGATTTAATATTTTAGATATGGATAAGTTTTCACAAATTGAAGATATTTTATTTATTGCTTCTTTTTGTTGTAATATCTCATTATTATAAGTATTTATTTTACTATATTGAGAATTAATTTTAGATATAATATAAATACTAGCAAAACCAATTAATGCACCACCAGACATAATTATAAATTTAATTATAAAAACAAAATAATCAATTTTTTACACATTTAACAATTGACTAATAATATTATTATTTGTTATTATAACTTGAAATAAAAATAAATATATAATATAAATTAGAATTAAAACTTTTAACAAAATGGATATTAATAAGAATGAAATTGAAAAAGAAGTATATGAATATCAAAATAATGAAGGTAAATATTCATATATGAACTATATATTTTGCCCTACTCTGGAAGAATTATTACAAAAATATGATTATGATATTAAAACAATAAATTATAAACATATTGATGAGTTAGATGAAGACCAAAAACATTTTAAACATTATGTTATTGATTTTAGAGATGCTGTAAAAGGAGAACTAATTATTGATTATTCAGACCCATATACACCAGATAATGATATACATGCTTGGATGAGTTCTATTCGTAATTATCCAATATATCAATTATTAAAATTACATGTTAATATTCCAAGTTGGAATAAATATGGTGATAAATTTTATAAAGAAAAAGAAATAGCAAATAAATTATATAATATATTAAATTATAAACCATATATTAGTTATGAAAAATTAAAATAAATATATAAAAAATTACTTGTCTTTCAAATGTAAAAAAATGTAAAAAAATGTAAAAAAATATTAATCATCATTAAAATAGATATTATAAATTTCATCCTCTCCATATTCTTCAATTAATCGGAATATTCTTTTTGGATGTAATGCTTTTGCTATTATCTCTTCTCCTAATTCTTGAAAGTTTTGTTTTATTTTTTCATAATCATAAGTGAAAATTGAAGAATTTAATGAAAAACCATCCCATTGAATTTTATCTTGATTTTCTTTTAATAATTCTATTGCTTCTGGATTTTCATTTCTAGATAATTCATCCCAATCAATTTTATTTTGAATTTCTTTAAGTAGTTCAATAGCATTTTCATTAAAAGATAAATAATACCATTTAATTTTATCTTGATTTTCTTTTAATAATTCAATTGCTTCTTTATTTAATGATAAATGACACCAATTAATTTTATCAGGATTTTCTTTAAGAAGTTTAATTGCTTCTGGATTTTCATTAAATGATAATAAAACCCAATCAATTTTATCAGGATTTTCTTTGAGAAGTTCAATAGCATTTGGATTTGATGATAAACTAATCCATTCAATTTTATTTTGATTATTTTTTAATAATTCAATTGCATTTGGATTTGATGATAAACTTTGCCAATTAATTTTATCTTGATTTTCTTTAAGAAGTTCAATTGCATTTGGATTTTCTGATAAATAACGCCAATTTATTTTATGAAGATTATTTTTTAATAATTCTATTGCTTCTATATTTGATGATAAATGATGCCAATTTATTTTATCCTGATTATTTTTAAGTAAATCTATTGCTGCTGAATTATATGATAACATATTCCAATCAATTTTATCTTGATTTTTTCTTAATAATTCTATTGCTCCTGTATTTCTAGATAAAATAGTCCAATTAATTTTATCAGGATTTTCTTTGAGAAGTTCAATTGCATTTTTATTTCCAGATAAAAATTTATAATTTAATTTTGAACTATCAATCCAATCTCTTAATTTCATAAACATAATTATAATTATAATTATAAATTTAATTATAAAAAAAATATAATCAATTTTTATAAATTAATAATAATCAAAATAAATATTATAAATTTCATCTTCCCCGTATTCTTCAATTAATCTAAATATTCTATCTGGATGTAAAGCTTTTGCTAATATTTCTTCTCCTAATTCTTGAAAGTTTTGTTTTATTTTTTCATAATCATATATAAATATAGAAGGATTTTCAGAGAATTTATTCCAATCAATTTTATCTTGATTTTCTTTCAAAAGTTCAATTGCACCAGGATTTGATGATAATTCATCCCAATGAATTTTATCAGGATTTTCTTTCAAAAGTTCAATTGCATTTATATTTCTTGATAAATTATTCCAATGAATTTTATCTTGATTTTCTTTTAAAAGTTCAATAGCATTTATATTTCTTGATAAATTATTCCAATTAATTTTATTTTGATTTTCTTTTAAAAGTTCAATAGCATTTTCATTAAAAGATAAATAATACCATTTAATTTTATCTTGATTTTCTTTTAATAATTCAATTGCTTCTTTATTTAATGATAAATGACACCAATAAATTTTATCAAAATTATTTTTCAATAATTCAATTGCACTAGGATTTTCTGATAATAAATGCCAATCAATTTTATCTTGATTTTCTTTAATTAATTCTATTGCATTATAATTTTTTGATAAATAACTCCAAGTAATTTTATCTTGATTTTCTTTGAGAAGTTCAATTGCATTTGGATTTAATGATAAACTTATCCAATCAATTTTATCTGGATTTTCTTTTAATAATTTTATTGCTGCTGAATTATATGATAATTGTGTCCAATCAATTTTATCCTTATTTTTTCTTAATAATTCTATTGCTTCTGAATTTTTTGATAAATTAAACCAATATATTTTATCTGGATTTTCTTTTAATAACTCTATCGCATTTTTATTTAGACATAATAAATTATAATTTAATTTTGAAATATCAATCCAATCTCTTAATTTCATAAACATAATTATAAAAACAAAAATAATAAATAATCAATTTTTATAAATTAATAATCATCAAAATAAATATTATAAATCTCATCCTCACCATAAAGTTCAATTAATCTAAATATTCTTTTTGGATGTAATGCTTTAGCTATTATTTCTTCTCCTAATTCTTGAAAGTTTTGTTTTATTTTTTCATAGTCATAAGTGAATATTGAAGGGTTAAATGCTAAACCATTCCAATTAATTTTATCTTGATTATCTTTAAGAAGTTCTATTGCTTCTGAATTTTCATTTGTAGATAATTCATACCAATCAATTTTATGTTTATTTTCTTTTAAAAGTTCAATCGCATTCTCATTTCTTGATAAATTAATCCAATTAATTTTATCCTTATTATCTTTTAATAATTCAATTGCATTTTTATTTAAAGAAAGTGAAGACCAATTAATTTTATTAAAATTATCTTTTAATATTTCTATTGCATTTGGATTTTCTGATAAATAATGCCAATAAATTTTATCTAAATTTTCTTTTATTAATTCAATTGCATTTGGATTTTTTGATAAATTAAGCCAATTAATTTTATTCTGATTTTCTCTTAATAATTCAATAGCTTTTATATTTGATGATAAATGACACCAAATAATTTTATTTTGATTATTACTTAATAATTTTATTGCTGCTGGATTATATGATAATAACGACCAATCAATTTTATTTTGATTTTCTCTTAATAGTTCTATTGCTTCTGAATTATATGATAATTGAGACCAATTAATTTTATCTGGATTTTCTTTTAATAATTCAATTGCATTTTTATTTAGACATAATAAATTATAATTTAATTTAGAACTATCAACCCAATCTTTTAATTTCATAAACATAATTATAAAAATAATATTAAAAAAAATATAATCAATTTTTATAAATTAATCATCAAAATAAATATTATAAATCTCATCTTCTCCATAAAGTTCAATTAATCTAAATATTCTTTTTGGATGTAATGCTTTAGCTATTATTTCTTCTCCTAATTCTTCAAAATTCTTTTTTATTTTATCATAATCATAAATAAATATTGATGGATTTTCAGAGAATTTATTCCAATCAATTTTATCCTGATTTTCTTTTAATAATTCTATTGCACATGGATTAGATGATAAATAATACCAATCAATTTTATCTAGATTTTCTTTTAATAAAGATATAGCTCCTTTATTTCTAGATAATTCACTCCAGTTAATTTTATCTTTATTTTCGTTTAAAAGTTCTATTACTTTTGGATTTTCATTTTCTGATAAATATAACCAATTAATTTTATGAATATTATTTTTTAATATTTCAATTGCATTTTCATTTAAACATAAATATGTCCAATAAATTTTATCAGGATTTTCTTTTAATAATTCTATTGCATTAGGATTCATTGATAAATTACCCCAATGAATTTTATCTTGATTTTCTTTGAGAAGTTCAATTGCATTTTTATTTAATGATAAACTTATCCAATCAATTTTATCCTGATTTTCTTTTAATAATTTTATTGCATATGGATTGCATGATAAATAATACCAATCAATTTTATCTGGATTTTCTTTTAATAATGTAATATTATTTGATGTTTCACATAATGTAAGCCAACATTCATATCTATTTATATTTCTAGATAATATTTCATTATTTAATTTAGAACTATCAATCCAATCTCTTAATTTCATAAACATAATTATAAAAAAAATATAAAAACAAAATAATCAATTTTTAAAATAATTAATCATCAAAATAAATATTATAAATTTCATCTTCTCCATATTCTTCAATTAATCTAAATATTCTTTTTGGATGTAATGCTTTTGCTATTATTTCTTCTCCTAATTCTTCAAAATTCTTTTTTATTTTCTCATAATCATATGTAAAAATTGAAGGGTTTGATGAAAAACCATACCATTCAATTTTATCTTCATTATCTTTAAGAAGTTCAATTGCATTTTCATTTTTTGATAATTCATCCCAATTAATCTTATCTTGATTATTTTTTAAAAGTTCAATTGCATTCTCATTTCTTGAAAAATTATCCCAATTAATTTTATCTTGATTATCTTTTAAAAGGTTAATTGCATTCTTATTACTTGATAAATTATTCCAATCAATTTTATCTAAATTATCTTTTATTAATTCAATTGCATTTTCATTAAAAGATAGAAAATACCATTCAATTTTATCTGGATATTCTTTTAATAATTCAATTGCTTCTTTATTTAATGATAAATGACACCAATAAATTTTATCAAAATTCTCTTTAAGAATTTCAATTGCATTTGGATTTTCTGATAAGAAATTCCAATAAATTTTATCTAAATTTTCTTTAATTAATTCTATTGCATTAGGATTTTTTGATAAATAATACCAAGCAATTTTATCCTGATTTTCTTTTAATATTTCAATAGCTTCAATATTATCTGATAAATTAGCCCAATAAATTTTTTTTAAATTTGTTTTTAATAATTCAATTGCATATAAATTTGTATTGCATGATAATTGCGACCAATCAATTTTATCTTCATTTTTTCTTAATAATTCAATTGCTTCCGGATTTCTTGATAAAGTACTCCAATCAATTTTATGAGGATTTTTTTTTAAAAAATCAATTGCATTCTTATTTAGAGATAATATTTTATAATTTAATTTTGAAATATCAACCCAATCTCTTAATTTCATAAACATAATTATAAATTTAATTATAAAAAATATAATCAATTTTTTATATTTAAAGGTTTCTTATGAATGTCCTTAAATATATTTTTAGGCTATGTTAATTATCATCAAAATAAATATTATAAATCTCATCCTCTCCATATTCTTCAATTAATCTAAATATTCTTTTAGGATGTAATGCTTTAGCTATTATTTCTTCCCCTAATTCTTCAAAATTCTTTTTAATTTTTTCATAATCATATGTAAAAATTGAAGGATTTGATGATAAATATTTCCAATTAATTTTATCCTGATTTTCTTTAAATAATTCTATAATTTCTGGATTTAAATTTCCTGATAAATATTTCCAATTAATTTTATCAGGATTTTCTTTTAATAATTTTATTGCATTTTTATTCATTGATAACATACCCCAATAAATTTTATCTTGATTATCTTTTAATAATTTAATAGCATTTTTATTCATTGATAGCATATCCCAATAAATATTATCTATATTATCTTTTAATATTTCTATTGCTCCTGAATTATGTGATAATTTATTCCAATTAATTATGTCTTTATTTTCTTTTATTAATTCTATTGCATTTTGATTTCCAGATAAATTATCCCAATTAATTTTATCAGGATTTTCTTTTAATAATTCTATTGTATTTTTATTATATGATAATAAATCCCAAACAATTTTATCTTTATTTTCTTTTAATAATTTAATTGTTTCTGGATTTTTATTTAATGATAATAAATTCCAATTAATTTTATTTTGATTATCTTTTAATATTTCTATTGCATTTTTATTCATTGATAGCAAATCCCAATCAATTTTATCTAAATTTTCTTTAATAAGTTCAATTGCATTTTTATTTTTAGATAATTTAACCCAATTTATTTTATCTGGATTTTCTTTTAATAATTCTATAGCATTTTTATTTAATGATAAGAAATCCCAATTAATTTTATTAATATCTATCCAATCTCTTAATTTCATAAACATATTTATAAAAACAAAAATAATATATAATCAATTTTTAATCATCAAAATAAATATTATAAATCTCATCTTCTCCATATTCTTCAATTAATCTAAATATTCTTTTTGGATGTAATGCTTTTGCTATTATTTCTTCTCCTAATTCTTCAAAATTCTTTTTAATTTTATCATAATCATATGTATAAATTGATGGATTTTCAGATAATCTATTCCAATTAATTTTATCTTGATTTTCTTTTAAAAGTTCTATTGCAGATGAATTAGATGATAAATAATACCAATCAATTTTATCTGGATTTTCTTTTAATAAAGATATAGCCCCTGTACATCTATTTTTAGATAATTCACTCCAGATAATTTTATCTTTATTTTCTCTTAATAATTCAATTGCATTTTCATTTTCTGATATAAATAACCAATCAATTTTATTTTGATTTTCTTTTAATAGTTTTATTGCATTTTCATTTAAAGATAAATACGTCCAATAAATTTTATTTTGATTTTTTTTTAATAATTCTATTGCATTTGGATTTAATGATAAATTTTTCCAATCAATTTTATCTTGATTTTTTTTTAATAATTTTATTGCATTTGGATTTAATGATAAATTTTTCCAATCAATTTTATCTGAATTTTCTCTTAATAATTCTATTGCATAAGGGTTGCGTGATAAATAATACCAATTAATTTTATCTAGATTTTCTTTTAATAATGCAATATTATTTGATGTTTCACATAATGTAAGCCAACAATCATCTCTATTTATATTATTTAGAGATAATAAATAATAATTTAATTTTGAACTATCTATCCAATCTCTTAATTTCATAAACATATTTATAAAAACAAAAATAATAAATAATCAATTTTTAATCATCAAAATAGATATTATAAATTTCATCTTCCCCATATTCTTCAATTAATCTAAATATTCTTTTTGGATGTAATGCTTTTGCTATTATTTCTTCTCCTAATTCTTGAAAATTTTGTTTTATTTTTTCATAATCATATATAAATATTGAAGAGTTTAAAGAAAAATAATCCCAATCAATTTTATCTTGATTTTCTTTAAGAAGTTCAATTGCTTCTAAATTTTCATTTCTGGATAATTCATACCATTCAATTTTATCCTGATTTTCTTTTAAAAGTTTAATTGCATTCTCATTTCTTGAAAAATTATCCCAATTAATTTTATCTTGATTATCTTTGAGAAGTTCAATTGCATTCTTATTACTTGATAAATTATCCCAATCAATTTTATCTAAATTATCTTTTATTAATTCAATTGCATTTTCATTAAAAGATAGAAAATACCATTCAATTTTATCTGGATTTTCTTTTAATAATTCTATTGTATTTTTATTATATGATAATTTATCCCAATTAATTTTATCTTTATTTTCTTTTAATAATTTAATTGCTTCTATATTTTTATTTAATGATAATAAATTCCAATTAATTTTATTTTGATTTTCTTTTAATATTTTTATTGCATTTTTATTCATTGATAGCAAATTCCAATCAATTTTATCTAAATTTTCTTTAATAAGTTCAATTGCATTTTTATTTCTAGATAATTTAAACCAATTAATTTTATCTGGATTTTCTTTTAATAATTCTATAGCATTTTTATTTAGACATAATAAATTATAATTTAATTTTGAACTATCTATCCAATCTCTTAATTTCATAAACATAATTATAAAAACAAAAATAATATATAATCAATTTTTAATCATCAAAATAAATATTATAAATTTCATCTTCTCCATATTCTTCAATTAATCTAAATATTCTTTTTGGATGTAAAGCTTTTGCTATTATTTCTTGTGCTAATTCTTCAAAATTCTTTTTAATTTTCTCATAATCATAAATGAAAATTGCAGGATTTTCAGATAATCTATTCCAATTAATTTTATCTTGATTTTCTTTCAAAAGTTCAATTGCACCTTCATTAGATGATAAATAAGACCAATAAATTTTATCTTGATTTTCTTTTAATAAAGATATAGCACCATCACTTTTATTTTTAGATAATTGACTCCAGACAATATTATCTTTATTTTCTTTGAGAAGTTCAATAGCATTTTCATTTTCTGATAAATATATCCAATAAATTTTATCTAGATTTTCTTTTAATAGTTCTATTGCATTTTCATTTAAAGAAAGATAAGACCAATCAATTTTATCTAAATTTTCTCTTAATAATTCTATTGCATTTGGATTTAAGGAAAGATAAGACCAATTAATTTTATCTTGATTTTCTCTTAATAATTCTATTGCATTTGGATTAAATGATAATTTATCCCAATCAATTTTATCTTGATTTTCTTTTAATAATTCTATTGCATTTGGATTTAAGGAAAGATAAGACCAATTAATTTTATCTGGATTTTCTTTAAAAAATGGAATATTGTATGATGATTTACAGAATGTAAGCCAATCATCTTTTTTAATATTATTTATACATATTAAATAATAAGTTAAGTTTGGAATATTAATCCAATCATCTTTATATATATTATTTTGAGATAATAAATTATAATTTAATTTTGAACTATCTATCCAATCTCTTAATTTCATAAACATAATTATAATTATAAAAAATAATATATAATCAATTTTTATAAATTAATAATCATCAAAATAAATATTATAAATCTCATCTTCACCGTATTCTTCAATTAATCTAAATATTCTTTTTGGATGTAATGCTTTAGCTATTATTTCTTCTGCTAATTCTTCAAAATTCTTTTTAATTTTATCATAATCATATGTGAATATTAAAGGATTAAATGATAAACAATTCCAATTAATTTTATCCTGATTTTCTTTAAATAATTCTATTGCATCTATACTTAAATTTCTTGATAAATATTTCCAATTAATTTTATCTTTATTTTCTTTTAAAAGTTCAATAGCATTTTTATTTATTGATAACATATTCCAATTAATTTTATCAGGATTAGCTTTTAATAATTCAATAGCATTTTTATTTATTGATAACATATCCCAATCAATTTTATTAGGATTTGCTTTTAATAATTTCATTGCTCCTGAATTTTTTGATAATTTATCCCAATTAATCTCTATATCATTAATTTCTAATAATTTTATTATATTTTTATTTTCTGATAAATTTTCCCAATAAATTTTATCAGGATTTTCTTTTAAAAGTTCTATTGCATTTTCATTTAAACATAACAAATCCCAATCAATTTTTTCAGGATTTTCTTTAAGAAGTTCAATTGCATTTTTATTTAATGATAAAGTATACCAATTAATTTTATCTTGATTTTCTTTTAATATTTCAATAGCATTAATATTCATTGATAATAAATCCCAATCAATTTTATCTAAATTTTCTTTAATAAGTTCAATTGCATTTTTATTTCTGGATAATTCTTCCCAATCAATTTTATCAGGATTTTCTTTTAGTAATTCTATTGCATTAATATTTCTAGATAATTCATTCCAATTAAGTTTATCAATATCTATCCAATCTCTTAATTTCATATTGATTATAAATAAATAAAAACAAAAATAATAAATAATCAATTTTTAATAATCAAAATAAATATTATAAATTTCATCTTCACCATATTTTTCAATTAATTTAAATATTCTATCTGGATGTAAAGCTTTTGCTAATATCTCTTCTCCTAATTCTTGAAAGTTTTGTTTAATTTTATTATAATCATATGTGAAAATAGAAGGATTTAAAGAAAAACTACTCCATTCAATTTTATCCTGATTTTCTTTTAAAAGTTCAATAGCATTTTCATTTCTGGATAATTCATACCATTCAATTTTATCTTTATTAGCTTTTAGTAATTCTATTGCATTTGGATTTGCAGATAAACTAATCCATTTTATTTTATCTTGATTTTTTTTGAGAAGTTCAATTGCATTTATATTTCTTGAAAAATAATTTAAATTAATTTTTTCAGGATTATTTATAAGAAGTTCAATTGCATTTGAATTATCTGATATAAATGACCTATTGATTTTTTCTTGATTAGCTTTAAGAAGTTCAATTGCATTTAAATTTGCAGATATAAATGACCTATTGATTTTTTCTTGATTAGCTTTAAGAAGTTCAATTGCATTTGGATTTCTTAAAAAATAATTTAAATTAATTTTTTCAGGATTAGCTGTAAGAAGTTCAATTGCATTTGGATTTTCAGATAAAAATGACCAATTGATTTTATCAGAATTAGCTGTAAGAAGTTCAATTCCATTTGGATTTCTAGATAATTCATTCCAATTAAGTTTATCAATATCTATCCAATCTCTTAATTTCATAAACATATTTATAAAAAAAACAAAAATAATAAATAATCAATTTTTAATAATCAAAATAAATATTATAAATCTCATCTTCTCCATATTCTTCAATTAATTTAAATATTCTATCTGGATGTAAAGCTTTTGCTAATATCTCTTCTCCTAATTCTTGAAAGTTTTGTTTAATTTTATTATAATCATATGT